CTAATTTGCAGTCTTCTTCTGCTCATTGTACAATTTTCTCTGATAATCCATAAACGCTCTTGTCATCAATTCAAGATTAGGCTCATTCATAAACGTGACAGTGCAATTTTGCAGGTTGTACTTCTGGATTAATTCTTTCTCCGTCACAGTATCACCTTCTTATTATCAGGTGTATGAAGAGAAGAGGTTGTCCTATTCTTGGATTTATTAATCAAATCATCGCAAAGCTTGTTCAAATAATATGTATAGTTAACTTTTTTCTTCATCAAGCGTACCTCAGTGCCTATCTCTTCACATATGGAGATCGGGATACTGGATTTGTTTACTTTATTCTTATATGTATGTGACAACTGATTTTCAGCTACGTTCTTATATGTAAGGAAATCATTAATATGTACGAAATAAACTTTGTTTTCCGGCTCTCTAAACTGAAATAGAAAACCAGGAATTATGTTTGGATATTGCGCTGCCTCTTTTAAGTGTTTAATCTGTTGTGGTTTGATGATCTTTTCACTGAAGGATACAGACTTGTTCTTTGTTGATTTAAGTTCAAAAGGGAATAAGTAACCTTTAAAGTGCAGGAAACAATCATATTTGTTTTTTGATACTGCTGCTCCCCTTTTCAAAAACATTGGGTTAACATCTTTAATTCTGTAGAAGAATAACTTCTGATCTTTTGCAGATTTTTCTATATTCGATTCAAAAACCTTACCTTGGTTTGTACCTCCCAATCAATCACTCTCCTAAAATATTGAAACCAAAATTGAAATTAGAATAAACCTTTGCTACACTGTTTTATGTTAATTAATATTGAAAGAAGTGTTCGAAATGAAGCAATGGACACCCCTGCGCCCTCGTTTAAATGAATTAATGTTTGAATATGACCTCACAGTTGATGACCTTTTTAAACGTACAGGATACCCCAGACAACGTATCCATGATTATATAAGTGGAGCTAAAGCAAATATGAACTTAGCTACTGGCATGACTTTTGCTGATGCCATTGGTTGCTCAATTGAAGAGCTGTACGAATGGAACCACGAAGAAAGAAGAAAAGTTAAATCTTAATCCCTTTCCGAGCCCATCTGATTTCCTGCATCAATTCTTCATTTTTATCTGAAAGGTTGATTAGGTTACGGTGGGCTCTTTCGTATTCTTTGTTCTCGAGAGCTTCTTTCACCGTACCCATTTGTCTTTCCATTTTGTTGAACAGTATTTGAATGTTCTTAAAGTGCTCAGTTATCACCCTCCACCTCCAATACACTTATTTTATTTTCACTCTAAATAAATGACCGATTTTATTTAAATATCTTACCTACCCTTGAAATGCTCTTCATAATCTTCATTTGATGTCTTCAGTAACTTCCATTACAAAGAGCTTATATTGCTCCCATGTAAGTCCCAAGTACTGGTGTAATTTTAAATCAGTATCGCTCTTATGCCATTCATCAACTAACTGATCAATATTTTCTTTTGTGAGTTTCATTGAAATAACCCTCCCCATATTACACCTGCTGCAATTGCAACAATGAAAACTGAAACAAATTTTATTACACCAATATACACTGCAAATTTAATATCCCCTTCGGAATCCACATTTGCTAAAAGCACAAGCCCAAATACAACTAATAAAACCCATGCAGTAACAATCATCTACTTAGAACCCCTTTCGACTGTGTAACCACCGGTAATATCATTTAAGATCGCGCTATTTGAAGAAAGCTGCTTGCTCTCACTATCTTTATTTTTAGTGTAATTAATAAAATCCTCAAATTGGTTTAAATACACTCCGTAAGCTGTGTTGTTCAATTTATCAATTGTTTCGTCACTTGGTTTCAAAAACCAGCTATCAGTACCTTGTCCATACACTTCAAAAATTTGAACAATTACGTCCTTATACTCAAAGTAAGCCAGTTTATTTTCAAATTCACATTCCTCATCAACTGGATTTCCTACATGATTTGTCGCATATTCCATCATTGAAGTAAGCATGTAACCTAATTCAACATCCGAGAAACTTAGCTGTGGTTTAGGTGTTCCATAGTAAATAACCGCTTCATTAAATACTCCTCTTTGGTTCACTTCTTTAATGATTTCCTCGATAGCCGTGTAGCCCTCATGAATGATGAAATCTCTTTGCATCTCATCCATTCGTCTATACTCCTCTAATAAACTTGCTATCTTAAACTCTGTATTCTTCATTTAACTCCCCCTTGTGCAAATCAATTATTTCTGGTACTCGTTGAAAGAAAGTAATAATGCAATCCCTAGCATCATACGGATATTCGCAATCAATTTCGGCACTGGATATGTAAATTTCATATTCTATGCTGGATATTAGTTGATGATTATAAGGTAGCTCGAACTGTAAGTACCTCTTCACATTAGGTAACTGCTCATTGACAAACTTCAAGAACTTCTTCTCATACTCAGGAATCTGTTCATATAATTTGTTTACATGTTCTTCAATTGTGTTTGCGTGCACTTTGTACAAATTCTCGAACAGTGTTTTGTTGATGTCCATTAACTCACTTAGAGCTTTAACAGCTCTCTCGTTTCCATTTAGAGTAACACCCCACCATTTATCCAAATGCACTTAATCATCCTTTCTATATAGAATCAACATTTTATCACTTTTTTCTATCATCAAACATTTTTTGGTTTTCTAGTAACTTAATGGCATAAACAAAATCAAGCGCATATTCACTATCTTTGTTCTTCTTTAGTTCTTCCCTCAAAAACTCAATTACTTTATCCAATGTAAATCATCCTTTCTGCATAAAATTAGAATTTCATTTGATTTCAAATGTCTTCAGGTCAAACATTTTATACGTATCAACTTGCTTACCTGGTATCTCATTTACTCTAGGATACATATCATAGTCATATGGATATCCAATGCAGTTCATGTGAAAGCTCGTTCCTTCTTTATAAAACTCAGCTTGTAAATGATCGTGTCCACAAACCCAATGTTCAGCATTAATAAATGGCAAATCGACCATATAGCAGCTGTTAGGCTCAAACGGAGAATAAGGATTGTGAACAGGTGGGACATGAGATACAAATACATCAATATCAGAGTTTTCAAGAGTGTCATACCAGTCCATTGATTCTTTCCACATTGCTCTTACTCCATCTTCTTTGCTGTATCCATTAAGGCTGATGTAGTTTGAATCATTAGAGACACCTTTGAAGAAATCCCATCCTTCATTTCCTTTTGGAAGATACCACATGACATCTCCACCAAAGACTTTTCCTTTGTATGTATCCGTAGACTTTATTAATGGAGTGACATTATTGATGTTGGTAGCCTTCTGAATTAAATCATTCACCCTCCCCAAAGAATCGGAATATTTTCGGCGCTGATTCTTACTGAGTAAATAAAGATCATGATTACCATATGTGAAGTAAACCTTTTCATACTGCTTTGCTACTTCATCAAGTACCCACAGTGTCTGTTGATTCCACTCAGTAAAGTCACCGGCAATGATTAATACCTCACCATTTCCATTCGATATTAACCTTCTAACAATCTCCCTTGTTCGCTTTTCCCACTTGATTTGGTTATTGTTCCAAGGGATCCAGTGATTAATATGCAGATCTGAAACATAATCGATTTTCATTTTATCCCCCTTCTTTGTTTAAGTACGTGTTAACTCATGCTCCATGACCAATTGACATTTAAATCACCTCACTTCAAATTTAATGTGTATATTTTCAAAACATCTCCACACAATACAATTGTACAAACTTGTTTACATACTACTTTAGGAGATGATCATATGGCTAAACAAAACAGATCAAACAACAGCAATGAATTACTTGTGCCTCAAGCTGCTGGTGCTCTTGAACAAATGAAGTATGAAATTGCTTCTGAGTTCGGTGTGAACTTAGGGCCTGAGACAACAAGTAGAGCAAACGGATCAGTAGGTGGAGAGATCACAAAACGTTTAGTACGTTTAGCTCAACAAAGCATGAATGGCCAATTTCATTAATGTATGAGGGGATTACTCCCCTCTCTTTTTATGCTCCTCTTCCAAATCCATAAAGTACTACTGGCATTGTATTCACCTCCTTTAGTGAACAAATGTACTTCGTCTAATCAGCTCGTCTAAAACGATTTGAAGTTTTCTTCTCTGGTCTTTTATGTATGCATTGTTATCGGTACTCAATCCATCATTAATTCTATTTTGTATGTCTGTTTTCAGTCTCTCTAAGCTTTCAATTGGTAATTTTTCTAGACTAACTTTATATGATTGATTCATTTTAATAGCCCCCAGCAAAAACAAGTGAAATTATCAATAACCAAAAGACTGCTCCAGAAACAGCAAGAAAGCTTTTTGCAATACTCATAAACTCTTGAAAATCATTCTTCAACGACTCTTTCACTGCATCACCTTCTCTTTAAAATACAGATTTAAAGCACCTCTTCACTCAACAACTCTATAAAAACACTGTTGCGTTCTTTGCGCTCCTCATGTAATGCTTCGATTTCGTAGATAAGCCGCCAAACGTGATGATAAAGGTGTTTGGGTACGCCGAGCTTCAGCGCCGCTATTGATTCGTTTAATTCGTACGGTGTTGGCCGTTTCATCAAACATTCACTCCTTCGATTTTGATTTCGAGAAGGTCAAGTGTATTGCATATTCCGGTTAATACTCCAGCATTATGGCGTTTAGCTTCAATATCCCCTGCTACATACCTCTCATCCCGCGATCTTTTTATATGCTCATAATAGTCCCGTAGTTTTTCCTCAGGCGTCGGTTCAGATTCATAACCGTTAATTAATGCAGCAGCTAATGTTAATAGATCAAGATTATATAAACAACCACTCCTATTATCGCCAACTGTTAAGCTATCATTTGTATATGATAGTAATATTCCTTCATCGCACAATCTTAATCGGAGTTCTTCTATAGCCTCTGCCTGTTCCTTCGTGATTGTCGGCTTCATTTTAACGCCTCCTTTGCGATTGTTTGAATAAGATATACCGTATTTGAATACTGCATGATATCTGGTTTTATAATATAAGTACCGTTAGCAACCGAATTATCCTCAACGTAAAAGTTATCAGCGAGCTCCGTGATTTCCTGAAAAGACGCCTTCAAGCGTTCATTCTCGCCAATCAAATTCGCCACTGTACAACGTAGTTGTTTGACTTCCTCAGTCATTGGTTCCGTAAATAAATCCTCTGCAGAGATTTCTCTGTCAGCTCCATCCTCGTTTATGATGTAAAGACCGCCCTTTGCATCAGGATCATCATGTCGCATTTTAATCGCAAGTTTCTGGGCACTCTCCTTAATGCGTTCATTATTAAACTCAAACCCTTTCATACGCCCACCTCTTCACGTGAGTCGTTGATGATTTTTGCATAATGCGATGGGTACTGTATAATCCTTCCCGGCAAATGCGCATTTAGACTTCCTGCTTTTAAAGAAATAACGGGCTTTTTCTCTATTTCTCCGCTATCTAATGTAACTTCTATAACATCGCCCACACGAACCTCAGTCGGCTGCGGTGCGTTCAGGCATTCGTCCGGCACCGCCAAGCCTAGCGCACGTCTTAGTGCAATCGACTTTCCGATGTGAACGTTGAAGCAGTCGTCCGGTGTGGCTTTGGCGATTCCTTTTGCGTAAACCTTCCCGGTGCGGAGGCCTTTTAATAGCGCAACAACTGTTCGTTTATCGCTATTCACTACGAACTCCACGTTACAGGTTGCGACACTCCCCGTACCCGTTACATATCGTACGCCATCACCATAATTAGACAGTTTCTCAACGTCCGCCTTCGCCTGCTCAACGATTTCATCACGGCGGGCTTGGGCGCTTTTCTCCGGCTTCCATAAACGTTCCTCTAGTGTTGTACAGACCGGAGTCGTTACCGTATTTACATCGCCAGATATAATAACAACATCTTGATTCGTTTTTGCATAGTGAACAACGAATCTATAAGAATACGCGCCGCCAATAACAATATCTCCAAAACGAGATTTATAACCGAAATATTTATCGTCCTTCTTTTCAAATACCGTATTCGCATTATTGATCACCGTTTGATTTACGTTTTCCATTCCTTATCTCCCCCATTCTCAATTAAATTAATTTGATTCTCAATTTCCTCAATAAATCTCTCTAAAGCTTCTTCATCAACCAATACTTGTCCATGATGGACTTTGATGATTTCTTTCATTCGGTCATCCATATTTCTAAATTCTTCTGCTTCCTCAACAGTTAATGCTTCTCTGTATTTTTTTATGTAAAGAAGAATATTTTTAAGGGATCCAATCTCCCCAATTTTTTGGAGATTGAAATCTATTTGTTCCACTTCTAGCCGGAGTAAAGCTGCTTCCTTTTCTAAAACATCAATTTCAAGCTGTTCTTTCTTTGACAACAATTCTTGCTCTTTTTGTTGCAACCTATCACCTCCTTATAAGGATTAACTATGTATTCACAATGTGAATGTGGATCATGTCTTTAAACTGATTCATACTGTAAATGCTTGTTTTTCTTTTTGCTAATTTTATACTCTGCAATTTTTAGTGATTCAAGAGTCCATCCGTTATTGTTCAAACTCCCGAAAAGTGTGTTCATTAATTGGAGCTCTTGTTTTAAGTTTCTTCTCTTTCTCAATATCTTTTGACCTTTTAACGAAAGATGATATCCCTCTGATGCATTAAATTTGTCCTCTTCTAGCTTGTGATAAAATTCATTGAGCTCTTTATCAACTTTCCCCAGCTCTTTATAAAGGTTATCAATTTCATTTTGAAGTCGTTGTTTAGTCTCCTCAATTGCAACAAGAGGTTTGGAAATGGAAACAAGATAATCTTTTGCAGTTTTCATAACGCCACTCCTATTTATTATTTTATTTTTATTCTAAAAGTATGTAAAAAAAAGACAAGATTTTAACTTGTCTTTATCTTATCATTCAGCCTCTCAAAAGTCTATAACTATTTTATTTTTATTCTTAATTATTTTGAGTAAGTCACAAATGAATAATTATATGTGGTATTGTTTTCTGCTTTTCTGTGATCCTTTTCAATTACTCTCCAGTCATCATTTAACCTTGGAAAATATGAATCTGCCTTCGCAACGACTGAATCAACAATCGTTAAATAAACCTTATCAGCATGTGGTAAGAATGCCTCGTATATAGCACCTCCTCCAATTACCATTACTTCTTCATCTTTATGCAATTGTCCTCTTATAAGCTTTAATACATCATCAATTGAATGATAAACAAATGAAGAGTGGTCAGGCTTGAAATCCTTGTTTTTGGTTAATATTATATTCCTTCGGTTTTGAAGTGGCTTACCTGTAATGTTTACGATCGATTCGTATGTAAGCCTTCCCTGAATACACAACTTTCCTGTAGTGAGTTCTTTAAAACGTTTCAAGTCTTCAGGAATATGGTAAAGCAAATTATTTTCATATCCAATGGCCATTGATTTGTCGCAACAAGCAATAAGAGATAGCATTATACTGCTACCTCAAAGTAAAGCTTGTCTCCATGCTTATAATTAACCAATCTGAAATCATCAATTGTGAAATCATAAAAGTCTTTTACATCTGGATTAATCCATAACTCAGGTGCTTCATGCTGCTCTCTGTCCATTTGAATTTTCAAATTGTCTATATGACGAGTGTATACATGACAGTCTCCGATATTGAAGATATACTCACCTAGCTCATAGCCAGTAACTTGAGCAATCATACGCTGCAATACATTGTACTGAAACACATTAAACGGATTCCCGAGTGCGAGATCATTACTGCGACAGAAAACTTCTAAATGCAATTTCCCGCCTTTTACAAGCCATTGAGTACCATAGACACAGGGAGTCAATGCCATCGAGTCTAATTCATCAGGATTCCAAAGCATTGTAATATGCCTACGTGAAGATGGGTTGTTTTTTAACTGATGGAGAAGATAGTCAACCTGATCAACCTTTTCACCGTTTAGCATTCTGTTCTTCTTACCAAGCTGATATCCATATGCTTTGCCAATTGTACCGTCTTCTTGTTTCCATTGATCCCAGATATGTACGCCCATCTTGTTTAATTCGTTAACATCATTTGATTTAAGCTGCCATATCCAAAGTAATTCCTTGATAGCTGTTTTCCAAGCGACTTTTTTAGTCGTTAAAATCGGTACTTCTGAATTATCAAAGCGCATTTTCTTACTGATTACACTTAGTGTATGTGCTGGTGTTCCATCAGTATCCCATTTGGTTCTGACATTGAATTCTTCGTCTGATGCCCCATTATTAATAATGTCATTTATGATTGTGTTGTATTGCCTATCAAATTGACTCATAATTTCCTTCCTTTCAATTCCATCGTTTGGTAAAATATTCTTGCCTACATAATGGAAAGAGGTGATCTTTTTGTCTGTTTACAAATACAAGCCAGCGGTGGTTAAAGAAGTACTGGAATGTAAAACTGAAAGATTAACAGACTCAATTGAAGCAAGATATTGTCTATCAATCAAGCTTAATAATAATTTAGACTCTTCATATGTGTTTATTATGTTAAATCCCAGTATTGCTGACAAAGAAGTATCCGATCTCACTATAACTAAGTTGTGTAATTTTAGCCACTCATTAAATGAAGTTGGATCCATTCATATTGTCAATCTCTATCCTTTTTACGAAACAAATTCAGCGGAATTATCCTCAATAGTTCATAAGCTTCAAAAAGAGTACAGGAGCCTGTATGAAGCTACCGTTAAGACTAATCATCAAATTATAGCCAATTTAGCTAAAGAATCTAAAAAGGTAATCTTTGCTTGGGGTGATTGTCCAAAGCAATTCGATAAACGAAGTTTTAATAAACAATGTCAAGATGTTAAACAGCTCCTAAAAGGAATAAATAAAGACGAGGCATTTGTTATCAAAACCCATCACAACAGGCTTCTCACAGTTAAGAATTCACCAAGACATCCATGTATGAATCGCCTTAATGGCCTTATGCCGTATCAAGAGCCATATGAACTGTCTCAGATGACACAATAAATATAGTTGCCTACAAAAATAAGATTACCGCAAACAAATAGCATGTATACGAGCTTGTTTTGTTTATTGTTTGAGTCACCGTCCAAAACATCAAGAATTTTAAACATTGTTAAACCGATGTAAATTAAAGCAAAAGCTGTCCAAGCTAACATTAGCAAATTACCGTGCGTAATCAGTCCAATAGTAGCCAAGGGGATGATGAATGAAATCCCCTTGAATAATGTCATTGCATACACTAAGTTCTTATTTTTCTTCAGTTCTTTATATGGTGTGTTAGAAAGCATATGCGTAACTTTAGCGTAAACGTTCTGTTCTCCTCGTGTAATTAGTCTAATTTCATTAATGTTTAGTGCAAATAAGTATGCTGCAAGTAATAATGTAAAGTATGTAATCCTAATACATCTCCTTATTTTATTTTTATTCTATAAATAACTATACTTAATCAAACAACTCTCCTGCTCTCTTCATGTCTTGGATTTCTTCACTTACACTTTCTTTGATTGTGTGAGGCAACTGATCAATTCCCCGTTGAATTCTTTTCTGACCTGTATTTCTTATATGTAAAGTTAATTCTTTAAACCCTTCCATTGATTCATCTGAAATTAAATCAAACTGATGTTGAATCTTAGCTAATAAGCTTATATGTTCCTCTTCATCCTCGCTGAATAATTGGAGGCCTTGTTTAAGATTTTCTATTTCTTTTAGATGGGCTTTTATTTTCTCTATGTGTTTATCCATGATTGCTAAACCTTTCAACAATTTCTAAAACTTCAGCGAGCTTATCTGTTAGCTGTCTTCCCAGGTCTGTTTTTTGTTTCTGATCGAGTTTGTTCATTTTTCCTTTGCCATTAAGAAGCTCTCTTTTTTCCTCCAAAATTCCAATTTCAATTTTAATCAGTTCTCTATAAGCTTCGCTTTCTTTAGGAAAGAGCCCAGAGACAACTTTCACAGCCTGTAGTCCTTTGTTTAATTTATAATAACGATAAATATTTTCCATATCTTTGCCCCTTTTTGTTTAATTTGATTCTGTCTCATATAATCAATGGAATTTTTTCTAAAACACATAGTTGCACACAACTGGGATTGAGACTGCTGTTTTCTGCTTAGCTCTATAAAAATCATTCACCAGCTCAATGTCACCAACTACATAGCTAATGTCTTTAAGTTCTTCGATTTCTTTATCAACTGGAAAAGTGTTTGGACAATATGTTTTTCGATTTATCAATTTAATTAGAGCTTCTTCAATGGTTTGAATTTCAAATAACAGAGTCCCATCATGTGTGCTATTTGCAGTCAGTTTATAATCAAATTCTTCGTTAACACTTTTATCATAAGACACATGCCCAAGCTTAAGATTCTTTAAGTCTCCATGATAATCATCTAAATAACCGCTTCTTTTAAAAAAGAAGGCAATCTGTTCATTTGGATTTAAGTATTCAGTTCTTTTGCTCATGGCTTCCCCTTCCTAAATTTTAGATAAAAGTCTTCTTTTATTTAGTCCTTTTTCCTGATTACTGGTATAATATACTTGTCTCAAAATTCTCAATATACGAAAAGGTGGTAATATTTAATGAGCATTACTCAATATCCTATTATTCAAGGTTCTATTAAAAATGTAGGTTTCCATAGCAAGAGTGCATTTACCTACACATATGAAATGGACAAGGAAATTCTTCATGTTTATGACAACTTAAAACATAAAAGCACATCTGCCATCAACTGCATTGAAGAAGTTATTTCGTTGCTAAAAGAAACACTTCAACCAAATAAAACTGGTGTTAGCAGGATTTTAGAAGTAATTAAAAATGCAATCTCACCAACTTCTCCATTTAAGAAGGTCATTATTTATACAGAGATGGATGAATTCACATCAGACTATACCAATAAAGGTCAGCAACTTAATATTTCCGCATACATTCCCGAGCAAAAAGACTTTAATGGCTGGGATGATTCAGAGCTTTACCAATTGTATTGCGATAATACCAAACAAGAAGCAAAAGCTTAATTAAATTCTTAAGAACAGGGTACTTTATAAAGAGTCCTGACTGCACCCCTCCACTGGATACACACATCATTAAGACCTCAGTCAGGACTTGTCTTCTGTTACTTAGTTCCAGTCGATCCATGACCTCCTCGATCATTGTTGCCTAAATGATTTACCTCAATCAATTCAACTGCAGGCATCTTCTCCATGATTCTGAACTGACAGATACGTTCCCCTTTTTTAATTTCTGTATCCCGTAATGCATAAGCCGGAAAGAACCAGAAATCATTGTCTCCCTTGTAGGACTCATCGATAACACCCATTGAGTTTGTCTCAATGATGCCAAAGTTTTTAAATGTACTTCCCCGGGGAACGATATGAGCCTCATACCCTTCTGGTAGCTCCATCGCTATTCCTAACGGAATAAGTTTAAATTCATCTTTTTTGAGCGCTACATCTTGAGCTGTCCGCAGATCAATCCAATCCCCTTGCTCAATTTTGTTGATTCTTGTTTGTGTCTCATCTAAGTATTTGATTTTAATTTGCATTATGTATTAGCTCCTTTTATTTTTAATGTTTGTACGTTCTTGTATTGTTTTTTTAGTTAAACAAATAGCTCATTATTGTTCGAACTTTGCCCTCAACTCTTCATATAGTTTACGATCACTTTCTTCCTTCTCTTTGAGGTACTTTTCTCTTTCAGCATCTTGCTTCTTTTTTAGCTCATTCTCATACTTTTCCCACTCTGTTTCATCGATCACACCTTTTTCATGTAATTCTCTTTTCAGAGGGTATAATATCTTCTTTGCTTCATGTGGGTATAAAATTCTTGTCTCACAGCCATCATCCCAGTCGCCTTGTTGACAAACCATAAACACACCTGCATCTTTAGTAATAATTGTTGTTTGCTCACAAAATTGATTTGCCCAAACGTAAGAAACTTCTTTCCCGATTAATTCTTCCTGACTTTCAATGAAATACATTTATTAGCTCCTTTATTATTAGTTTGTTTAAACTTGCCCGTTTATTGACTATTCAAGGTCAACATTATATTCCTGGGTAACTGTATGCTCCGGTAAAAAGAAATCGTATGATCTTTCCTTAAAAGGCGGAGATTCCCCAAACATGAGCCTTACAAATTTATTCGTATATTCATAGCGATACTTTTTCATATATGGAGTTTTATAGTCTCCTTCTTTTACTCTAGAAGTTTCTGCTTTCACTTTATGTACTGACTTAAACCCTTCTTTTTCTATTACGAAATAGAAATATTGTGTATCGTCGATGACCCCTGAGCCCATTACAAATTTGCCACTGATATTAATGTTGTCCTTAATTGAATAAACATTTACCTTTTCTTCTAATACTGCGTGGTTATCAAAAGGAAAAAACACTGCAATAAGCCCAGCAAAAATTACTACAACAACTGCAGCAACGAATCCACAGATTATAGAAAAAATCAATTCCCCGTATGTATCTATTAAAACAACTATTGTTGTTGCAACAAGAACAATTCCAGCCAATATCAATAATCCCATTATTGACCCCTTAAATCATTTATTAAGGTGTCTAACTCACCAGGTATAAAACCGATACTTCGTTTTACTTCCTCTCCTTGCTCATTAAGCAAGATAGTTACCGGTACACCCATTACTCCATATTGTGCTGCCACTTCCGGATTCTGTGTTACATCAACTGTCTCATATTCAACTCCTGCATCATTTAAGTAATTGGACACCATTTTGCAGGGATTGCAATTTGGTTGCTCTAATTTAATTAATCTCATTGAATACATCCTTTCTCAGTAAAAATGAAATCTGAATCCTTTAATGGCTCCACCGTTGCTTTTTTGTACCCATTCCCTTTTTGGCTAAAGAAGTCATGTGACTTAGTCTTTGTGCTTAATCCATTAATAACGATCGGATTAACATCCTCTTCTTCAAACCAATGATCAAAGCCCAGATTGTTTAATGCTTTATTTGCGTTGTATCTGATGAATTTCTTTACATCTGGAGCTAAACCAACCTGATCATAAACATCTTCTGTATACTCCAATTCATTTTCATAAAGCTCTTGTAGCAAGCTTAAAGCCCATTCATACATTTCTTTTTGCTTCTGAGGCGTTTGTTTCTTATATATCTCTTGAGCTAATAAACCGATGTATACGCCGTGTAGCGCCTCGTCTCTAATACCTTTAGTTCAACCGAGTTCGCTACTCTCGGCTCGTTGCCCTGTCGCAACCGCCTTACGTTACCGTAAGGAGCAGACTATATCATCATCCCTGTAGGATGCCTCCCGTTTCGATTTAAGGGGTTCTCACCCACGCCAATAGCTTGCGCCCTACTCGTTTTGCGGAATTTCGCCGCCTATGCGATAGTCGTTGAACGTTCTATGCGATCCCATAAAGTCTTCCATCTTCTTTTATGTCGAATCAGACTAACGTAACGAGGATGAAGGCTGTATTTTTCACCAGCTTCAACATTATTCATTCCAGCAAGCAAATCATAGATTAAATTTGTTGCCTCTGAGTCTGTGAGCTTTGACATTGAATTACTTTCTCCAGGTTGTCCTGACATTAATCCAATTTTCATTGCGTGTAGAGTATTTTCTTTAGGTGTAACTATCTCTAAATTCCGAACGTGATTGTTTAGTTTATTTCCATCTATGTGGTTTACAAACATTCCTTTTGGTATTTCATGAATAAAATATTTTGCGACTAACCTATGTACTAAAAAGTTCTGTGTTCCTTTATTCGGATGCGTGTATCCTATCATTTCATAGCCATGTGGAGTAATAAATGTCTTTCTTGGTTTCTTTAATTTTTTTGATATGATAACTCCCGTTTCCGTTATCCACCAAGGTGCTTCATCGACTTCTTTCCTTATCATTTTCACCTCCTTTGGGTTCGCATAGCTTCGCTGCTGATTGTCCTAAAAAGGATTTTCCAGCAATTAGAGAGGTTCACATTTGCCGTTGCCGACAAAAGGGACTATTAAATAATCAGGTTAATGATCTCTCCACTCTGCATGAGCTTCCCTTGTCCATAAAAGTAAAGTGGGTAATAAAACCCTGAGTAGAAAAGGAAACTCTCCAGAAACACAGATGCAACCATTGCTTTGAATAAGGAAATATCATCGTTTTTCTGAACCGCTTCATAAATCGAAACAATTGTTTTTGCTTTCCTTTGAAGAAACCTATTGTTTTTCACCCATTCGAAGACTTCATTGATCTTCTCGGTTGGAGCCAAAGTTAGAAAGATGTTGCTGTAAGATTTCGCATGGACAGCATTTTCCATCATCGCCATGAAATTAAGAACCGCTTTTCGCTGATGGCCTTCGACGTGCTCGGCCACAATCGGCATGCCTGTGTTCCCCTGCTCTGTGTCCAATAATGTAAGCCCAGCTAAAACTTTCATATAAGTATCTTGTTCCTTTGTTCCAAGATACTTCCAAGTGAGAAGATCGCCGTTTAATGCGATCTCTTCCGGAAGCCAAAACTGCTTTACGTTTTGGTTGTAGAACATTTGGGTGAAATCATCTTCATGCTTTGACCAGTTTGCTGCTGTATATTGCGTCAATTATTAGTCCTCCTTCTTAGATATAAACTCTTGTTCAATTGTGAATTTCCCTTCAGGCAATATAATAGGTCTATCATCAGCAGACCTATAATTAACATCAAATAATACGTTGTCGTAAGTTAGTGCGTGTTTATTAAGGGTTTTAATACATCCGCCCTTTAGGTGACACCCAATCAGTACTGACTTTTTTCTTTTTCTCAAATACCAAACTGCCAATGAACTTAACATCTTTCAGCGCCTCCTCGCTTAAACCACGCAACTCAAGCACGAATCCTGCCCTGTATCCTTCGTTCGAGCATAATACAGCGTCTTAATTCCTTTATGATGCGCATATAAGTCGATCCGGTTTAAATCTCTTGTTGTCATCGTATCCTTTAAGAACAACGTAAAAGAAATTCCTTGGTCGACGTGCTGCTGAATTGTTGCAATAAGATCAACTACCTTAAACATATCCATGTCGTATGCTTCCTTATAAAAGAACCAATTCTGAGCCGATAAACCTGGCATTGGATAATATGTCTTACTGTTTCCGTATGTACGTTCCTCGATTCTCTCCATAATGGGCATTACACCGGCCGTAGATGATTGAACATATGAGATGCTTCCAGTAGGTGCAACAGCTTGCCTGTATGAATGATACAAGCCATATTTCATAACATTCTCTTTAAGCTTCATCCAATCTTCAATGTTAGGAATATGTTGATCTCCAAACAGGTTTTTAACCTTTTCATATTTAGGGCTATAATCATTTGTCACGTACTTATCAAAATACGCGCCTGATTTGTAGGTTGATCCATCAAACTTGTAGTACGTCTCCCCTGTTTCTCTTGCAATTTCCATTGAACGCTGCAGGGAGTAAAAGTTAACCATCATAAAGTATGTATTTGCAAAGTCTTTTGCTTCTTCACTTTCATAAGCAATTTTATTTTGAGCTAGAAAACCGTGCAGGTTCATCTGCCCTAGACCAATTGATCGCATTAGTGTATTTGCTCTCGCAACGGCTGGGGCATTTACAATGTTTGTTTTCCTTGTGACAGTTGTCAGTGAGTCAATTGCTATTCTGACCGTTGAAGCAATTGATTGGTTACTCATTACATTTACAATGTTCATGGATCCAAGATTACATGAGATATCTAATCCAATTTCATCTTCCTGATCGTAATCTGTATAAACTGACACTTGTGATGCTTGGAGTACTTCTGACTTTAATATTCAACGAAAGGCGCAACACTCTCGTCCGTTCTCTTATGAACTGCTTACGATCACTCGTAAGAATAGACTATATCATCGACCTATAAGGCCGCCCGCCGTTTCCATCGCCATATGCTTGCGATGTACTCTACTCCCTTACGCGTATGCGTGGTTTCGATAGTCGTTCGGCATTTCCGCAAGGTGCGGTTTAGCACGGTATTGTCTATTGAATAGAGTTTCACCGTTTAGGCGGGTTTGCTACGGCCATTGCTGACCGAAGGTGCTACAGTTAACACAAATTAGAAAACTTCACTTTTGAAATATGTTCATTTGGATGCACTTTATTTACATTGTCAGCAAACATAATATAAGGATAGCCAGATTCACTTCTCAGAATGGCCAATTGCTCCAACAGCTTCCGAGCATTCCCCTTTGCTTTTCTAACCCTTGGATTTTCAACAAGCTCCTCATACATTTTATTGATGTCCATCTCATCAAGATACTGTCCATATTCTTTGTAAACTGAATGAGGATAGAACATGTAAAAGTCCTTATCTTCTCTTGCCAATTCAATGAATTTATCAGGAAGTACTACACCAATGGAGAGTGTTTTAACCCGGACATCTTCATCTGCTGAGATTTTTTTGGTATCCAGGAAGTCTGTAATATCTGGATGGAACACGCTTAGATAAGCTGCTCCAGACCCTTGTCTTTGCAGACCATTCAGACGTGTTCGCTAAGCACGTCCCGCCATATGGCTGCTTCATGTTACCATGAAGGTTAGACTATATCTTCACCCACTAAGGGTGCCTCCTGTTTCGACTGCCAATAGCTTGCAGCCTACGCCTTTCGGCTAGTCGTTGCACGTTCAAGACTTTAGTCTAGCTTCGCTCATGATTGTCCTTGTAGGAGTTCCCATGAATTAAAGAGGTTTTCGATCGCCATTTCTGACGAAAGGGGCCAAATCAACCCATTTGATCGGCATATCTAAAAGCATTATCCAATAGCTTCATAACACCTACGACGCCTTTTGTTACATTTTCCACATCTTTAATGGCTTCGCCTTTGGCTCTTAATTTATTTAAGTTTAATGCTACGCCACCGCCTAACTTAGACAGTTGCATTGAAATATCAATAGCACGTGAAATATCATTCAAACTGTCACCTACTTCAAGTAGGAAGCAACTGACCATTTCACCCCTTCGCTTACGACCAGCATTAATGAAAGCCGGCGTAGCTGGTTGATACTCTTGTTTCATCATAGTACGCACATTCTTAACCGCTTTCTCATAGTCTCCACCTGCGAAAAATAAAGCTACAATTGAGACACGATCCTCGTATCTCTCCAGGATCTTTGTTTTGTCGTTTGTCTTCAATGCATAGTCATTGTAGAACTTAAAGGCACTCATGAAAGATGGGAATCTGAATTTGTAACTGTAAGCAAGTTTAAAAATCGTTTTAATCTGGTCAAATGTGTACTCGCTTAAGAATTCTTCTTCGTAATAATCATTTTTAATCAGATAATCCAGTTTCTCTCTTAAATCATGGAAAAAGACTGTATTTTGATTAATATAATCTACAAAGTAACTGTGTACTGCCTCCTTATCCTTCTCAAATTGAAACTTCCCGTCTTTCTGAATCATGATCTCATTATTGAGCTTGATCCACTTTGGTATGGTGTTTGTCAATAAGTTGTACCTCCCGATTAATCTTCTGCAAATCTTGTTTTGTTCCACTAAGTTCAAACTTTAATAACAATGGTACGCGGAACATTGCTGAAAGCTTCTCTCCAGCTAAACCATAGTTATCACCCCAAACCTTGTTACCACTCACAACAACACCTTTTATTTTATTTTTATTCATAATAATAAAATTCAAAGTCCTTTCAGGCACTTCCCCAAAGCCTATCGTATATGTAATATGTATAAATTCTTCTTCAATGATTAAGTCATCTGTAATTTCAATGACATCGAAGTTTAACTCCCTTTGTAAAGCTTGAGCAAACCTTTTCACATTGCCTGTCTTGCTTTCATATGTAATAATCAATATTCTTTATATTCTCCGTTAACCAAACTGTTGGTGGTTGTTTCTGCTTCATTTTCAGCATGATGAAAAGCTTCAGACATTTCTAAATTAATGTCTCCCATTTCAGCATAGCCTTTGGCCATTTGAGCTTCATAGTCTGATAGCTCTGTCATCGGTACTGGAATGTAGTTATCCTTCTGCTCTTGCGTGATAACCATTTGATCCCCTTCAAGATTGGTCGCAATCAGTTCGCCTTTTAAAGCAGTGTATGAGCCACCATTTTTCATATGTACTTGCGTATTTTCTTTTGCTTCATCCAAGGTTACAAAGTGACTGCGCTTAACGTATAACTGTTTAGCAGCTCCCATTCCACAACTCCCTTTTCTCTATTTTTTGTTTTTATCTTTGTCATGTCTTACGTCTAACTTATCCATATCATTGAGAATATGGTCAATAACAACATCGCTGAACTTACCGTAGACCTTATATCCAATTAATTTGCTTCTCAAATCTCTCCACTTTCTTGTTGCACTCATTTTGCTTCCCCTTCCTATGAAACTGTGATTTTATTTAAACTAAAACCAAAACATTGTTTTTGATGTACTTGTCTATATCTGATTTTGTATAAGTAAGAGTACTGTCGGTTGTAGTGTCAGTTATTTCGAATTGTTCAGTATTATGATTCATTCTTGCTGTGTATACAGTATTGCTGACTACAGCAATAGCTTCTTCTGATAGCTTAAATTTAAATTCGTTTAAATCAGTTATTTCATCAATCTCTCTTACCTCATGCGGTACTCCGCTTTCTTCTTGAGCATACACAGCATCATTATGAGCCTCAATAGCGTCATCAAAAGTGTTAACAAGTGTTCCCATGCAATAAAGTCCGTATTTTTTATTCATCCTCATCATCCTTTTTACTCTTAGAGTTTTTTATTAACAATGCCTTTAATGCTTTGTAATGTTTGCTTGTACTCGCTATCCAAGCCACTTACATCAAGATTTGTTGAGATTCGATAGTTTCCTGAGTCGTCGTACATTGTTATGAAAGCTTCCGTATCATCCTCTTTAGCACTAAAAGTGATATCATGAACCTCAACCTGATCTGCACCGTTTTCTTGCTTTAGTTCTTCAATATAGTCTGGCTGCATCATGTTGAATAACTCTTTAACTGTGGTGAATTTTACTTGTTCTAATAAGCTATCTTCTTTGTATTCAAATGACTCAAAATAAAGATTGAATGTTAAATAGCCTTCTACTAAATTTCCATGTTTAGTGTATTCCATCCTATTCTCCTTTTCTGATTTCTCTTTAAAATCATCCTTTTAAAGTAATGAATAAAATCCCAGTTCGCTGACCGCCCCGCCAGCCATTGTTTTGAGCACTTTGAATTCTAATTTAACTGCCAAGTCTCCTGCCATGTTGAAATGAATTTTATTAATGTCCGCCTTTAACACCTTTGTTTCGCCCTCATAACTTGTCAATTTCATTTTAAGTGGACTTTTTATCCCCTCATTCAAATCAAACACCTTATATGCTGTTGAATTCTTACCAGTGTTTATAGTAATCCTGTCCTCATCCTCAACAGCTTCAATGTTCTGGTAGTGAAGAACAATTTTCGTTTCCTTCGGTAAATAATTATTAAATTTTTCTTTAAAAACAGAGATTTCTTTTAAAATCATATCTGACTCTCCTTTTGAAAAAAACTATTTTTCTGGTTAATCCTCTTGAGGGACTTTAATATAATTTGGAGCTTCCTCTAGCATCTCATCAAATATTTCGTCAATTGCTTCCTGAAATACAGTTAACCCGGTTTCACTATTTGTTGAGGTTTCATTAATCTTTTCAGCAAACCCTTTAGCAAATTGTCTTTTAAATTTAACCTTAATTGATTCATCCCAGTTGTTTGGATTATTGTTGAATGCCACTTCTAACAAATCGATCGGTAGAGTAATGACTACATTTTTCCCTTTGACTTTCGCGTAATCCATGATTTCCATCTCCTCTTTTGTTTAAAATAAAACTTTTAATTAAATCTCAATCAACTGATTCGTATTTAACCCTTGGATAAGTTGTTTGCATATAAACTTTTTTCATGCACAATGGACATTGAAACGGATACTTCGGTGGGTTTGATGTGAGCATCATATTTGCAAACACGAGCTCTGGAGCTTCCTCGCATTCATCACAATGCAACGTCTCTCTAAAAACTTTAACTTGCTGCGATTTAATCATATTCAGATTCCTCCTTCGTTAAATAAACAATGTACTGACATACAGAACAATCAATGCAAAAGCTGAATGAAGTAAAGACTTACCGGCTTTCTTGAAAATGTTCTCATCTTTTTCCTGATCTGACCGTTTTACACCTTTGACAAATACGTTGAGTAAAACACCAATAACAAATGCATGAGGTAAAGTGATATGGACATTTTGAATGTTGTATGTATCAATAAGCAAAGGATTTAACACGTGATTCAATCCATAATAGACAACTAGTGACATAGTCAATGCTTCAACAAAAATGAGTAACCCAACTACAATCAGGGAACCTGATCCAATAAAGAAACCGTTCCAAATATCTTTTGTATTCTTATTCAATAAATATCTCTCCTTTAGTCTTTTTTAGTTAGCCTCTTCCACCAGGAAGTTTTACGTTTTTCTTCTTCCTCTTTAAAGCGTTCATAGTTTTCTTTAACTTGCTGATTCCATTTCTGTATTTTTTCTTGTGTTTGAATCGCTTTTTCAAGGCTCTCTTTATCCTCAATTGTTTTAATTACCTTGTCAGTCTGATATGTCCATTCATTTTTTGTGTTGCGCTGCCTGTCTGTTACAACTACGTATTCATTAAACCCAGGAATATAAACCTTTCCACCAACTTCAATTGGGTCTAAGTCGATGATTCCTTCAAAAAATGTCTGGAATTCACATTGCTGCTCAATTGGAACAAGAGCATCACACAGGCCTAACCTCCAACTTTTCTTAATTATCTTCCCTTCAAATGTTGCTTTATGTCGTCCCACTTATTCACCTCCTACTGTTGCATCTCTTTCTTAAAAGCATGTTTCAAATGTTGCCAAAATGATATCCTTTTATTTCCTAGCTGATTATCATACTTTTCTTTTCCTTTACTTCCGTCTAAATACTCCCTTAATTGTTTTTCAGCTTGAATTTTACTCTCCTTATTCTCGACTGTACTTATGACATAATCAGTGAAGTAAATCCATCCTCCATCAAGCATTTTGACCTTTTTTTCTATATGAACATTTTCATCAAGTTCATTTATGTAAAGAGTGTCGCCGCAGTTAACTTCAAAATTAATTTCATCCTCATAAAAAGTTTCAGTAGATATATCTAACTCCTCGTGCTCAATAGTTGGTGGCTTTTGTTTGGCAGGGACGCCATGAAAACACGATGGATATACCCTGAAAAGGTAAATCTTTTCTATTTTCTTGCCTTTAAATACCGCTCTATGCTTCTCCATGTTAGTTTCTCCCTTCTCACATTTCATTAAATGCCGTTATTGCCACCAACAGTTGCTTTGCCTCAACTTCTGCTATTTGATCTCCAATTTGAACCTTTACCCATGTATCTGGATAATCAATACTCTTAGTTGCCAGGAGTTTCAGAGTTTTTCTGTTTACTCCTCTCAATGTGAATTCGGATGTAATGTCTCTCATGTTTTTCTCCTTTCTTTATAAAAATTGAATTTTATTTAGACATTGTTGATAATCAGTAAAACCAAACCTGCCAAGAATAACAAACCAGCTAAAACTAATAATCCTAGAGCTATTTGAGCTTTTATTCTCCTTTTAATTCCATATGTATCTAGTGAAACTATTCCAATCAACAAAAGACCCGTGATTTCAAGAATGTTAATGACTAGCTGCAATATTTTCACACCCATCCAGTTTTGCAAGCTTGCACCATACTCCTAATGAGCCTCCTGCTTTCAGTTCTTGAGCTGCAGTCATTGCTTGCTCTCCTTTATTAAATACTGCTACCTTTCCATCTAAGCCAGTCATCTTTCCAACGAATTCTTTACCTGCATAGACCTCAACTACCCATTTTTCATTGTTCATGATTATTCTCTCCTCATTATTTGTTTTGATTTGTCGTATACTGCGCTTGCCCGGGAAATTGTGAATATTCCTTCTGAACATTTTCCTTGCTCTTGTTCATATCACTGTAAGAATAACTCCGAGAAGGAGTGAACATCCTCCGATTAAGAAAACCGTAAGATAAAATGGTTTGCCTTCTTTAAAGTTCTTATTCTCAACTAAACATGCCATTCCATTGCCTAAGAATATTGATCCGAACAAGATCAGACCCAGTATCAAATATGAAATTACATTCATCGCACATTATCTCCTTATCTACTCATGAGTTGACTCGCGATTAGCTTTCATTGTAGCCACAAAGCTATCATCAAAAGTTTTTTCAGTTAATACATGCTTGCTATACGGTTCCACTAATGTCCAGATTCCTCTTCCTTCTTTCTCAACCCTCAATGCAAACTTTTCTGCCACTTCCAGAGAATCAAAAATCAAATCTTCTCCTGTGACAAAGTTGTTGTACACTCTGCCTTTATTTGTCTCCCCATCACGTCTAACCACTACTACCCATTGTTCTTGTTTCATTTAACATCTCTCCATTTCATTTGATTCTCTATAAAAGGAATATTTTATTTTTACTCTTAAAGTAATTGCAAGTAATCCAATGTCTTTTCTAATTTCATGTCTTTACATTTCTCAATGCATTCTTTCTTGATTGCTTCTCCACATTCTTTATGTACCGGGAATTCCCTGTATTCTTTGTTGTCGGATATTCTTATGTAATATACGATGTCTCCAATGTGATCCTTGCATTTAACACACTCCAATGCATCACCTCGATTCTTATATTTCTAATATACTCGCATTCTCTCAAACAATCAACAACTATTTTATTTTTATTCTTAAAAAGTTTCTTTTAAATTTCTTAGCTTTACTGTTGCAGCCAAAATATCCGAGTCACACCTTTTCCATATGTGGTTATCCTCTGGCCTTAAATTGTTCTCTAAATATACCCAAAGCTTATCTAATATCTCCTCAATCTGATCAACGTCATTATTAATGATATCCCTGGCAATATCCCTAATTACACGAAACCTCCTCTACGAGAATATGATTATAGCTTTCCCGTTGTCATTCTTTATGTACGGCGAATGTTTTCTCTGAAGGTAATTTGCCCCTCTGCCTTCACCAATACTTGCGTTATAAACAATCTTTACTTTATGTATGTCTAATGCCTTTCGTTTAGCCTCTTCTACAGATGTTGCTTCAATTACCAAAGACGCATTTTCGCCTTTGTGATCTTTACATCTAACATAGTACCTTTTCAATAAACATCCCTTTATCCTTTCTTTTTATCCCGTTGTATTAATCCTCTTTTAGATAAGACTTGAAGAACTCATCTAGGTTTGTAGCAATCGCTCCGGCTACTTCTGCACAATGAGCATGACTCTTTTCTTGAGATCTTAAAAACTCAACTGCAGACTTTGCAATGGTTTTTATTTTCTCCTCGTCTAATTTTCCACTTCTTATTTCGTCTTTAATTTTTTCGGCTTCCTCTTTTAAGCTTTCTGGATAGTTCACCGCAGACTTCACCTCTTATATTTTTATTTTTACTCTTTAAAAGAGATATTTCAAACAGTTTCACAAACACTTCACACATTTCAAATATTTAACATGCTGGACTGGAGTTATAATCACAATCAAAACCTAGGAGGTAATTCTTATGAAAAAGTTTTACAAAGGATTGATTGTTTCTGCTCTATCGCTTACAACACTAGCTCTCCCTGCATTCACATCACAAGCTTCAGCTCTAACGCCTGTCAAACCAGTTGACCAAGTAGAGCAGCTAGGTGATCCGCTTGGTACAGTTGATTACCACATGCTTAGGAATTCTAACGTATCTCTATTAAAAGGCTACACCCGATGGGAAATTGTATCTGGAAGCAACCTTATAAGCATTAGTTCCAGTGGTGTCGTATCCTCTCATTCAACTTTGGGCACAGCATTGGTTTACGCGTATGACATTAACGACAATTATGTGATTTATAAAATTACAGTAGAAGCACGTTAGTTTACTAAGGAGTGTTAATTCACTCCTTTTAACTTTATTTTCACTCTAAATATAATGATATTTTAAAGTAATTTCCGTTCAATCTCCTCCCAATTCATAACACGAATAAATCTATTGTCATTCCTGTTATGCGGTGCATCAAATAGTATCTTCATTCCATCAAATGTTTCTAAGTTATGCACTCCGTCATCAATCATGATGTCTGCTTTAATTATGTTTTTATTGCCACAAAGCACAACATTACTATGTGGAATATATGGAAAATGCTCTGTGAGCCATTCTAACTTTGCTTTAAGGGATTCTGGATGGTTTGTTGCTGTAGTAACAACATATACTTCATATTTCTTCGCCAGCTCCTTAACTGCTCTCTGACTTCCTTCTATAACATCCAGATTTCTGAATAATTCGTAATCCAAATGCCTGTAAACATTGTTTTGGGTATTTGAATATTTGCTAATATCCCAGCACAGTATATCTTCCTCTTTTAGAAAAGGATCATCATAGGTGTTAATGTAGGCTACCCAATCACTTAGTAAATCGGCTAAAACTTGATCCATGTCAATTGCAATTACTTTCTTCATAAATCACCCCATCCGTTAAAAAGATTATGCCTTTAGCAATTTCTTCGCTAGACCACTGTTCTGTATCCCATGAATATGTATGTAACCCTACATCGCTCATTACTTCTCTGTATAATCCTAATACCGGCTCAATATCACGATCATTTATGTATTCGTCACCACGTTCAAGTAAACGCTGCTTAATAACTTTCGGATCAGCATGTAAGTAGATCACCTTGGCTTTATCCCTAATCTTCTCCTCGATGACCCTTTGTTGCTCTTCCGTTAAGATTGAGTAATCCTTGAACTTCTTCGCATAAACTAAATTTGAATATATGTATCGGTCAATAATTACATTGTCCTCATCAGCCAGCTTGCTAAAGTGTTCAAACAGCTTCTCATTACCGCTCTTAGCTAATTCAAAGCTGGATCCTTTTATTACCGGATATCCGAGTTCTTTGCTTAGCTTATCTGCTACTGTTGATTTGTAGCAGCAGTCAGTGCCTTCTAAAATAATCATCGTCATTTATCTTCCACCCTTCTTACATTGCTGAAGCCAATCACTCTATATGAGCCGTCTGGATACTCAACTTCTAATTGCTCATGTCCTTTATCAACTTGTGCAACAACACCAATCTCTCCTGTGAAACCAGCAATCACCTTCTCTCCCTTTTTAAACATACAATCAACCTCCTTTAGCTGGATTTAATTCATGCTCCTTGAAGAATGTAATATCACCTGTTTCATCACTGACTGCGTAATCATATGTGGCAGAGTGTAGCAGCTCAATAATTTTCCCTTCCCGTCCAACATGATGAGGACAAGCGTTCTTTGCATTCTCATTTATGATGACTTTTAACCCTTCTGGATAAGACCAAAACTTCGGCAATTAATCGCCTCCTAACTAATAATTGAGATTGTCCCCTTTTGCTTGCCAAAATTAATTGCGTCACGCTCGGTTGCTACAAGCAAGTCCACTTTATTTCCAACAATTGCTCCTCCAGTATCAATTGCAATTGCTTTGAACTTTTTCCCACCAATGCTTACTTCAACTATTGAATTCAAGGGAATAACACTAGGGTCGGTTGCAATAACACGATACCCTTTGTAATAGATTGATTGAGTGACATCAACACCTGTTCTAGTTGTTCCTGTGCATCCTTCTTGGCAGTGGGCAATATAAGCACTCAGCTTAACCTGGATGGTTTTCTTTGCGGCCGGTGGCTTGTTTTCTTTTTCTTTAATACTAATTTTATTTTTACTCTTAAAAAGTTTATGCTTTACCGTCTCACCTCCCTTCCTGTGCCTTTTCTTACTTTGCTTAGGTTTAATGAGTTTTGCTGAGATAATCTTCTCTGTATGCCTTTTTAATTGTTGTTCTTTGTTCGTTTGAGCTTTTTTAAATAGCCGTAAGACAATATTCTCACTTGATGGGATCCTAATCTGTCTAGGCTTCTTATAAACTGATTCTTTTATTGAGTCTTCATTTCCCTCTGTTTTATGTAAATGTTGCTCATAACTTATGTAAGAAAAAGTGGTTAACGGAATTAAAATCATCATACCATAAACGGATTTGAAAATGTGTGTTTTTATTTTATTTTTATCCATAAAATTTTTATTGATAATCCCGCCTCCTATACCTCAGCTCTTTTGGTTGTTAAACTAATATTGCCTTCACTATCAACATGATCAATCCTACAGACCGTGTGGCTATAGATGCTGTTCTTATATACTTTAGGAATAAAGTTATTGCCTCTTCTGAATCCAGTAAACATCAGCAGAGTTCCTCTGGTATACCAAGACTTCTCAACAACCTCTTTCTTGCCGCCGGCAACAGGTCGAGAAATCTGTTTATTATAATGTCCAAAGCTACCAGCCCACTGTTTAACTGTTACCACCCCTGTAGGTGTAAGGAGTGTAATTGTATGTTTGTTTTTATCCCTGTCTAATACGGTTCCTGCAATCCGAGTTGTTCCATATTCGTAGAGAGTTCTCCCTCTCCATTGATATGGCTTCCCTTTAATCGGTTCTTCAGGAAGCTCATAAAAATCAGCAATGCCATATTTTTCAAAGTTAATACCAGAAAGCTCATGATCGTTATAATAATAGCTCAATGAATCCATTTCCCATTTGCCATATGTGCCGCTAGCATATTTAATCCACTCATTGTTAAGTAGTCTTCGATTTAAAAGATTTAGAGCCTCATCAGTTCCCAACCATTTTTTTAATGCAATCATCTTTTTGTCATATTCTTTTTTGAATGCATTCTCTGAGATTATAAGATGTTCATTGTGAAAATCCACCACACAATTTTCATCAAAGTTTTGATTAAAGAACTCAGACGCTGCATCATCTAACAAATAAAGCTTATCATTAGGTGATTCAATTGTCTTAAAGACTTTCTTTGAAATATATTCTTTAAATTTAAAGCACCTAATTTCTAAAGCAAATTGGTCAGGAATTAAGTCGTTTTCTAACATCATACCTATATTTGCCATGGTTAATTTCTTTTTAGGTTCGGCAATTATTGTGATGTACTTTTTCATGATTTCTTTTCGGTCATCAAAGGTATCAAAGCAGCCTCCCTTAATCAATTGTATTACTTGGCCTTTTTTGATTTTTCCGGTATAGAATAATTTATCAAGGAATTCTTCAAAGGACTCGTATGGTCTATTTGAAATTATTCGGTGAACTATTTCATCTCCAATTCCATTCATGCCCTTCATTCCAAAGATAATTGAATTGTTTTGAATATCAGCTTTAAAACCAAAACCTGCTTTATTAACATCCGGCAAATCAACCTTTATACCTCGATGGCGTATGCTTCCTATAGCCGAAGCAACTTTCCCATAGTCGGTTTTCTGAGTCTTTTTATTTCCGTCTTTGTCTTCTGTTTGTTCTTCATTTTCAACACCTCCACTGTTAACTGTCAAACAGGCAGTATTCCAGTATAAGGGGTTATATCGATAGTTTAAGTTCAATTCCTGTAACGCAATAATGGAATACGCTAAAGTATGAAGTAGACTGAAACTGTAGCCAAACTGTCTTTTAAATTGAACATTCCATACATAATTCAAAAGAGCGTCTGACGCACCACATTCCTTCCCTTTCTTGAAGAACAAGTTCTGAACTTCTTTTAATACATCTTCTTTTTTCTTTGCTATGGATTTTCTTAAATAATTTGACTCCTTAATATCGAAGCCGGCTATATCTTTATCCATTACCATTTGCATGACAACTTCTTGAGTATCAGCAACTCCATAAATGTCTTTTAAATATCGTTCAACCACCTTTATCCCAGCATTGCTTAGGCCATAATTGCGCATTTCTTCATACCATAGTGACATATTGTTCTTATACTTTACGTATGTGTCAACAGGTTGCTCTTCGCTATCAGACATTAACCGCATTAAAGAGTTTGTGACTGCCGCCTCAAGCAGGCTTTTGGGTTTAACTTTAATCACGGATTGGTGGCCGACCTCGGTCGAAAACTGGAACAAATCCATTACCTCTCCATTACCAGCCATTTCCCACAGCCTTGGATCTTCATATTCGATTACGTCTGGATGTATGTACTTCTTGTATGTTTCCTTTAAGTTCCCTTGCCATTCAATTTCTTTGTTCTCGATTAATTGGTCTAAGGTTACTCGAATCTTGTCTAAAGCCTCAATGGTAAGAAGATCAAACTTTACCGAACCCATGGCTTCACTATCACCCATATTAAACTGTGTAATAAAAGCTCCTTTAGGAGTTTTCATCATTGCATTCGACTTCGTGTATTCATTGTTAAAGATGATAACTCCAGCTGCGTGAGAAGACCGTTTATTAGTTAACCCTTCAATTTTCAGAGCTGTTTCTTTAAGATTGGGATATTGTTCAACCTCTCTAATAAACTCTTTCATTGGTTTTCTATTAGTTTCTTTGTCACCATAAAAACAATGCGTTAAAGGCCAGTTAGACCCTCTTTCATAAGGAATCATCCCACTCAAATATTCAGATATATCGTTATCTATCCCTAAGCCTCTACATGCTGTCTTAAGCGCTGATTTTGAGCCCTCAGTTCCAAAAGTAGCAATTTGAAGAACACGTTTGTCTCCAAATCTTTTTCTAAGTGCCTTAAGAATTTTTTGTCTTTTTGATCCTTCAGTATCAATATCGATATCTGGAAGATCAGGTCTAGATTTATGTATATGTCTCCAATGTGGTAAATCATATTGCATTGGGTTAAATTGAGTGTTGTCGAGTAAATAGTTAACGAGATATCCTGCCGCACTTCCCCTGGCTGCCCCAACTAAACTATCTCCACCACACTCATCATCCCAAATAATATTAATTATTTCTCTGACTGTTATGTAATAAGAAGGCATGGACTGGTTTAGCTTTTGGCTAATTTCCCAAAGCTCTCCTAGCTCAACATTAATCCTATTTAATATTTTGTGAAATGCTTCCTTTGTTAGTTCATTTGTTTTGAGCTTATCATCAAAGCCATCTTCAATTAATTTCAAGAGATATCTGTCCTGCTCATCTTTTGATTCAGACATCTTCTTTATGTACTCATACTCATTATATGCTGGTTTAAATAAATGCCTTAATTTAAACTGTGGTAGCTCCATTTTTGGAATAATTGGTTCGTGCTCAATAGTATAGTCTTCAATCATCTCTCCAATTAGTAATGTGTTTTCAATGGCCTCATTGATGATCTCTTTGTCCATGTAGTCCATTCTCTCATGAATTTCATCAACATTCTGAACAAAACATGCCTCATAAAAAGAGTCGACTTCTCTCTCTCCATCCTTGGCATTTAAAAAGGCTTGATGAATTGCCCTGTCTTCCGGTCTAAGAAAGTGTGCATCAGTTGTGACTATCATTTTTAATCCATAGCCGTTAGCTATATCAACAAGTTTCTTATTACAATAAATCTGCTCTTCACTTAAAGCTGGCTGAAGCTCAATAAAGAACTTATCTTTCCCAAAGACTTTTACACACCATGTTATAAACTCATGAATTTTTAATTTGTGCTGCTTGATTGACTGAATGTTTCCACTTTCTTCGCAATCTTTGATTCTGAGTAAATTGATATTCACCTCAGAGCCGAGACAAGCTGTTGTAGCGATAATGTGACCTGGATCTTTGCTAAGCAGTTCTTCTACATCCTTTTTAACTGTTGGCACTCTTTCCATTGTTCCTGTGTAAAATGAATTTCCCCAGGCTTGTGAAGACAGTGTTCTTAGCTGCTCATGTCCTATAGGGTCGATTGCCAACATTAAAAAGTGCGGAAACTTTGTCTGTCCTGACTTATAATTATCACGAACTTCTTCCAGTGAATCGACTAAATATGCTTCATTCCCAAGTATGAGTTTAAAATCTGCAGGCATATCCCCTTTCTTCTTCATTTCTCTGACAGTCTTAATCGCTTCCAAATGAGCTGAAAGAACCTCATGGTCAGTAATGGCTAATCCTTTATAATTCATCTGAACTGCTGTTTTAAGCAATTCTCCTACTGAATTTGTTGAATCGAGAAGCCTTATGTTACTTTTATCAGTGTGACAGTGGCATCCAATCAATTTTCATCCCCCTTAAAACACAAGCTCTTTTTTCTTTGTGCGAACCACCTCCAAGTCATAAATTTCAATTTGAGGTGTTTGTCTGCCCTTGTATTCATTTACCCTTGCCTTACCAACAACATTAAGTATTAAAGTTCCATTTGATTGAGTAAGTTTCTCAAAGTATTCTGTTTCGCTTTTAAAGCGTATGTATTCAATATCTCCATGTTTAAACTTGACTGTTGTCTTGTTCTTTTTTCCTATGTGTTCTATTTTATCAACTTCAACTTCTAGTTCTGTTACTGCTACTAATGGTTCTTCGACCTTATAGCCCCAATAATCTTTATAGCTATACAGCTTAATTAAAAATTCCTTTCTAAGTTGATTAGCTGGTATCTCAAAGTCAACATTTTGAACTTCTTCACCTGTCTTTACATCTTTAAATTTTTCATTTAGAACTTCATTAACCAAAATCAAGTTTTCACGCTTGATTGCAAATCCGGCTGCATTTGGATGGCCTTCAACAAATTCAAACAGCCCTGTATCTGTTAGCTCTTTTTTAAAGTCTTTGATGTAGCCAATCTCATACCCTCGAATAGACCCGCTCAACATCCCTTCTTCTTCATCGCTTTTTCTAGCCAGCAAAACTGGCTTTTTATATTCACCTGCAAGTACATTTGCTACTAGCCCAGTCAAGCTTTTATCCAAAATTCCCTCAGTGTAGACTATAAGCACTTTATTAGCTGCCAAATTCTTTTCTTCAATTCTGTTTTTAATTTCCACTGTAGCTGCATCAACAATGCGTTTCTGTTTAGCTTTAAGGTTCCCCAGAATCCTGGCCGTGTCCTCGTGAATTGACACCAGATTGATTTCATCTTGTCCGCGTTTCTTATATGGAACTTTTTCTTTAGACAACAAAAATGACCTCAACAATTGATCTTTTTCTTCAGTGCTACCGACTCTTATAGCTGCATTAATTAATGGATTAATAAAGAACTGTGTGTTCTGTATGTTTTTGCAACCCTTGGTTGAAAACTCTTGCTTTTTAAAAAGCTTTTTGATTAATGGGTGCTTAATGTTCCTCAAGCCTTCATTCATAAAGTACCTGGTCTCTAAATTTCTTGAATCAGCTGAATCTGCTATGTTACCAATAGAAACAAGATCTAAAAATTGTTCCGCTTTGGTTTTACCTAGCTTATAATCAATGGACTGGCAAAGCTTATATGCCATTCCAGCACCCGTTAATGTTTTGTTTGAATACTCAGTCGAGAGTTGATTATTGACTACTATAGCGTGCTTAGATTCTCTTTCACATTCATGATGGTCAATAACAATTACATCTACGCCATTCTTTTTTAGCTCTTCATGTTCATCGAATTGGCCTGATCCAGCATCCGGAATTAAAACTAAGTCGACATCATCCGGAATTGTATCAATAAAAATGCCGTGCTCTTTACCCTCATGAATTCGGTATCGTATATCAGCTTTCGGATAAATTGCTTTTATGTAATTGATAATAATTGAACTGGATGTGTACCCATCTACATCGCTATCCACCTGAACAAATATTTTATTTTTAGTCTCTAAATGCTTTATTAAACAATCAGCTGCTTTATCAATGTTGTTGAGTTTTGAAAAATGAATGACTGAGCTCTGGTTCACATCAATAAAGCTCTGAGGATTTTCAATTCCTCTGTTCTTTAAGATTGTAAATAATGGGTTGAAATTATAATCATTGTTGCCAATGAGCTTATAAGCCACTAAATCCCTCCTTCATTCGTATTGATTTCAATTTTTCTTCTCATCAACTCCTCTAAAACGTCTTTTCCCTTATCAGCTGGACTGTCTTTATAATCCAACATGTTTTCAAAATCCCATAAAACATACACACGAACATACGGCGTAAATTTTGCTGCAAGCTTCAAGATTTTTTTCTGATACTCTAGCAGTTTACGTTGATACATTTCCTCCGTTTCATGGTCTTTCGGTGGCCGGTATTTATCGAGAGCAATAAACACTTCTTCCACTCCAAGAGAAAGTAAGATATCACGGTGAAAATTTGAAATGTTGTTTGAACAGACTGCACATGTGAAATTTGCTTCACCATAAAAGTCCTGGCATTTTAAAACAGATTTTTCTGATTCAAAAATTAAGGCTTTTTTAAACCTTTCAATAGAATCTTTTGTTTTATGTAATCCATATAAATTCATCATGGTCTGATGATTATACAAGGTGTTCCCAACTTTTAAAGGCATATATTTATACCCGGCATCAACTTCTTCTTTAATAAGAGATCGTCTACGTATACCAATCAATCTATTATTTAAATCTCGATGTGGAATGGTTATACCTTCTGTGTAGCTTCTAAAATAGTAACCAATTTCAAAGTCATTTAATGTTTGCATGCTTATTCCCTCGTCCAACCACATTTGATGGGGATAAGGCATAAACACATCTAAAACAGTCTCATTGAAGCTGGGAAGTTCAATACCTATCTTTTTCCTCTTTTTGAACTTCCCCATCCATTCCCAGTCATCAATTAAATCATTATTCGTGAATGTCACCCTATTACCGAAACCAAATGTTCTCCCAGCTAGCCTTGCAACATACTCAATGGCTTGATTGAAGGATATATTGATCCCTTTTTGTCTTTTTGCTCGTATTACAAGCTCAAAGACATCGAATGTGTCTCCACATTCTGTATAGCAATGAAATTGCTTTGCTTCGTGGTAATAATACAGTTTGTAGCTTCCACTAGAAGCGTTATGGCAAACGGTTCTGTATATTGGGTTTCCTTGTTGATCCCATTGATTATTTTCGCTACCCAATTCTTTTAATATTTTATGTATATCCTCAAGCGTAAGACTTTCTTTTATTCTGTCTTTATCATATTTCAAAGGGTGCTACACCCCTTATCCTGCTTTAACATTCAATTTTTCAACTGTAATTAATTCGTTATCGAGATTTGTTGTGAAACAATCCTTGATCCGCATATTTCCCATATTTATATGGGAGAAGACTTTTACTTTGTCGTACTCATTTCCCCTGTTCTTAAATACGTGTGTAACAAAATTTGGCTCTGAGTAAAAACCTGCTTTTAAAATCGGATCAATAGCATCCTTCTCTTTTTTACTTAAGGGTAGAATAATCATTGCAGCATCAGTCTTATCTGCAATAGCTTTACTTCCTCTAAGGTAAGATGCATCTATAACTTGTCCTTTTTGCCATGCCTCTTTCCATTCACCATTTAATTGAGTAGCACTCATCATATAGACATCGTATTTGTTGCATAAGCCCTTTAACTTATCAGACATAAGCAAAAGGATTTGATCCTCTCTTAGGTTGACGCCGCTTTTTTTACTCATCTCCGAAAAAATTGTCACCGATGAGTGAATATAATCAAAGTAAATGTACTCAACATTATTTTTAATTACATTCTTTTCAATCGTTCTCTCGATCTCCTGGATATTGAAATCTGGAAGATGCTCGAACCAAATATTGGACTCTTGAAGAACTTTAGCAGCTTTGCGCACAAGCTGTTTTTCTTGCTCATTAATAGTATTTCTGAGTATTTTTTTCTCTTCTACACCACTGATATAGGCAAGAGCCAAGCTTTGCAATTCCTCTGCCATCATTTCCGTTGAGATGACCGCGGAACTTTCATTCCAAGGATTTTTCACCCATTCTTTCTTTTTAAGGTCGTACAACTCAGTTGCACTTAATCGACAAGCATCAGCAACCATATTTCTTGTTTTACCTCCGCCTGTAATACTTGAGCGAATATAAAACTTTTTCTTACGAGACCCACGGAAAATTGACGTAAGCATTTCGCTATTTAGTGGTACTCCAATATCTGGCGACTCCTCAAAAGAATCTAATAACTCATCAATGCCTTCTCCACCTTGAATTCCCACGCTTTCGGATGAGGTTCGAAACTTCTCTTTTACATCTACAATCTTCATTTCATAAGCTGCTAGAATTTCATCAATCGATTTCTTATCAAACTGTTCCTGCATTTTTTCTTGTTCTTTTGGATCAATTATAGTTTCATCATAAATCTCCTTGATATCGAAACCTAAGCCGCTCATTTCTCTGAGCAAACTAAATTTTTTTAGTCTTTTATAGTGGTAATCAAAGTTTTCGACTACAGCCAACTCTTGAATTCTCTCGATGTATTCAAGGCCATTGTTATCATGAAAAATCTTATATTGAATGTCGTAATCTTTTAGATATCCATCTATCTCAACCTCATTCAATACTTCCGTCCCTTGCTGGAATAAGTTACTCATAGCAAAAAACAGTATTGAGTGAAATCTTGAAGGGAAATCATCCGAAGTAATCCTATACTTGTTGCTTTCAGACAAGATTGTGGGATCCTTGAGTATGCTTCCTAAAACCTGAATAATTGCTTTTTTGTCTTGTAGCAAATGGACTCTCCTTCCTATAATGTTGAGATGTCAACAAGTCCCCTTTTCTTTCTCAATCCCTTTTTTATAACTAACGTGATTTCTTCTCTTTTGTGATTTTTAGGGTCTTCAGCTGATTTTTGGATTGCCTTTTGTTTAATGTAATGTCGCTTGGCCTCGTCATATACAAAAGGGACGATTCCAATGCCGTCACCTTCTCTTGGATGATTCTCCAGTGTTTCATAAAAGTACTTAAGCGCAAGCTCGATTCCTTTTAGCTTATACCCATATTCCTCTTGAAACTCTTTGATCTGTTTTAGCATCATACCTGTCGGAGATGCAAGACCATATAAGTTGCATATGTATTGAAGTAAATCTTTTCGATGGTCTGCCTCTTGTCTCCACGTGTTGAAGCACTGTTCATGGTAGTATCTTTTTTTATAAGGAATCGCTAAATCCTTATCTAATTTAGTCTCACAATATGGACATTTGACTTGTCTTCCCAAATAATCACCCCTAATAAGGAGGAGGGAATAATCCCCCCAGTTTATTTAGATAGAAGATCTTTTAGGTCATCCAAGATTACAGACATGACGTTTACTTGTTTGCGGCTGCATTCAGTCACTTTAACTCCCTTGCCTAAATGCTTCTCTGTAATCTCATTAACCTCTTCCAATCGTCCCTCTCCATTGAGCTTAATTCCAACTTCTTTGATTTGCTCCATCAAAGAGTCATAATCAAGCTCCTCTGAAGCATTGTTTTGTTTTTGCTCTTCATATGTAACAGCAACAATACCTTCTGCTTCTTCCTGTCTTTCAACTGCCTCGATAATGGCCTTCTCCAGGTTCTCTGCAGTGAATTCAGGAAGGTATGTGTCAATGTAATCGAATCGGCTTCGAGCGAAATACTCATCTGTTTCAGCCAGCCAGGCGCTTGATTTAATAACCTTTCCATCTTCATCAACTCCATTAGAAGTTAGATAGAGGACAATATCACTGTTATCAAGTACTGGAGCTAAAACTCGCTTATCTCCTTTCGGTTGTACCTTCCCTTTTTTGTCTTCTGCAGCATGAGCTATAAAAATAACGGTAAATCCGACACTGATTAGTTTGTTAATTTCTTCCCATACTTCAGTTTCATACTCTTTCCAAAGTCCATAACCGTCATTTCCGTCTTTAATCCGTTCAACATCATATTGTTCACAAACATATCTTGTTGCATATTTAGCGAATGCGTCTACTTCATCAACAATGATTGACTGATACCTTTCTTTGGCCTTTTCAGCATTTTTGTTTAACTGCTTGTTTACCTTTTTAAAATCAGCCCAACTATTGACAGGCATGAATGGAACACCAGCAATAGCATTCAATCCTTTTTCGAATGGGAGATATAAGGGTTTTTTCATTCTTGTGCTCTGTTTTGTCTTACCTAGATTATTCGGCCCATAGACTGTTATAACTTTTCCTTCTGTTCCTTTTGCTACTACAGAAATTTGAGGGTTGAAAATATCGATTGCCATTTAAGCTCTCCTTTATTTTTGAATTTGATGGGTGAGTCGAAGCCCACCCCAGATATGTATCTTAAGTTAATAGATTTTATTTTTATCTATTAAAATGGGAGGTCATCATCTGAAATTTCAACCGGCTTTGAAGGCTTGTTATTAGGAGCGCTTCCTCCAAACCCAGACTTTTTATCGTTTTCTTTATTTCCTTCCTTCTTCAGCTCATCTAGGTAAATCTCTCTTTCAGTCAACGCTTTTTTAATTGCATCTGCCTTAAAAGCATTTTTGCTATCCTCATCATATGGATCATTGCCACCTGTAATTAGGTACTCTCTTTTCGAATTAGTAGTGATTTCTTTCTTGTCTTCGCCAAATGCTGCTGTTTTGGTCGTTACTTTTTGCTCTTTAAAGTTAATAATCTTTCCAAAAACGTTAACCGTAGACCCTTTTTCATAATTATTTTCAACGTATTGAGACCCTTCTTTTGTGACTACAAATTCAAAAGGAATTACTTTCCCACCATATAAAGGAATATAACCATTTAAATTAACTCTGCCCGTTTCTTCACCTTTTACTTTCTCTTCGGTTACATTCTTTACAAACAGCTCAACATCAAATTCAGCTCTTGGATTGAATTCTTCATTGGCATCTAGCCTGTTTACAAAATTAGTTGTTAATTGTGGGTATGATTTGAAAATCCCTTGGGCGTAATATTCGTTCAATCCAATCTTTCCTTGGGTAATTCTCACTTTGTCAGCTTCATCTCTCCCATGTTCTGCAATGGACTTATATTCACTGATAATGGTTTGATAACCTTTTGCAATAGCATTGTCGGTGCCGTCGTCTTTCTTATACTTTGAAAAGCCTTTTACTGTATGCACTTCATTTGGTGCAACCTCAATATCTAGTTCAATATTTAGCCCTTTACCACTTTTCCACTCAGTGTGTTTTACCTCAGCAAGTGTCCCCTCAATAGTTACAACATTTGATGCTTCACGTAATACTGTTTTATTTTCTGCCATGTAAATAATCAACCTCTTTCTTTTAATTATTAATTTTATTTTTATTCTTAAAATGCCTATAATGAGACTTGCTACTAAACTTACAATCCTTGATGCCAAGTAGCTTATTTAATTCTATGTATCTCTTTTTTGGAAAGTCCCAAGGTTCAGGATCACCTTTTACATTTTCAATCCTTATTACTGTTCCATGCCGGATTGTGATCTTTAAGTTTCCATATGAGTATGTTTTAGAAAAAAGACCTCTTTTAATTCCTCTTGGTTTAAATTCCTTTACCAACATCACATTCCTGGTTAACTTTCTTCTTGCTTGGTCTTCGTCAATGTCGTAATTCCTTTTGACATCATTTTTGTAGGTATGTAAGGCTTCGGCAGATACTTTCAGTATCTTTAATTCCTTTTTCATCTCTTTCCTCCTTTCTCTCTTTGGGATAACTTAATCTTACATCACCAAAACGGATTGGTCAATAACTATTTTATTTTTATTCTCAAAAGTTTTAAAAAGAGTTGAGCTACTATCTGCAGCTCGACAAAGTGCTTTTATTTAGCTGGAAAAGTTGCTAATCCTTTTAAGGTTGTTATCAATATGTTTTAATAAATGAAGTTTTTCATTAAAATTCGTATATTCCTCTTTAGTGATTTTCTTTGCTAATTGGTATTGACTTGAATCTAATTGAACTTTATGACCGAGTTTATCTTTAATGATTACATGCTTAACATTAAATATCCTGTATACTTCATAAAAAGAGTTGATATCTAGATCATCATATTTATTTGCGCTATTGCCACTTTCTTTAATTCTATTGCCATCAATGTCTACAGGTCGTGTATCGATTGGTTTCACAAAATCACCCAATCGAGGTCTTCTATTAAGAGTTTTAAAGTAAACCGTTTCACCGTACTCGTTTTTTGCTGTTAAGAAATTCATCAGTTTCTCCTTTATCGACGATATTTTTTAGAATACCTCATAAAAGAAGAGCCGCTTAAATAGCAACTCAAAATGTTTATCTTATTAGCCTCCCACTCTAACTCCCATGACTCAGCCTCCAATAGAATTGATGGACATAATACCACTCCTTTATTAATTCAATTATACCATTTACAAAGGAGTTTGAATAATCAAATAACCTCACTCCAAGACCACATGTTCATTGTTTGCAGCGTAAACCCATCAGGAAGCTTTTTCATTTTAACATTCACATTGTATCTCTTCCCAGTAGTCTTATGGATCACAGCAAGTTCTTCACCATCATAGAACCGCACAATTGCTTCATTAAATTCAATTGGCTGATCAACCACATAACCTTCTTTAAGCGCTCTGATATACAGATAAGGGTCTGTCTTATAAAGCTCATATAGTCTATTACCAAAGTCTTCGTGTTTATCTCTAAGTAGATTAAAATTAATCAGGGATATGTACAGTTTTTCAGATATGTTCAGCTTGTTCTTGAAATACCGGATTGCTTCATCTTGTTCTTTGGTTAAAATGTTGATCATTTAATCAAGCTCCTTTAAGTATAATGTTTAAGTGTTTTTATATGGGGGAATACGTGAATGGAGGTGGTTCATTTGGAAAATAATCAGAAAATAACGCTAAACTCTTCTTTCGCGTTATCCACTCTTATTGTCTTACTTATTGCATTGTTCCCGGCCTATTCCTTTTGGTTTGTCACGATATTCTTTTTAGGATTTGCACTAATATACACATTTCAAAAAAATAAGAGTAAATCCTCAAAATTAATTGCCATTATCTCTTATCCATTGTTTGTTGTAGCATTAGTTTACAGCATAATAAACAGCATATAAGAATCCTCCCTTAGGTGGGAGGATCATTTTTTTACATCACAGCAACTTTTGGGCCGCCTTTGTCCGTTATGATAAAGCTGTCACTTCCGATTTTTTTCTTTCGATCCTTATCTTCATAAATCGTTACATGGTGCTTTGTCATTAGAGTTGCCCCTGCCATCTTAAATTCCTGCTTATCCTTAAAGTAAACAATTTTATATTCGCCTAGAATAATCATGTTAGCTAGTCCAGCTAAATAAGAAGACCATCCCCCTGTAGGCAAATTTAATGCAAATCCTAATGTTTGAACGACTGCAGCAGTTGAATACTTGTCAAACTTGGTATCGCCGTATGTAGTTCCGGCATCTTGCCAATCATCTGCAGTTGTCGAAAAATCTGGGCTCTTAATATTTGAGGCGGTCTTAAGTACATTGATTGGTTGGTGGTAATTATTGCTTTCAGTATCTTTCCTACTTTGATTTAGCTCTTTTGCATTTACTCCTGCCCCAAAATCACAAAGCAAACCACTTACGAGTAAAGTTCCAACAACTCCAATTTTACCAATGTTGTTTTTCACACCTAATTCCTCCTCTGAGTGTTTTATTATATTACACTCAGACATTACCCCAAAAATATCCATATAAACCACTTTCTATTTAATTTGTTTTCTTTTAAAACTACAGTTTTATTTAGACTACAATATCTCCTTCTGCAGTCTTCAGCGTCCCACTGTCATATGTGTTATGGATTAGGGTTGTATTCTTTGCTTTATCTGTGCAATACGGGTGAGACAATAACTTCCCTCCAATTCCCCGCGCATCGTTTCTTACCAGACGTACTTTGTCCGTATTCTCCAAATACACTCCATATCCCTGGTCTGTTGAACGATTAAACATAATCTCATTATCCTTCAGCATGTGTTCTGATCCACCAGTCAGTTGAATAGCGATTAATGCTTTACAGAAATAAATCTGATTCTCACTAATTTGACAACTGTACTTCTCAGGAGTACCTTTAATTGCTACGTTTCTAGGCTCATGAATTTCATTTCGTTGCAGCGAAACGGAAGAGTCTTTATCCCAGAAGATGCCGTACCCAATCCCACTTAACAACAAGTCATTTCCCTTTAAACGAACTGACTGAGACCTTTCGCAATAAATTCCTCCGTACACATTTACAAATTCATTATTAATTAGACTGATCCGGGTAGAGTCCATTATCTTTACAGCGTATGCTGAGATTGTTCCTTTCCCTTTGTTGTTCACAACCCTTACATCATTTGAGTTTCTAACCTGGACTTGAATGCAGTCACTGTTCTCTATTCTGTTGTCTGTGATTAATACATCTTCTGCCTGATGTGTTGCAATTGGACATGCCTTTATCCCTTCTAGAGTATTATTTGATATCGACACGCCTTTTCCTCTTGCGCAAATTCCTACTTCAAACCCTCTTACCGTATTGCCCTCAATTTGAACTCTGTTTCCGGATTCCGTACTTGATACACCAACCGAGTCAATTCCGTATTTCTTAACCTCTGCATCATTGATTATCTTGTTGTTTTTAATGCTGACATCAGTGCTGAATCCGTAAGAAATAACATTGTCACTGTAGTTTCCCTCAAGATTTACTTCACCGCTTGTGTGGGCTGTAACGGATCCACGCCCATTATTTTTAAACCTGCAGTTTCGTACAGTTAATTTGTATGGGTGATCATACTTAATTCCGTTTTCTCCAAAACCCTCTAAATCAATTCCTAATTGTGGCCCAATGGTATCTCCCCCAGCTTCCTCTATATCACAGTCGTCTACAAGAAGACCTTCACAACCATTGGTAGCCAGATTATTTCTTCTCCCTCTTAAAAGAGTACACTTTCGAACGGTAACATTCTTTGAAGGCGTATACGCTCCTGAAGTGTTCATCATCCCATCGGCTGCTATCCAAATGTTATCTCCAATACAGTCAGAGACTTGCACATTTTCAATTAATACATTACTGCTGCCATGAATATGAATTCCGTATCCCCATTCATGTGTCCTTTTAATTGAAGTTACTTTTGAATAATCATGCTCGTATCGATCCCCTATAATTTGACCGCCACGAATCGTTACATTGCTCGCTTGGCCAATATAAAAACAGGAGTAGCCTTGAGAATCATTAGGCAACACTTTAAAAACAGCCTCTGGATGAAGTATTAACTCAATATTCGAAGGAATATTAATACCTCCGCCGAATTCAGGCAACCGCCTTGATGTATTCACAGCATCAATTAGATAGGTACCTTTTGGTATATGTACTTTATAGAATGATTTTGAGCTTGCGTACTTTAAAGCTCGGTTTATCCCTTCTGTCGTTTCAATAGCATTTGACCCTTTATCATCAATTCCCCAATCCAGAGCATCAACAGAATAGTATAAGGGCTGCTGCATGTTCATGTTGCCAAACCCTTCCCTTCTACATTTCCATTGATAAACCGTGACAGAGTGTCAATGAAGTTATAAAAGTTCTCATTTCTGGTGCCTGAGCGTCCTTTTAGAGAAAAGGTGTTAAACATTGATTTGCGCAGTCCAGTGCTTAACTCAAGTTGAATGCTCTTTCCTGTTTTATTTTTATTCGCAACATTGTTCGGACTGCTGCCAGATAACCTTGTCCCCTCATCAAGAAGCTCTGCAGAGTAGCCGGCATTATTTAATGTGATTGTTATCGCTTCAGCTTTGTTCCGATCTGTGCCGCCAACTAAAACATGTTGATCATTGCTTGCGTAGCCGTGAAGTGACAGTGTGAACTCATGCTCCTTCAACATTTCAAGTGCTTGAGGTTCATCGAAATTTGTACTGGTTAAATGTAAATCAAATGCTCCTGGTGTCTTTAAAGCTTCAAAAAGATATGTAGAGTATGTTTCGCTTAATTCCTCTGCAAGCTCACTTGTTCCCCCTTCTATGCCACCTCCATGGGGAGCAAGAATTAATACATCAGTGCCCTGCTCTTTTGAGAATACACTAAAATTGAACGGTGATTCATTCGCTTTAAGCTCTTCAAAGTTGCGATACTTGTCCGCTGCTAAAATACTCAATGGATTCAGGAATGAAACCAGAGCAGTCACCAGGACTGGAAAAGTCTTCTTAACTGTGATACACTTTAATAGCTTCGTAGTGATACGATGCATGCAGAGTTGGGAGCGCCCGTCATAGCAAACCCTCTCTGCCTCTTCAATCTTTTTTAACATTTCCTCTATTCTGTTTTTAATCCTCAACAATTAATAACCACTCCTTTTTATTTTTGTTTTATTCTTAAAACTCAAATCACATAGGTAACTCACATTGTTATCACCCCCTTAAATAAAAAATTACTTTTATTTAGACTCAATACTGATTCCTGAATCCTTTAGCAATCCCATTTGTTCCCCTGATATATTTGCTTTCACTACGTCCCACCCGACTAATGTTTGACCGTAATACAAATCAGTTAACTCTACATCACCATCATTCAAATCACCTTTTAATCGAATTATTCTTTCTCTATACGTTTCGTGCCCTACAATTTCATAGTCGTCATTATAAATTTCAAACGTTTTGTTGTCGGTTTCATAGTCTTCGAAAGATGTACATAAATATCTGCCGTCAGAAAGGGACGGGTTAGTTTTCAGCCATTCATATACTTCTTCATTAGATCTAGCAAGCAAGTATGTAAAGATACCCCGTTCACTTCCTCTAGGAGCAAAGTGTTTTAACATAATTTCATATAAATTCATCCGTTTCTCCTTTTTAAATGTATTTAAAATCTCTGTTTCACCTTCATTAAAGCTATCTGTCTTCAATCACCTCGATACACTTATTTTATTTTTATTAAATAAATCAATTATGTAAGCCTCGTACATCTCATCCCAATAGGGATCTGTTTTAGCTATGTACTTCGTTACCTTCCCATTTTCCTCAATCTTAAAAGTTTGCCCCTTTTTAATATCAGTGAACTTCTTCTTTGTCCATATCCCTCTAATTAACACATCCACTTCTTTAACCTCAACTGTTTGCTGCTTCATCACATTCCTCCTTTTTGATTTTCGTGTATCAAGCCTGTACAATATTCAAAAACCCTAAAGGATGATGAACATGTGTGGCAGGTTCACTTTGTTCTCTGAGTTTGACGACATCATCGAACAGTTCAATATAGATCAATTTTTGTCTGAGAACGAATACCATCCAAGCTATAATGTAGCTCCTTCACAGAACATCCTGACAATCATTAATGATGGATCAAACAACCGTCTGGGTAAGCTGAAATGGGGTCTTATTCCTCCCTGGGCTAAGGATGAAAAGATCGGCTATAAAATGATTAATGCTCGTGCTGAAACATTGGCCGAGAAAGCAAGCTTTAGAAAGCCGCTTGTCAGCAAACGCTGCATTATCCCTGCGGACAGTTTTTATGAATGGAAGCGTCTTGATCCAAAGACTAAGATTCCTATGCGGATTAAGCTTAAATCCTCTAATCTCTTTGCATTTGCCGGCTTATATGAAAAGTGGAATACACCTGAAGGCAATTCGTTATTCACCTGCACAATCATTACTACAAAGCCCAATGAGCTTATGGAGGACATACATGATCGTATGCCGGTTATCCTTACTGATGAGAACGAAAAGGAATGGCTAAACCCCAAAAACACGGATCCTGATTATCTTCAAAGCTTACTGATGCCCTATGACGCTGATGACATGGAGGCTTATCAAGTTTCATCTTTAGTGAATTCACCTAAAAACAATTCACCTGAGCTCATTGAATCCCATTAAGTACCACAGTCATTTTGCTTTATATATCACCTTCGCTTAGCTATTATGTTCTAAGTAGGAGGTGATATTTTGTTTGTATCGCCAATGTTATTGCATTCAATAAAAGAGCCATTTGACGACGAGAACTATATCACTGAGCTCAAATTTGATGGAATCAGACTCATCCTTTCTAAATTTGATAATCAGATTAAGCTATACACTCGTCACAACAACGAAGTAACAAGCAAGTTTCCAGAACTCTTGGACTTAGATATTCCAGATGGAACAGTACTCGATGGTGAAGTTATTGTAGCTGCCTCAGGTGGTGCTCCTGACTTTGAAGCTGTAATGGAACGTTTCATGTCCAAAAAGTCAGCTCATAAGATTGTTTACTGTGTTTTTGATGTTATCTATAAAGACGGTCAGTCAATAGCAGCTAAGCCAATCACTGAGCGTAAGATAGTCCTGAACTCACTTGAGTTAAATCATCCTAATGTCTTTGTAATCGAAGGAATTCAAGGTAACGGACTCGCTTACTTCAACCTGGCCAAAGAAAAGAATTTAGAGGGAATCGTACTCAAAAAAGCTGACTCCCCTTATGAGATCAATAAACGTTCACATAATTGGCTCAAAGTGATCAATTACGATTACACCGAAGTTCTTATTACCGGCTACACCAAAAAGGATATAAAATTCCTTCTGTCTTATCCTGATGGAACAGCAGCTGGATTTATGGAATTCATGCCCCATGCAGAACGCGGCAAATTTCATTCTATGAAACAAGTACAGTCTGAATCTGAAGAATATGTATTTATTGAGCCTATATTATGTAAGGTTAAGCACAGATTTAAGACTAAGCACGGTAAACTCCGTATTCCTTCCTTCGAATCCTGGAGAGTGTAATCTCTCCGTTACATAGCTCCTTAGAGCCTAGCTTTTAAAATCCGAGTGAAAATTTAGTACATTGATCAATAAGTTATCATCCAATCATCGAAGCTATAAGCATAATCAACACTCTCTAAACCCTATTTCTTTTGCCTTCTGACGGATTTTCATGCATCCTTCATAGCTGTAAGCCCATATTTCTTTATAATCCCTCAGTTCGCCGCATTTCCCTGTTATAATGAACTTTCTAAAACTGTTGACCAGTTGCCACATGTTTCCTCCATGCGAAAAGCCGTTTGGACTACCGTACCCCATTTCATATGGATAAACATCAGCCCCCGTATAATCATCAACGAAGAATAGTTTCTTCTTAAACCTGAAATACGCTTTGCGATTCATTTGCTTACAGAAGAAAGTGCGTCTATCAATATCAGCAATTAGCTTTATCAAGTCATTAATATCATTCATGCGTTTTATTTGCTCTTGATTTGGCAATTTGGTTGCCTCCTTTCATTAAAATAAATATTTTATTTTGATCCAAATTTGATCACCAATCAAGTTCTAAATCGTCCATAATATTTGTCATTGCATCGTCCTCTTCTTCTGTTAACCCGTAATCAGCAAGCCTGTTTAAATAGTCTTCTCGCTCGTGTTTGGTCAATTTCTTTCCTCCTTTAATTCCACATTAATGTTCAATACATTTGCAATACGCTTACCTACCTCATTGGAAACTGTTTGTGACACCCTTTCTTTAAATCCATGCAGCAGCCGACTTCCATTTCCAAAACCTTCTGCAATAAGTGATTCAATCTTTTCTCCCGCAACTCTATCCAGTTTTCCTGACTCAGACATCTTCTGAACTTCATTAGAAACCGCAATACTAATCATTTCTTGTACGTCTTGTCTTGAAATACCTAATTCATTATGTATGAGATTTTTCAATTCTTTGTATGCACTATTTTTATTTTCAATGGTATCTTTATGTTCATCTAATGGAACGAGTACGCGATATTCATCACCAAACACCAGCCCAATACTTTTTACGCCTACATCTCCGTCAGAATAACGCGATCTAACCGTACCCACGATACCGACCTCCTTATCGTTCCCTATACATTGATCAGGTATGTCAACGATAATCTTCTCGCCCACTTCCGCTTTGCGATCGACCATTTCGTAGCGCTGCCCGCCAATGTGAACGATGTCTGTCGGTTCGAGTACGTGGTATTCGCGATCATATAAGGCAATCGATTGCCCATTTGCGAGAATAGATTCCGCATAATGACCGAATTTTGAGTCGTCTTTTACAAATCGACTGACAAACGCCCTATCACCGTTTCTATATTCTGATTGACAGTCTGCCTCAACAATAATTATCCTTTCGCCAACCTCCGCCTTCCTATCGACCTCGATGTATTCCCGCTTGATGCCACCTAGTTTTTCATCAGCCAATACGTGAATCTTTGTATTTGTGTTCGCCTTAGTTTCCATTATTTATCCCACCTCAATATTTTTTAAAAGTTTTTTGATTTTCATATTGCTTTTCACTCTTTTATTAATAGAGGCATGTCTTACGCATGCCATCTAAGAGAGATAGGGCATTCTTGGGAGGTGAAAGGCAATGAAAATTCTAATGGATCTTTTCACAAATTGGACTTTTGATAAAGTCATGGATTACATGCTAGCTGCTGTAATTTGGCTTGTATTCAAGTCCAAGCCAAAGCAGAATGAGTATCCCAATGACTTTGAGAAAAGGCGCCGCTGGAGAGATTGATATTCTCTCTATGATCGTTATCTATATGGTTACTGCTTTAGATAGCGATCTTCTAGTGGTTTAATTTAAATTCAACACCCAAAAAGTCACATAACTCTTCCTTAAAATCCGGTTCTCCAAATGTTCCATTCAACAACCTGTGTTCTAAAACATTGAGAGTAACCTCTTCAGGTTCCCACTGATCTTCTAAACCGTGGCATGAACAGTGGGAACCATTAACCTCGAACAATTTCCCTCTCTCTTCAAATAGAACCCAAGCGTGCCCTTCACAAATGTCGCCATCATAAGAGGCAAACAGAATGTTTACATCAGTTTCTTTTTCTTCAAAGTCTGACAAAACGTCAACCTTTTCTTTTCCTTCCCATTCGTTCAGAAGTACTGATTTTTGCTTAATGATTTCTTCAAATTTTTTCATTGTTACTTCCCCCATTTTCACTTTGAAAACTATCTTTTATCTGAACTCTAATGGCTCATTCAACTCAAATGCCAATCTACACCCATTGATAAACTGTTTTAAAGTTTCTATGTATCTATTAGGCAACATATAATCATGAGGCATTTCCACATTTGCCAACTCTTCTGCATAGGGTAAGATGGCTTCTAATTCCTCTGCAACAACTTTACACATTTCAGGTGTAATTACACCATCACAATCTGAATGACCGAAAAACTCTGTTAGCCCCTTATGGGTTATTGTTGAATAGCCTTTGCCAAAGTACCAATAACCATCCTTAAATTTTTGGTTATCATGTGGTGGCCAACTCCCTCCAATTGATTTTAATAAAAATCTTCTAAGATTATTGAATGACGAGTACGCCCCATCGAATGCTCCGTGTGTTACATATAAACCCATGTATCAAGGCCTCCAATTCTGTTTAAAATCACGATTTTAATTTAACTTTAATGTGTATCATCTTGAGAAAATCCCCTTTAATTGGTAAACTCATACCTAACTTACGTAAGAGTGGGTGATTCCTTGAATAAAACAATCGGTATTACTGGATTAATCATCAGCATAGTAGTGCAATCATTTTCGGCCGATGATTCGTTATCCCACAGGATTGCTACGGGTTTGTTATTTGTATCAATCATGATTTATAATTTTGAACACGCTAAAGATTATTCTAAAAAGTCACTTGTGATTTTAGGTGTTTCCTTTATCGTTTTTATGCTAGGGATTTATAAACTCCTCTCTTTTGCCAGCGATTACTTTGAAGAGCTTAATGTAAATTTTGGATACATTCTTTTATTTGAAATAGCATTGATTATTGCCTTAGTGTCGATTGCAGTAAACGTAATGAAGTACATTGCGAACCGGCTAAGGAAAACACCTAATGGTAAAGAGCTTTGACTCTTTGCCTTTTTTAAGCTAAATACTTCTTCTTATGTGGTCTTCTATGTATGAAATCAAACGCAATATCGACTTGTGCCGGTTCCTTCTCCTCTGCTACTCGCTCTGTAACAACAATCAGTTGTCCATTTTCCTGGCGGTCAATGCTATGGACTGAATATCCTTTAGCAGCGTAATATTCACTAATAATCTCATCAACGTGGTTACTAAGCAGATTCCTCTTTATCACCCTTGTAACCTCCACTTATTTTTATTCTTTAAATATCTATATGTATTCCATCCGCAGCCGTCAAATACGCTTATGTCCGCTCCAAGATGCCATCTAAACCAAACTAAATTAAACCAGGCTGTATCAATTATGTGCTTTAAATAACCTATGTGTCTTCCTCCTTACAATGAAATAATCCTTTTATTATGATTTATATTTCAACGCTTTTAGTTCATCTTCATACAAAGGAAGAATAGCCTTTTCAGCTTCTGTTTTAGACACACCATGCTGCTCCATATAAGTTACAATATCCATTCCAATGTTATTCCCTAGTTCAGTTTCCCAAACTATGTGATTAGCCATAGCAAGATTGCCGTCCACTAAGTCTGTCCCCTCTCTCTTTAAAACAGTCTTTTTATTAAATCCCAATCATACTTTCCCTTAGATTCTTTATCCATTCGTTTCGTCTGTTTACTCTCTCAACTTCTTCCTGATGCATTTGTTTATACCATTCGATATTATCCCTTGTCTTCTCAATTTTCATTTTCAACCATTCTTCAGGATCATGTCGTACGACCTCTCTAATGAGACTGGGATTACAATCAGTTTTAATACTGCCTTTTAACTGCTCAATTGCAAACTCTTTAAGACTTATGTGCTCACTTGTAGGTGGCTCCCATTCTTTGATACATTCTAATAATTTCGTATACCGTTTTAGGAGTTGCTTTTGGTTATCAGAGATTTTCTTATATTCATTTAATTGATTTTGATACAGGGCGTCTACAGCCATCTCCGCTTCTTTTAGTGACATATTTGTATACCTGTCTAACTCTGATAACTCCTTGGTTAAAGCATCTTTATAGTAGCTACTCGGTTCAAACTCAGGTATTTCAGCATTTAAAGGTTCTTCCCTCATTGAAATGGTTGCACCAAAAGCCCGTGCACATGTCAATAAAAAGTCCTTAGGGGATACCTCTTCTCCCTGATAAATTTCGCTTGTATATCCTGTTGGCATATTTAAACTCCCTTTCTCTTTTAAATTTTACTTTCATTTAGATATTAAATAACCAGAACTAACCTTTCTGAGCTTCGTGTAATTGCTGTATATAACCACCTATGATGAGTTTCTTTGTTTAAAACCTCATTTAGTACAACAACATTTTTCCATTGCGATCCTTGTGATTTATGACATGTTATTGCGTAGCCAAAATCGAAACTGTTGTAAACTTTATGTTCATATGGCAGCAGCTTAAATGTCGGATCGGTTAATAATTTATTTGGGATAGTAATTTTCCTGAAGTATGACTCTTCTGAAAAGTCAGGTCTGAAATCAATTGTTGTTGCCTCGTGTGTGAACTTTTCTTTGATCTCCTCTCTTTTATATACCTTTTTAACATATCCGGTCATTCCATTTACAAGGCTCACATCATCAATACTTTTATTCCAATCATTATTTAAACAAATCATTTTATCTCCATTTAAAGGTACATCACCTGTAAAACCTAAGACCTCTCTAATTTCCGAATTTAACTGTTTTCTTGTTCTGTTGTAACCGCATATGATTTGATCTGCTTTTTTATACAACCTATCTTTGACGTTTTCCCAAGTAGCATGCGTTATAACAACAGCCTCTCCATCTTTCCCATAAACGCCTGGTTCAATTTCTTGCTTAGTTCTGGCCAACATTGAAAGTTTAATTATTGGATTTTCAGCTGCCTGTCGATGGATCTCCGTCAACTGAAAATCAGGATTATTAAACATCTTTAAAAACTCTTCGTTCCCATTCTGTGATACTGGAGGCAACTGTCCAGTGTCACCAATAAATAATATCTTAATTCCGAAAGACTTTAGGTCTTGCATTATTTGACCATCCACCATTGAGGCTTCATCGATAACAATCAATTTTAAATCCTGTAACATACTCTTAGCTTTTTTAGCAACCTTGATTTCTCCGCTCTTATCCGTATAAACCTTGTATATTAAGCTATGTATAGTGCTCGCTTTGTATCTTCCCTGTGCTTTCTGTGTTACTACTAACGCTGCTTTACCGGTATAACAAGCAAAAGCCACTTCATCTAGCTTAATCCCTAATTTTTCAATAACATAATTCACCAATGTTGTTTTGCCTGTACCTGCGTAACCAGATAAAAAATATGTTTGATCTTGATTGCCTTTAAACCATTTTTCAATGCTTTCTACAGCTTGTTCTTGCGTCTTAGAAAGGCTGATATCCACTATCACATACATCCTTTTTATTTTTATTTAAAATGCATCTTTTAACTGGTTGAACTTATACGGTTATTCTTGTCCACTCCACGCTTCAAATTTCTCTATGGCAGCCTTTTGTTTATTTTCATGATTAATTTGCTCCTGAACGGAATTTTCGTATGTAATGACTTCATTAATCGCCATCTCTATGTAATTGTAATCCCACTTTGCTTCACAATAACTTGGAGCAAAATTTCCTTCTCTTGTGAGACACTTGAACTTTTCTTTCCCGAATAATCCGCGTAGCTTTTTATATAAAGAGACTCTGACCAAACCTTTCGAGTATCTGTCACTGTAAATACTTACGGCATACTCATTACCTTCAACTGAAGTCACTGGATATTTGTGTAAGTGAAATTCGTTCATTCCGTACCCTCCTTCACGATATAACCATTTAAAATTGCCTTATTAAGATCATAAGCATGCAGGGTGTTCAACGGTTCAAACAATCCAGTCCACGGATAAGTAACACCCATGTTAATACCAAATTGTTTCCCTACAAATTGAAGACGCGCAAATTCTTTTTTATCCCCATTTGTTAAGTCGTTCACTCTCTGAGGATCATTATCAGCCATTCTTAAATAAAACTTCATGCCTTCTTTGATCGCCCGCGCCTGTTCCCGCGTGACCTCAACCTTATCGCTTGTTTTGATTTTTGTCTTTCTCATTCCGCGTCCTCCTTCTTTTCATTGACCCGATCAATGAAAATGTGTTCGGAATCTTTATGTGATTCATCATAATGACGGAGGATGAATCTTACACATTCTGTATTGTCTCCCGACTGAAAAATGGTTTCATTAGTTCTTTCATCATAAACACGATATTTTTCACTCATTCCGCGCCCTCCTCAGTCCAAAGCAATGTCTCATTCGTTATTTTTTCCACTTTATAATTTATGATATAGTTATTTTTTGCGTATTCCTCTGCATATTTCAATGCAGTTTTATCATCCTTAGCGCCGAAACTGAAATGCTTCCAACCGAACTTAACTTCGTACCAAATCTTATATTCAATACGCTTTACTTCAGCATTCATAAGCACCCTCCTTTGTGACCCGATTACTCCTTCTATCTGCAAACATGTTTGTTTGATATTCCTGCAACTGATTTTCAATAATTTCCACAGAAGCTAAAGGGAAAGCAGTTTTTTCCCACAATATAAAATCACACTGCTTATCATTGGCATCGGGAAAGTAATTCCTCACTAAATCTATCCACGTCATTCTAAACCCTCCTTTGCTTTCATAAGATTTTTATCACTCCATTGAAAAATTTCTTTCAACTCGTTTACAGGGTTACTGAATACCATTCGATCCCCGTTACTAAGCGTAATACGCGCTTGACCACCAGGTTGCTCTTCAATAGCTACTATATCCTCATTGGTAAACTCGAGTTCAATCCCGCCTCTAAATCCAACTTTGAATTTTTTAAATCCATTTTGCATCATTATTCCTCCCTCGTTTCCAACAACTCAATAAAACTTACATTTTATTTTTATTCTTAAAATAACCGTGCTGATTTACAACATCTCGAAGTATGTATTGTATTTCCTCTAAATTGTCTTTAACGAAATCTAGATCTCCAATTGCCATTCTGATTTCATTATTCTCTATGCTGCGTAAAGACCTTTCACATGATACTAAGAGCTTTGTATATTTCCTTAAAACCATAGTTCTTATTTGATCGTTAATTGGTTCATTAATCAATAATTAAAGCTATCTCCTTTCCTGATTCTAATTTGATTATATAACCTCAACCATATGTTGTAAATACTTATTTTATTTTTACTCTAAATAATTTTAAAAAAATCAGCTTTACTCATACTGTAAAGCTGCTGTCTTCATAAACGTCTTCATGCCGTCCAGTTTCCAAAGAGTTTCATTTATTTTATCTCTAAATTCTAAAACTGAAGCATGATCCATTCTAATCCTCAAACAATCCCCATTGTTTTTAAAAATAATGTCTATGTAGTACTCTCCACTTTGGATGTTCTTAGAACCAACACTCATGGAAACTGATCTCATAATGTCTTTCAAGTCAATTTCAAGATTAAAATCCATTGTATGCTCCAGTCTGACTAAAAAGTCACCAATTTTTTATGTCTCATGATGACTGACAAGATGTGTGTGTATTTTTACTTCGATGATAACAATTGTGAAGATTTATAATCCTCATTTTCAAACGAATCGTCTATTTCTTCGGCATAAGAGGTTGTTAATTCAGCATCCTCTGTACACATGATATCTACATCAAATAGTGCCTCATATTTTTCATGATCTTTTTGAAGAAACCCCATTTTTCCTGTTTTATTTCTCAGTTTCTTTTTAATTGATTGATATGCGAACAAAAGTGCTTCCTCTTCATTCTTGGCTTTTATTCTGCCGAAAAAAGGTATGCACAGCTCCCCTTGAATGAAATAATCCTTTTCTGACATACGTTTCCCTCTCTCTGGTAGTAATTAACCGAACTTACGTTCCCTTTTTTGTTGACTTAATTATAACCTTTTACCTAGTTAGTGGCAAATCTTTTTTCTTTCATTTAAAAACTTGGAAAGAATTGATATAGTATGATAAGCAATACTATATCAGGAGGTTGTCCGATGCTTGAGGTTGAAATCGGACAATGTTTGATATCCATTCTCCTTGAACGTAGAGGAATGTCCCTAGGGCAACTTTCAAACCTAACAGGCATCAGTAAGCAAAGGTTAAGTGATTACGCTAATGGCGTTAGACCTTCTATGAATATAAAAACAGCGAAAATCATTGCAATTGCCCTTAACTGTTCGATTGAAGACCTCTATGAATGGAAAATCAAACATTGACTTAATCGCTAGGGAGTTTGACCTAGCGAACCTCCTTGTACCCTTTTTAGTGTATAGAACTATTTTACTGCATATGTACAAATTTGTCTCTGTCTAACTTTGTCGAATTCTGAAAAATATGAACAAAATCCTGATATTTTGTAAAAAATATCACGAGTTAATTCATATTGTTTTTATTTTTACTCTAAAAGTTATGTAAAGTTAATCCCTGTAACAGGGATTAAGAATTAGTCTCAATTACTTCAGACTTGATACAATATTTTTCTAAGTTCTCCATATTCACTACTTTCCTCAGTGATTGAGAATTAAACTCCGCGTCTTCATTCAGGAACCCATATTGTCGAGTTATTTTTTTATAATCAGGTACTTTTAATTCGCCCTTCTCTTTGTATATCTCATACGCCATGTTGAGCTTTCCTGAGTTGATAAGATTCTTGGGTGAAAAGAAGGGTTCTTCTAAAAATTTTTGAAACTGACTAAAAGAACGGTGAACTAAAAATTTATCAGCTTTCATACTCTGATTAGAACTCTTATATTTTAGCCTAAAAATGTTTTCGCTTTTAACTAATGTAGCAAATTTGTTTTTAAGTCCACTCTCTGGCGAACCATTGCTAAGATGATATGTTGTTTGATCATTAGCGCGCTTAAGCAACTCATAACATTTATCGCTTACAGTAATTATTCTTACACCATGTTTATCATCTACCAGCTTTACCTTGTTATCATCAAGTAAATCGTCACCTGTTAAATTCAGTAACTCTGAATGCTGATAACCATCTATACCTTCATAAATAGCCTGTATCATCGCTTTATCCTGATCATTAACCATAAAATCAACATATTCTTCTACTTCTTTATTGGTGAATAGTGTTTTTTTGTTTTTATCTATAAACTGCTTTAAGTCACCATCCTGTATCTGATACACTTTGTTGATGTTACTGTTTGCCAAGCCATTTTCCATTGCCCATGTTGTGTATTGTCCAATTACAGCTCTTGCTCCTCTTAGTGAATCTATAGATTTACTATCTAAATCTAAAAATAACGTACGCAGCTCTTCCAAAGAAAAATTAAATATGTCTTTTTGAAGTATTTTTTCTGTAGCTGAGAAATCCCTTAGCCTTAGCCAATAAAGGTTTCTTGTTACTTCACTTTCGTATTTCTCTAAAAACTTTTCCTTTAATTCAGCATTATACATTTCACTCATATTAAATTCTCCTTTAAGCTTTAAACAACAGCAATTTCATCATAAAATATTCTCTTTAGTTTCTTCTTCATAGCAGTCTTCAGTTGATTTTCATTATTTCGTCTTCCTAATTCTTCAAACACTCTTCCGCTCTTACTAAAGTCAATTGTATTAAGGATACTTTCAAGCTTGTTTAGTTCTACATTGTTTTCCTTCATCTTCTTGGCCAAATAAACATAACCGTAAAACATTACGTTATGATTAATGTATGATTGCTTTCTAATGGACGATAAATCATCTTCAAGAAATTCATCTGGGAAGGCATAAAAAAGGTTATCAAAAAAGTCGACCAGGTATTTCGCAATTTTCAACGCATCTTTTCGAGATTTCAACTCAAATGCATCATCTATAGCTTCGGATAAAGTATAATATGTCACAAGGAAATTGCTATCGATACCAATTTCACTTTGTGGGCTTATTTTATTTTTAAGTTCACTTTTAAATTTCAGCTGCTCGACAACTGTTGAAGAATACCGTTTTTGCCCTAATTCTTCAATTCTGGATTTTTCAACTGGGTTTATTGTGTTCATTTGAGCAAAGTGAACCTTAGCCTTTTCTTCATCGTAATTGAGCACATTTAAAATGAATGGTTGATCTAATTCAGGGACTTCAGCAATGGCCTTAACAATACCTGAAATTCGATGGTACCCATCTAGAGCATCTAATAAGGTTCCTCGCGTTACAGTGAGGGTTTGGTCGCTTGGATCATATTCAACTTCTTCATCCCCATCTGATGTTCCAAGACGAGCGTTAAAAGTTAACATAGATACAATTAAATCGCCTTTGATAAACAATTCTTTGATCTCATCAACTGATTTAGGGTTTGTTTTAGGTACAGGGATAAGGCTGCCCTTAATGTACTTTCCTTCACGCTGAGTGTTGTAATTGTACTGCAGAATGGAGCTATTATATAACTCACTAAGTTCTTTGGCAGTAATGGAAGTGACATAGTTATCCTCTTTAATTTTAATCACATTTTTAAACTTGTATGGAAGCTTAACTACTTCTTCACCGGCGAATACTCTCCCACCTTCAAGCTCTTTTGCCAATCTGGTTGGAAAATAATTTGACGGATCTAAAGCGTGCGCCCCAAGAATTGAATACATCTCTTTTGAAACAATGTAGACTTCTTTTTCGTTTAAACGCTGTACGTTGTTATCATTATTATTTAAAATTTCTTGGATATAACCAGGGAGTGCCTTGTATTTTTCCGCCATCGTAGCTTTTAATTCCTTCACCATATTGGAATCATCTTTAATATCAATAAGCCTTTCCTCTATTTCACTTTTTAACTTATAAAGTTTATCCGTTGTTAACAAAACATCAGACACATTATCACCTCACATAATCATATTAAATTTATCATTATTTTCATAAGCAAGTAAAGCTTTTATATGATAATTTGTATCACTTATTCAAAAACATTTTAAGTTTACTCTGTATATACATGTCTGATTTTAAAAAGAATTCTTTATATTGCTCTAATGTAACATCATCTAAAAAGGTCATATCTTCTTTTTGATCAACCAAAACCCCTGGATCTTGAGAATAATCCCTTTCATTGACTAAATAATGATCATTCAAAACATTGATATTGCTGTGACCAGAGAACGCTGCCACTTTTTTAATATCACCATTAACGCTGTAAGAAAAGTTTGTTGCAGTATTGCGTAAACTATGCGGAGTTATCTTTCTTTCTTTGGGAATACCCATAACTCTACATACGCGATTCCACATATCCTGTATTGAATCAACTGTTAACTTATGAAATAACAGTTCATGTTCCCCATACTCTTGCTTTAACAGCAACAACTCTTCATAAAAAGCTGTGGAAATTCCAACTGGCCTAGCCTTTTTTTGCTTAGTTTTTTTAAAGTTGACGAGATAACATTGATGCTTTTCTGAATAAGTAATATCATCCCACCCAACTCTAAGCACCTCTGATTTACGCCCACCAGTACGTGCACTAAACAAAATAAACATCTTTTTCATTAATCTGTTCTGACGCTCAGTAGCATAAGCTGCCTCAGCAAATTCATCAGCTTCCGATATTCCTTCAAAAGACCCTGCTGGATTCTTTTCTGTTGGAAGAGGTCTAAAATTAAATACAGATGAATCACACTCATGTTCAGATTCAAGATACTTAATCATGCTTTTCAGTGCGGCAATCTTATTGTTAATTGTTGAATTGGAGTTACTTTTATTTTTAGCCAAATGGGTTCGATAATCATACAGGTCGCTTTTCTTGATCGCCAGGTCACTCTCAGTTAAATATTCAATATCCTTGGCAGCATAGTGGTTGAAAAACTCTCTTATATGCCTTTCATACGTGGCTCTAGTATTAGACTTTTCAATTTCTCCAGTTTCTCGATCCCTGTTTCTTAAATCTAATTCATCAAACCACCTATTTATGTTATTGTATATTGAATAATCCCTTAGTGTTGACGCTTTCTTTTGAGCTCCCATAATGACACCTCATATCATTTTTTTCATTAAGTATTGATCAAATTCTTGCCATGCAACAACCCATTCATTTTCACCTTGAATATTGCTCAGTAGCATTATATTGGCGTTACAGATTTCCATTTGCTTTAACATGTCGTATTCTTTAAGAGCGTTAATTAAGTTGTCTGCATTCATTTTATCACACCTAATTTATTTTTATTCTATAATAAAATTTAGTTTAGGACATTTACCCTTTCGTCCTTACAGACGTTTATAATTGGCATTCCCGTCAATTCCTCATAAAGCTCCTCTTCGAACCCAACCCATTCATCACTCGTTGCTTCTCTTCGTAGGAACTCATTATAAGCTACTGCTATCTCAGGCTGCTCTAAAAACTTTAAAACGATCATATGCTTTTTCCAAACTTTAGCCTTGTTTTCTTCTGTGTAATATTTATTATTCATTTTATTTTTACTCCTTAAATACATTTTATAGAATTTTTTTGTTCTTTAATGAGGTTGTATTCTTTATGGTTTTTTCTCATTGTAGTTACATTATTAGGTGTAAACACATCTGGATCCTCTAGATGGAGATTGACTCGTGTGAAGTTCTTTAGTTGTTTTATGTATTGATATTGTCTTAATGATGTAATCTTCAACTCTTCTTTTTGAGTGGCACTGGTTGTTTCCATTGTTTCATCCCCCAACAACGTTCATCTTGTAACTTCATTATATATGTTACCACAATAATATGCAATGATTTATTTTATTTTTATTCACGACAAATAACACATCCCCTATGTATGTGTTAAAATGTCTGCTGATTTGTCTTTAATCCTCATTAGGATACCTTTGCTTTATATTTTGATCTAATCATTTCTGCTTCATTTTCAAGATGATTATCTTCCTGGGAAATTTCTAAATTAATATCTCCCATTTCCATGTATCCCTTAGCCATTTCCTCATAAGAAAGTGCTTTTCCGAAATGCTTTTTCATTTTAATTCCCCCATGGTCTTATATTTGGTTTTATAAAATATAGGAACTTCCCCTTTAAATTAGAAAAGACGCCTGATCCTTTGGATCAAACGTCTAACCGTTGACTATGTAAATTCCTAGTTGTGTTATGCTCCTCTGCTAGCTGAAGCCACTGTGATATCTCCGTTAGCAGTTTGGACTGATTGTTGTCCACTTACAAATCCTACAGTTAAAGCTAGTAAAATGACAATCGCGCAATTAAATTTCTTCATTCTTTCACCTCCTTTCAAGTGAAGAAAACTATAGCGCAATTAAATTTAATATTTCATCTGAGTATCCATGCTTTTTCAATTCAATCAAAGGTAGATTTAGACAGAGCCTATCGCCTGACTTTTTGAATTTCTTTATACTCTCGTGAAAATGGGACATATCATTATACAGCAAGCCCTTAACGTGATAAAGAAACCCTAAATCATCATCCAGAACATCATGTTCTTCAATTTTTTTAATAACATCTTCTGCTTTCTTAGTTTCTTTGATATTAGTCAAATAAAAAGCAGCTTCAATCATATCCGGTATTTCTTGAGACTCGAAATCTACCCATTTGTTTTCTCTCGCCCAGACATTATCTAAAAAGCAAAGTGCGAGTCGTAATTTATAATGATGATGGCTATTGTCTTTTGCAAAGTTCAAGCCTTTTTCATAGCATAGTTTTGCTTTAGCATAATCTTCAAAAATGTATGTATTCCCAAGTGTTAAATAACTAAATACAATCAATCTGTTATTATTGCATTCTTCAATTACAGCGCTACAATGTTTTCGGGTTTCTTCTAGTTCATAATCATTTAAGCTTATATTGGCCTTTAACAGTTCAATTCGACCACTGTACGAATCTTTTATAAATCCATTAGACAGTTCGTCAATCTCCAGAAACTGAGCTGTACTTTTCATTAAGCCAAATTCTCCAATTTTCAAGTATTCGTACATAATCATAATATTCGAAAATGAATACATTTCAGGAGATTTAATTCTATATTTCCCAGTTTCCCGGATCGCTTCATTTATAGAAATTTTATTATTATTCAGTTTTCTATGTAGGGAATAAACCTGTCCCCATTCACGACTTATTGAATTAGATGATTCGCAAAGATTGCTTACGATCTTATCAGTCAATGCATTCCATTGGTTTAAATCTGCATACTCGACAGACTGTCTTGCGCTTTTTTTATTGGGATCCAATGATAAGAAGTAGTCACTTAGAAGCTGCTCTTCATTATCCGGAAACAAGCTCTTAACAATATTAATTAAACCGCCTAAGTTGTCCATTTCTTTCTCTGGGGTGTTGATGAATTTGTAAAAACCATTAACCTTTTCGTACCCTGCTATTTTTGAGAGTTTCGCTGCGAGCTGGTTGTCTTTTTCACATTCATTCTTAATCATCTGCTTAAGATTCATTGGTTACTCCACCCCTTCCCAACTAATGTTCCCTTGTTTATAATATACATTAGAGTTGTCAGAATTACAAGTATTTATTTTATTTTTATTCTAATTATTTTTTAAGGATTAATTATCTGTTTAAAATTCGTATTTTATGAAGACACAATGAGGATTAACCCTCATTGTGCATATTTGGCCAAATACAACTTACCACCTTTATCTTAGTTCCTCTTGTGCTTTATCATCTAGCTTGTTAAAAGCTCTCTCATAGGCTTTCTTTGGTGTTGAATATGTTCAATTAAATAGTCTTTTTTGTAATTCTTTTTTTAGCTCTGGTTTAGTCAGTAGCCATTCGTCTTCATACCCAAAGTCTATATTGCAGCTAAACTAATAATTTTACAGGATGCAATCTATTGGTGGAGCAATTGTTTATTTTCAAAAAATGCTCTCTACATTTGTACAGTTATTACATCCACAACTTCCAACCACGATAGTGTTTTTGATAATAAAAATCCTTTTTTTCTGACATCAGAGAATTCAGCTTGTCTCCTTTATCACTTATAATGTCCAATCCTAATAATTGTCCATCAACGAATGCTTTAATTCTTTCAACTGGTTCATCAGATTCAACTTTAAATACATTAAATTCTTTCTGGATTTTTTGTAATTCTTCAAAACTTTCAGTTAAGAAATCCATTGTTTGATTATATGTTTCTGAATCTATAAAAAGAGCATAGTAAGGCAAGTCTCTCCCTTTTTTAAATATTCCTTTTGAAACTAAATTAGCAACTTCTCTTAAAACACTTAGTAGTTCTTCTCTTTGTGCATTTTTCAATTTAAATCTTAAATCTGTTGTTTCAGATAAGAATATCTCTAAATCTGTCATAAGGTTATAGATACAATCTAGTCTCTTTTCCTTCTTTTTCTTATGCTCAGATAGCAAATAGATAATAAATGGAACAATGCCACCTATGATTGCTCCAATTATACCTGCAAGTATTGTGTCAGTCATATATCTCCACCCACTTATTTTAATAAAAGGATTCTTTTATCTAAATTCATTCAAAGGAAATTCTTTATTCGATCCCAATCTTCTCTTTGTTTCTCTAAGGGCCTTGAACTTCGAGCCAACTTACCAATATGATAAACAGGGAACCACTTTGCTTCATTTATGATTATGGGTTCCTCGAACTTAATCACATCTCCTAAATGATTCGAGCATCTTATGTTATACACTCTTTTAACAGTCCTAAAGGGTTTTACTCCTAAGGTAATAATAATTTTAGGATTAACAATTTCAATTTCATATTTCAAAAAGTTTTCGCTACAATTCCTATACCAAGCAGATTTTGTTCTACCGGACAAGTTTTCTGTCTCTTTCATGCATAGTATTGCATTCGTCAAGTATGTATCTTCTGGCCTGATACCTATAATAGCTAGCATTTCAATCAGTTTATTGTTTGTTGGATTTAATGGGTTCACTTGGCCCTTATTTCTAATAAATGCATCTACATGACCCCAATCTTGTCCTATGATTAACACTTTAGCATTTAAATTGCCGTGCCATTTAGTCCAAGGATTTATGTGATTGGAATCATATCTCCCATTTAGTATTACTGCCGGATTCTTGACTCCTTGACATAAAGTGCATTGTTTCCTGCGAAGAACTAATTCTCTGTACTTCCTATTTTTTGAGACTTGCCTTAGTGTATCAGACAAAAGATAACCACTCCTTTTGTTCACCTGAGTTAACCTACACTTTAAATAAGGTAATTATTTCAAGATCTCACTCTTTATTTAAAGCCGTTTCCATTCAACATACTCAAATCTCTGTTGATAAAGGTCTTCCAGGATTGAAGCCCATTCAATCCAACCTTCAGCAACGATGCTTTTCTTCTCCCCATCCTCAATCCATTCAATCCAGTACACCTGAACACTCCTCACCTAGTAATAACTTCAATTTGTCTTATGGCAGAAATGGCTTTAAACTCTGTATGCAGCTCGTTTGCGATCACTAAAGCTTCTGACATTGTAGTAAATTTAGAAGCGCCATGTAGCCCATTAGATAATATATAACCACTGCCATCTAATTTAAATGACTTGAAGTAATCATCATTTTCAAATTGAATAACAAAAAAGATATCGATAACCGGCATAGCTAACTCCTCTTCAAAAGACCACCAATTTTTATGGCCAGTGGTAGCAATCCAATCAGTATGTAAAACACCATGATATTTATTTTATTTTTAAAGAACAGTTCAATCAAATTCTGCTCCATACCTGGTGAAAATGAATCAATCAGTTCCTGCTTAAACTCTTCATCATAAACCTGATCAACAAATAAGGCCTTAAATCCCGTTAGAAAGCCAACACCGAGCCAGAGTATTAAGAAATATGCTATTCCAATCAAATTAAAGCCCTCCTTATATACATCGTCTGGTATTATAGTAGTGTTAAATACTTTGTGCAGGTGAAATTTAATGGAAGAGAAAGATTTTGAGACGAATGGTTTCGATGTAACAGTTGTGTATGATTATAAGGAGTATCCCGATGTTAAATATGGACGCTGTGACAACTGTGATTACGCTTTGTTCAAGAGTTCAGTGAAAAGTGGTGTGTTTTTACGTGAGTGTCGTAGGTGTGGTATGAAGAAGAGCATTTAGTTTAATGCTCTTTTTATTTCACTGGATCCATGTAGCTTACATATACTTCAATTCCGTCTTCAGTTTTATATTCTGCAATCCTGTCTGGATCAGCTTCAATCTTCTCTATTAGTCGTTTCGCATCCTTGTTCCTCTTTGCAGTATTGGAAACTACAATCCAAGACCAATAATTCCATTCAGAGATGCAAGACTTAATCTTTTCTGGTATCTTATGACCTCTTGTATAAACCTTGATCATTTGCATACTCCCCCTGCCGGTTCATTATTTAATCCAATTTGCTGGTGGAAAGCTCAATACTCGATGTTGTCCATCTAAATAAGCATGTTTCCTTTCCCAGGTACTTTTCTTCCATGCTTTTTGATTTGTATATGATGGATCTAATGGCTTTGGATATTCTCCGTTCACCCATCCATCTTCAATATGATTCAGTTTGGCTTCGGTACCTTTATCATCGTATTTGTACCAGACAGTAATCATTTTGGCTGCCATATGTTCACCTGCTTCCCTTAAAAACACAACTTTATTTTAATCTATTATTCACTCATCTATAAAATCACTCGCACACTGATAAAGCTTTTGATATATATCTTCATCAACTGGTGGCTCAATTTGCTTAACGCCATTTTCCACTTCACTATAACGACGACCATCGTATGGATTTTTCTCCCATACAACTGGAATGGACACGTCTCTGTATTTAAAATATACACCGCCATCTTCAAACTCTTGTCTTTGAGTTAGGCCCACTGGGGCAATGTCAATAATTTCATCATCTAATTTCACCCACATGTGAAATTCATAAGGCGGATCCCATCTATAGGCCAAAGGAAGAATCATAGGATTGAAAATTAATTCACCTGCTTTTAGTTCAGCATTAATACCATACTTTTTTTGAAGCAACTCTTTTGTTAAATATGAAGTATATGCACATTTATCTCCAATCGACACTCTAAGTTTATTGAACGCAGTTATTATCCCTTCAACAATGTTTTTTTGCATACGCTCTTTTTCGTTCATATTGCCCTCCTACCAGGTCTTTGTTTATTTTATTTAAAAGAATGATTTTATTCAGTAACACCATTTTCATATTCAAGGTTGTATGTTGCTATTTCGTGTACTCCTATATCCCCTGCAAAGTTTCCATCCTCATGTTCCTGTTGTAAATAAACCTCTTTATCTTTTTCAAAGATTTCTCTTGCTTCATCTAATTCAGTTACAGCTTGCGATCCCATTCGATCTGTTACAGTAAATACTAAGCACCGTTTTAACTCGGTACCATCTTTAAGGACTACGTCTGCCATGACGTACCCATTTGGCTTTAGTTCGCCAATTTCATTACGTCTTTTATCGATTGCCTCTTGAAGAACCACAGAAACAGTATTGTTATCAGACTCACTTAAAGCCATTTCTAATTCTTCAATTTCCTCAAGTAGTACTTGAATTTCCTCTCTCATTCTTCATCTCTCCTTTTTAATATACGCCCTATGAAACCCATAAAAATTTCTCATTGTTGCACCTTAAATCACCTAAAATGGTTACAGCATCGCCAATATCATACAAACAATCAAGGTATTCGTTTAAAGCATCTGCCCAGCTATCAAAATCGAATTCAGTAGATTCTTCACCATTTTCAATTGACTGTTTGATCCATTCAAAGTTCTCAACAACTATTTTAAAGTCATCTAGAAAAATTTCATCTAGAGCATTATTGTTTCCTTTTTCAATTCGTCGTTCTTCTTTCCTGAGTATGTATTTCAATTCAGAAAGCACATTTTTCGCAACCTCATGTACAGCATCATTTGTTTCTTTGTTTGTAAGGTATTGCTTGATATTAATTTGATTTCTCCATTTCGGCATTTCTATATTCCCCTTTCATGTGTGGTTTTCACCTTCTAATTTTGTAAAAGTACGATTTTATTTAAACATTGCATTTAATATATTCGTCAAAATCCGGAAAGATAAGCCAGTCATTTGTCATCAGCTCATCCACTTTTTGCAAAAATTCTTTTGATCTGCCTTTCAATTTAAAATCGCCGTCTCCTCCATAAAATTCGCTCAAGCCTTCATAACCGCCTGATTTGTAGTCTGATATAAAACATCTCCCATCAAAATTCCTATTGTTTCCTGCCTTTTCTGAATCTATAATTGCACGAGTTTCTTCCTCTATTGCTTCAAAATTGTAACTCTTTGCAATCCGATTTACCTCTGTCAATCTGGAGATGATTTCATCTGACCAGTTACCCCTCACATCTCTTAGAAGTGCTTCCATTAAGATGATTTCTTCTTGCTTTATCATGGTCTTTCCTCCTCTAATTAAGTTTGTATTCCTACTCCATAACCTTCCCTTCAAGTACAACCTCACTTGCAGTCCAAGTGATCTCATTAACTCCATTCTCATCCATCAAGGTTTTCGCTTTACTATCCGCGCTCACTTTTAGGTCTTCCAAACTTTCGGCTTTAATTATATCGGCTAATAGCATATAGTCCTGATCGTAAAATTTTACTGAATAATCCTTCATATATTCTCTCTCCTTTTGTTGTAATGTGCGCTTTAACTTAACCTTGAAAATTTTCATTCCCTTACTTTTTTTGTAACTTTAGTATACCATGATCACTTTAAGTGATCAATATCTTTTTAATCTTTTTTGTAAATCAACAGCTCATGCAACTCAATATCTAAATATGTACAAACTTTATCAAGCAGATCCCTTGGATACCGCTCCATTTCGTCATGATACAGCTTTCTAACTGTGTTGAAACCATGGTCAATATCATTGGACAGCTTTCGAATACTGATATTCCTTTCGTCTAATATCGGCTTTAAATTTGATTTAATCAATTTTACTACCTCACATTCATTATGTATGATCACTTTAAATTATCACCATATGCATAAAAAAGGTCAAGGATATACCTTGACTATGTATTAAGCTTACCAATCAAATGAATCTTCATGTTCAAATCCATAAATACCTTTAATCCACACGTCTCCGCAGCCTGGATTCTTTGTAATCTCTAACACATGATTACGATTTGCATCTCCCTCTACTCGATCTGCAGCAGTATAGTCGGCATAGTTCCCTACAAACTGCTTTTCACTACGTGGAAATACCCAGCCAGCAAGAGTTATCCTACTGATTTTCATATTTAGAGTACACCCTTCTGCATTGCTAATTGTGAATTTGTAGAAGAGCCAAGTGCGATCATAATTCCGATCAAAATAATCTGCCATTGAAAAACTCTCTGAATCCTCACTCATGTGAAAATTCACATTTTTGTAGTCTAATGTAAGCTTCGCCTCAGCACTTGGTGTGTTAAAACTCAATATAAAACCAATGCAAATTACAGCCAAAAAGATTAACTTTTTCATTCCCTCTCCCCCTTTTCCAAATTATACTATATTTGAAATGAAGGTGAAAGAACAGGCAGAAGCTTCGTGATTTATCTGTATTCTTCATGATATAGCTAGATATACATGCATCTATGAATATCTTCGTGTATTTATAAGTATCTATACCTCCCTATATCACACAAATACACCTTATTGAGAACAAAAATATTTATTTTAGTTCATTTTTAAGAACAAATCTTCCATTTTTATGATATAATCATCACTGCTTATAGGCAGCCTTACTGCTTATTCGCCATATGGTATAGGAAAGAGGTTCTTTTAATGAACGTAAAACATTCTAACTGTTTCTTTGTTATCAGGCTGTTTGCCGCTCTCTGTGTGCTTATTGGTCATGCTACAAGAGATATAAACATTTCTGTCTTTGGTTATACTCCAGAGAGTAAAGCAATATTTCACACCGGCATATCAATCTTCTTTTTTCTAAGTGCACTTTTTCTTTTCACTTCTTATGAGAGATCCCAGCTTAAAGGGAATAATGTAACTGATTTTTATTGGAGCCGAATTATTAGGATCGCACCCGCAATATACACCTATGCTATTGCCTCCACTGTACTGCTAATTGTTCTAGGAGCTCTTTCATTGACAGTATTCACTACTAAAGAGTACTGGACATGGCTTCTTAGCAATCTTGTGCTATACCCTCAATACTTCCCTGACATATTCCATCACATTGGCACAGGTCGCCTTAACGATTCACTTTGGACAATTCCTGTTCAGATTAGCTTTTACCTGGTGTTACCCGCAATTTATTGGTTTTATAAACGCTTCGGATTCAAAAAAATGATTCTTTGTTCTTTTGCTGTTTCTGCTTTTAGTGTGCTGATTTCTTTCGTGGTTTTGAAGTTCTTGCCTGGTAATGTGTTCGGTAACCTGTACTTACATTCTTTCCTGCCACAGATGTTTTATTTCACTTTGGGCATCTTCTGGACAAAGGCATGGAGTAAGTCACCGCAGCACCTTGTTTTATTTTTGTCTTCGGTAATTTTATTTTTACTTATTAAGGCAGATCCCATGCATCTTAGTTCAATAAACAGTACACTATGGAACTTTTTATGGTTTGTGCCGTTAAGCTATGCGATCGTTTGGTTCGGGTACAATGGGCCGAAAATATTTTGGCAACTGAACCGGTTAGATGATATCAGTATGGGGATTTTCATATGGCACATGGTGATTATCAACGTCTTCCTATACACCGGAATTAATAAAACACTGTCTGATTACCCGTTGATCATAGTTCTAATTGCTGTCACTGCTGCAATCGCATTTCTTTCGTACAGAATCGTGGAAAAACCCGCTCTTAAATTACGTAATATCAAGAAAAACAAACCAGTCAAAACGAAGATTGCGAGCTAATGGCCAAGGGCTGTTCATGTAGGCAGCCCGTGTCCCATTTAGCATGAAATGGTGTTTTTATTCAAAGTTGTTTAAGATGCTTGAATTGAGGTGTATTTAACTCCTCCTCATATTCACTTTCAAGATATTTTCTTATGTCATCAGCAGATGCGTATAGATATGTGAAAGCCATATCTAACACAGCTTTTCTTTTCCTTATATCCTTATTCGACAATCCTGTTCCTTCGCCTTCATCAACCGAACCGAGCAAATTATATAAAGTTTGGGTGAAATCTTTTAAAGTGTAAGTCATATGATCAAAGTCTGTGTTTTGCGCTTCTTCAATATCTGATTCATCTAGCCTTTTCATTAGATGTATAAATTCATTTTCCATCCTGTGCAACTCCTATTCTGTTTAAAACATGTTTTATTTAATCTTAGCTTCTATTTGTACAAACTCTCCCAGTGGCTCAACACATGCTACTTCGTACATGCAGTCGTCATATGTATTGAGTAGAACCTGTGTTTCCTCTGTTATTTGCCCTTTGTCCATCATCTCTTGCAATGAATCAATCAATTGTTTTACCTTCATAGACATGAATTACTCTCTCCCTTTAAATAAAGCATTCCCCTGTATATTTCTTAATCTCTGAGATAACGCTTGCTGATAATTTTTCCCTTCAATTGATGTTGAACAATCAATTAAGTTAAGTGTGTGACCTCCCTTATCAACAGTGATCAATAGCTGATCACCTATATCACGATTAATCCATTTTTTATGCCTTCTTTCTGCCATGTATGAAAAACCAAAATTATTTTGTGTATGTAAATTCACTATACAGCTGGTTGATAAACTTTCGATTGCAGTTTTAGCAGCAAGAATTATTGATCTGTTTTGCGTTCGCTCTAAACAGGTGAAATATGTTTCTTTCATAATTCCTTTGTATCTAAATATCGCGATAGCTACCCCAGTTTTTGCAGGTGCTTTTTGTAGCACTCTGATGAAAATATCAATTTCTTTAGACATAATATCCACCTTTTCTAGATTTTATATTATATCTAATTATCACACATTTAGACTAAAGCTCAATATATATTTTGTTTTAGTCGCAGCCAACTTTTCACCCATCTTTATAGCATATCCGCTCCCTTTAAAAAAAAAGAGAGCGAAAGTATTTTAGTTTAGAATAATAACATTTAGTTATATATCTGTTAAGCTGGCTTACGCTTACTAATTAAATCGGTTATGTAGTCTGCACCTTTAGCAGTGAGATACGTTTTTGAAACATATCCAATCTTAGATGTTGGCACACTTTTAACTTCAAATAAACCACGACCCATATATTTTTGATATGGAAGGTTATTTGCCATCAGGATTTTCTGATCCTTAAGAAAAGTGAATAACTTATTACGTCCAAATCCTTTGATATTTAATTCCTTAGCAAGTGAACCAATGTCCATTAGCCCGTCAGCGTCCAAGAACTGATGATACTTCTCCACTTTTGGTTGATACTCAGTTACCTGTTGTTCCAAAAGGAGTTTTTCAGATTCGATTCTCTCACGTTCCTTTTGTTCTTGTATCCATCGCTCCGCCCGTTGGATTGAGTTATCAATCATATAGGAAGGAACTAATTGTTTTTTAAGCTGCGTTTCCATCTCTTCAAACCGTGTAACATAATGCGCAGTAAACAAAACGCCTTTTGTACCATTCATTTTATTAGCCACCATGTCGCAGCCTTTACGAGTGAGAAGGTAGTATTTGTATGGACGTTTATTCCCCTCTACGGTATACGAGTTTTCAATAAAGAAATCAAGAGAACTCAATTTTGAGTTTTCTAAAATCTGCATATATTTTTCAATGTCCCTTACTAGATTTGCGTGTCTCTTTTCAACCATATCAGCCACTTCACGACTATCCATTAAAAGTTGTCCATCCCGTTCAATTACAGTTAAATTTTTTTCCAATAAAACCTCTCCAATTAATTTGATTTATGTATATTTAGATCTTTATGAAAAAGTTTACATTTCACATTCAAATCACCCCCTTATGTCCATTATCTTCTTAATAAAACAGCAACAAGAACCCTTATGATATAAAGCTTTTAGAGGTCTGTTGTATCCTAAAAAAGAAGAATAACCATTAGGATTTTTTCAATTCATATAAAATATGCATTTTATTTTATTTTCACCCTTAAAATATGTATGCTTTCGCTGTTGTTTTAACTTGATTTAAGTATATCATGACTATTTTAAATAATCAATAATTATTTTATTTTTATTCTTAAAGTGTGTATTTTGTTATGATGTAAGCAAGAGAAGCTTCGATGTATCCAGAATATAATAAGAAGCGTTATTTACCGTATCACTGTAAGATTGTGCCCCCTCAAAATCATTTATTACGTCTTTTTCTTCTGCCGTCATATCCTGATATTTTACCTTGCCATACGAAGGAGGAAGCCAGTTTTTCTTTTGGCTGCCAAAAATATTGAACTTCTTAAGTATTTCCTTGTCTTTAAACTCAATGTGACATGTCCCTTTTTTATAGAAAGTGACATAAAAGTACTTTAATTCTATTTTTTTCGTTTCGCCGTAATGCTCAGCTAGCTTTAAAGTTTCATCTATGTTTATGTCTTCTGTTAACCCATTGTCAAGGTAATTGAAAACTTTTTCGATATCCTTCAACTTTTCTAAGACCTTGTAGTCTGTTGGATTATACCGACCATCTAGCCAACTACAATACCCGTTTAGTGGAATAATTATTTTTTTATTAATTTTATATGATTTATTTGTTTTCCACCCATTATATAAGTGCACATTTTTTGATGATTCATCATAGTAATGCTTGTGGCTAAATTCTTCAAAAAGGTTAAGTATTGTATCTTCTACGCCCTGTGTCATCTCTTTGCTCATCTGAATTCTTAATGTATAGATATTGAACAAAGAAAAGTCATAATCTTTTAATTCCTCAACGTGCTGCAAGTACTTTTGTTTCAGGTTGCTTGTAAAGAGCCCCATAAACTGATCATTGTTAAATAACGTATTCCAATACTTCGCCCTAATTTGTTTTATATATGCATTCTCTATGTCATTTTCTTCGGCATTCTTATCAATTTGCAGCTTCAATATTGGAGCACTGTCTTCATTGAATCTATGCAGCATTAAGGGTTTCAAACTGTTGTATTCATTGATTAATTTTAAACCCGCTTTAATCTCATAATTGAATTGTTCTACAATTCCCTTTATAAAATCTGCACTCACTAACTGTGTAGCTTTATAATCGTCATTAATTCTATGAGATTCATCTTTTTTCAATTCTTCTATTAGAACGCTGCTATATTCTTGTTTTTCAATGCTTATGTAAATTAGGGCTGTTTGTACTTCGGTGCTTCGTTCGGAGTTATGGAAAGCGTTTTGAACATATTCAACTTCTACATTTATTTCCTCTAGCTTACGAATGAGAAATTTCCTGTCATTTGAATACGGATTTTTTAATGTTTCGGCATTTAACAAGCAAACAATTTGGCCGGATCTTTGTTGCTTCTCAATTAACTCAATGGCCTTTAATAAGTGTTTAGCACCGTTGCTAAAAGGTGGATTCATAAAAATCAAATCGTACCTCTTGTATGTGTTAAACGTCAGAAAATCGTCTGCAATCACTCTGTAATCTTTGCCTTTAAGTATGTGTCGTAAGTTTTCATCTTGTTCAATTGTATCCACGTCATACTTCGTATTCCTTCTATAGTTCCTAGTATTTTTAAATTGAGTGTAAATGGCTTCTACTAAGTTTCCTTTACCTGCTGACGGCTCCAGAACAGAGTTGATGTACTTCCATTCTACTTTAGAGGTCATTTTTCGGATTAACTGTGGTGGTGTCGGATAAAAATCCGGATTATCTTTAAACATTTTAATTTCCCCTTTGGTGAGGAAATGAGATGTTCTCCCATCCCCTCATGAGTTTATAGATTAGGCTTATATGTGTTGATTATTGGTTTGAAGCTTTTTTTATTTAGATAACCTAAAACCTCATCGAATTGTCTTTTGTCGCAAGAGTGGTACTTACTATGAATTATTTTCATTCCATCTGGTTCAACCTCTACATTATTCAATACTGTTTCGGGCAGCGAGTGCCACCCTTTGAACATCAATAATTCTGAGTAGAAGTGACGGTAATATAATTTTCTTTTATTTTCAGGGCGGTATGTCAACTTCACTGCATTATCATATTGGGCATATTTAGTTGGCCGGTAACTGTCATACGTTATTCTTTCAGTAATTAAAGATCCAAGATCAGATATGTAAAACAGAGTATATTTTTCACCTTTTTCAAGATCAGCATTTTTAAATTGTTCTTGAATGCTGTCAACTTCATGGAGAATTCTGTATAACGAAATTTTCAATTCTTCTATATCTACTTGTTGGATAATTTTTTTCTTCAACTTCAAACTTTTAAACTTCAACTTTTCTTTAAATAAAGATTTATATTTGCTCCAGTCTTCCTTTTTCCAGGTCTTATGTATATTTAATTCTTCAATTACCGAAGTTGAAATATCTTCCAACACATCTGCTTGATATTTTAACTCCTCTAATTCTCCTTCTTTTATCGCTTGTTTATGAGAAATTGACTTTTCAATTTTTGCATTGTCCACTAAACCAACGTATCTTGCATAAGAATGGCCTTGAGCGTCTAAAATAAATTGCAATTTCCCGCCGTAGTACACTCCTACGCCATATAAATTCCATTTGACTGTGTTCTTTTCTAGATCGTCCATATTGTAATAATCAATCATTGAGTTGATTCTGTTGTCCTCCGTAAAGCTTCCACCGGTTTCCGCAAGAAAATCAAAATCATTTAAAAGCATGTTAGAAAAGTTGTTTAAAGCTTCTTCAGTATTGAAATGTACTTCTTTTGTAATTTTCACATTTTCAAGTCTGTAGTCACCTTTAGCAACCTCATCTTTATATTGATCAAGTGTTTGATTTTTGTTTAAGTTGGCAAACTGTGCATCAATAACAAAATACTCTTGATCTTCATTCAGTTGTTTTACTACAATGCTGCTATAGATATTTTCGGCTTGTTTCTTTTCTTCTTCTTGCCGTCTCTTATATTCAGCATTTTTGATTTCTTGTTCTTTTAAATATTCCTGCAGTTCTTTTTCTTTTCTCGCTTTCTCGGCTTCTTTGAATTCTTCCATCTTTGAATCAAACAGAGTCATATCTTCTTTAATTTCTTCTGTTTGTTCTGTCACTGTATATTCCCAATCTAATGAAACACGACCATAAAAGTTGTAGCTACCTGCGTAATCAGTGTATGGATCTGCTGGGCTGTAGCAATGGCGATAATTGTTTAAAAGACTGTTGCAATAATCATAAATCGCAGTCAAATAAACTGACCCTTTTTCATATGGGCTTGATTTGATTGTGATGTTAATAGTGCTATGTGAATAGCTTCCCCCAGTAGTAACAGAGAATTTACATTGTGGGAAACGTTGTCTTATATGCTTTCTTATTTCCTTTGCCATTTCTTTTACTTCTTGTTCCTTATTTACTTCTAATTCACTGCATTGTGTTGCATCCCACAGACTCATTTTTACACCCTTAGCTTTCTTTTTGGTTTTTGTGATTGTTTTAGATGATGAGATTTCTTGTTTAGTAACACCATTAGCGACTTGCATTGATTTTTCTGTCCGTTTGCTCCACCAGCATTTTTTGAATCCAGAGTATCGAAAACCGTTTGATTTAAGATGAGTTAAAACCTCTTGTTCTGGTTTACTATCAAAATATAGTTCAATTCCATTTAACTCTTCATTAATTCTTAAAACAGCTGTCATTTTCAACCTCTCCATTCTTTATAACTATTTTATTTTTATCTTAAATGTATGTAATCCTTTGACTTGATTTAATTTTAACATGATCACTTAAAATAATCAATAGTTATTTTATTTTTATTCTAAATAAAGAAAATCCTATTATCGAGGTTCAGCTTGCTGAAACGAGACGGCCGTAAAGGTACTTTACGGACGAATTTATTATTTTTTTTATTTAATTATTACCCCTCTTCCCCTTTAAGGGACACACCCCTCAAACCCTTGGGACAGTTGACTTTTTTTTATGATTTATTGCTTTATTTGCAATAAGGGTTATAAATCATTATTTAACCAATCAATAAACATTAACCTCATTCTTCTTGATGGAATGTAAATTGAAATCGAATCATTATTTCTTATGCTACTTCTCCATATCCATTGAATCATCTCTGAAAGGGCAAAATAAGTCTCATCAACTTTAACACCCTTAGAGCTAAAATATTCAACTAATAATGGATTACAATAACGGTTAATAGCATAAACCAGTGTATTTTTATGACTATGTTCATTTGTAGACCGGATATTACATGGTATGAACCCCTTAGTATATCCCTTGCCTGAAAGCCTTGGTTTATAATCAATAAACGTTGTCCACATATTAAAGTTTGATTTAGACTTACATATGTTCTGAAAGTAATTCAGGATATTATTCTGCAGTCGTTTATGTAAAACCCTTTTGTTTCTGTACCATCCTTTTGATAAAGAGTACTTTTCTTCACCGATTTTATTAAGATCACCATCATATACATTTATCTTGTTTTTAATTTTATTCTTAATATGATTGTCTGCTGCTGAATCATACGGCACACACTTATATTTTCCATTATCTTTTTTAATCATATATTTCTCATAAGGAATATTGTTTAAATCATAATAATACTTCTGTAACTGCCCATCGAACAGATATGTTAAGTTGTATACTTCTTTAAACAATTTGAATATGTCAGCAGGAAAGTTCCAGAGTATGACTGAATCATTATGTAATATTAAATTATTATTTAATGCAAGCTGCTTCAAGTGTTTAAACTCTCCATCATATTCCCTTTGCATATTCTTTTCTTGTTCCATGTTCCAAATTAATCGGTCGTCTTTATTAATTATCCAGTTATTTTTAAATAACATATCCAGGTCATCTGCAGATATGTTTAACTGCTTTACAACCTCTATTGCTTCATCCAGTATCAAAGTATAATTACCTGAATAGATGAGTTCTTTTGTTGTCTCATTTGCCATCTTAAAGAGTGCGTGTGTAGTTGCTATATTCTTATTATCTGAAAGGTGTTTATGTAATGAGTCTAGCTTATAAAATGTTTCTCCGTTTACGCTGTGTATCTTAGGTTCAATAAACTTCTTATCTGGACACGCTTCCTTTATCCTCTTTACCTCATCAAGATATGGTGTAATAAAAATAAACTTATCTTCTTTGGGTGCTTCATTCATCTTTTGAATCATACAGCTTGTCTTACCTGATCCCATTATAGAATCAATTATTTTAATTTTATTCATAATATATACAGACTTCCCCTTTAATATTAAAAATAAAGGAACGGATAAATGTTTTACCGCTCCTTCTCATATATGAAATTCAATTATTGATCCTTTCTTCAAGATCATGAATACGTCTTTCAAGACCAGAGAATTTCTTATCGTTGTATCGGTGATCACTTTCAATATTCTTGTTAATAATCTTAAGCATAGACACAACCTCTTCAGGTTCATTTTCTTCGATCCGTTTAACCGTTTCTTTAATATCCTTAACGTCCTGCTTAATTGTGTTAATATCCTTGGATAGTTGCTGTATCGCTTCAAGGATCTGATTTTCCATTCCGCTCACCTCTATTAAGCATAGTATAGCATGATGTCAGTTAGATTTGTTTACCTTCTTTTGGCGTATACAAAGTAAGCGATCCATAACAAAATGACAATGATACACGTTACTATGAAGATAGCCGTAATAAGCGACTGTATTCCGCTGCTGAAGTAATCTTTGATGAAGAGGAACAATAAGAATAAAACAACAAATGTTATGTTCGTAAACCATAATGAGAATCGTTTCATCTTTACAATGTGCTTGTCCATGTTATAATATGGGTAGTGACTAAAGGGGAATTAATCCCCTTTAGCGTGTTATCTGCGTATACGTTTGCGTTGTCTCTTGCTACGGAGGCGCTTGCGTGTACGCTTTTTCTTTTTGCTTTTCTTATTCTTCATCAGGTTTTGAATCTTCTCAGCTATCGTTAAACAGTTGATGATTAAAACCGTGATAGGAATAAGGAAAGCAATTGTTATACCCACTTTCTCAAGCACTATGTACACCTCCTTTCCTATAACTCTATTATAGCACATTTCCCTTTCAAAGTCATTTTATTTTTACTCTTAAAATGGATTTTTTTAAATTATTTTGGCACTATTATTCATGGCTATTTATAGGCTGTATAAGGCGTGTATGTGGATTGGATACCAATGATACTATGATTAAATTAAAATTGATTCTAGGTGGATTAGAATGCTTCTGATGATGTGTGCTTAGTGTGTAAGTGTGTATAGGATGGATATATGATGTATGGTGAAGGAAACGGATAGAGATGAGGACAAGCAAGGTTATGGGTGGATATAATGAGAAGGAATATGGTTAGGATGAATATAAAATAGGTGTATGAATTGATGAGTAAATTGCATAGATAAAAAATAAGACTTCGATTTGCTTCCTTTCGTTATATACACGATTATTTTAATGAATGGGTATTCACTTTTAAATTGACCGCTTAATTATTTTTTCAAAAATATATATTGTTTTTCATTTGAAATTGTGTTAGCTGTGCAAATTTATCAGCCAAAACATAAAAACCCTACATAACGTATCTTATATAGGGAATTAAATACCAATATATAGGGGGTATATTAACATCTAAAGGCCAAAAAATAAGAACAAATGTACCCCTAGCACTTCCATTTCCACGCCCAACTTATTTTTTCACTTTCCCATTTTTCAGCCTATTTTCACATCGTAATCGCTATCGTAAAAGCCTATAATATTAATGTTTTTCCACCCCTTATTCTCCCCTTTTTCATCAAATTTTTAACTCAACGTCCACTTTTCCTCTCTCCTGTCTACGTTTTACGATCACAAACCACCTTTTATCCCCTTTGACAGCTCTAAATCATTGCTATATCAACTAAATAACCCTTTCCAACAATCATTACGATAAGTACTTTTTTTAGCTCACGAACACTAAGGGGGTCATAAAAAATCAAAATAAAAAAGCCACCTTAATTGGCAGCTTCCCTTTAAAATTAGCGCTTTAGTCTCTTCAGCGCCTCCATATACGAGGTCTTTTTCGATTCCTTGTTCTCCAGTTTCTTCGGTTTAAATAAATCCTCTCTACGGCGATTCTTCGCTTTATAAACAGTTGTTTCTTTAACTTCAGTGTTCCCATTTTCAATTAAATCATCTAACTGCTTCATTCGCTCATTGATCCAGGTTAATCCACTAAGAATCGTTATCGCCCTATTACCTTTATCATAATGCCCTTTAAATAAGTCTAGGGGCATCTTGTTATCAAAGACATTAAACAGCTCATTATACGATATATGCTCCGTTAAGAACTCATGAACATCCAGAATGACTCCAGCTCTCATCACATTTGTAAACTCAACAGGAGTGAAAATCGAATTGTTCCACGACTTTTGTATATCTTCATGCAGCTTATCAAAATACTTACCCTCATTTGTAAATTCATTGAGGTCTGTTTGAGCAATAGTCATGATTCCTGGTGTGTCAAAAAGCTGATTTAAATCCTTCCTGTCTAATGTACTGATCTTTGATCCTCTGTCCGTGTAATTGAGTAAGACTTCGATTAAATCAAGGAACATCTTGTTTGTCTCCTTGTATAGTCTGCTTTCAGAAATCTTCCCTTCATATTTGCTCAAAACCATTTGATTATCCAAAGGTAAGACACAGGTCTCTGGCATAGATAAGTCATCAAGTAACTCCAGTGTATTCATCTGGTTAACCAATACCTCATTATTGTCAGGAAGGATTGGTACAGCAACTATTGTTTTATGTGTAAGACATTCGTTTAACAATTCTAATAATATAGGGGCTACTCCTGAACCGGTTCCACCAGCTGCAGAGAAAACTACGAAAATAACTTGTACTGAAGGCTTTTCCATTGTGTTCTTTATGAACTCAATAGAGGACTCCCAGTTATTTTTCATATGTTTCGCTGCTACGCTTCTGTCTTTACCCACTCCTTCTGTTCCGACCAAATGCAACTTATCTTGAATATTGACCAATGAATTAAGGTCTGAAAGTGAATAATTTATTGCGACAGTATGAAATCCTCTCTTCATTGCTTCATCTGCTACACTTCCGCCGGCCTGACCAACTCCAATAAATCCAAACATTAAACCCTCTCCCCCTCTAATTGATATCTCAAAGCTTCTTGTCCATATTGAGTAATAAAAACTGTATGCTCTTTGCTATTTTTCACTATATTAATAAACTGCAAGGCCTCAAGACGATCGATGCTCTTTCTAAAGGTGGCTTCAGTTAACTGAGTTTTTGCTTGAATGGTTTTCTTCCTAATTGATTTAAACTTTAAATCTGCCCCTTCATCGCTCAATAAGCCTAGAATATACAAATCATTTCGGGTTAAATTATCAATGACTGAATCAAAATAAGTATCCATGTAACCCCTCCTTAATATCTGATGATTTTGAAGTATCTTGGTTGATATACGATTATTATATTGTCTATTTGTATTTAAATGCAAATATTTTTGTATCTTAATGCAAATAATCACACTCTGCTTGTATGTAAACCAGTCATTTTATAAAATTTATTCAAACAGTAAAAGGATGATTTAGATGGAATATAGGGTTAAAAGTAAGTTGGATTCATTTCTAAGCAGCAAAGGTATCGAAAAAGGCTGGTTAGCAGAGCAAATAAAAGCTGAAAGAGCAAGTATATCTAGATGGTGTAAAAATGACAGCGAGGGATTTGCAACCGTCCTCCCTAGTACATACAATCTTTTATTGATGGCACATGTTCTAAATTGTAAAGTTGACGATCTTTTTGAATTAAGCGAAATTAAATCCAATTAACTTTGGATTTTTATATTTACAAGAGTAAAAATAAAATATATAATGAAGACACAACCACGTGAAGTGGTCTTTATTTTAATCGTTTTAAGAGTAAAAATAAAATAGTGTGGAGGCGTAAGATGAAAAAGCAGTATTTATTTAGTCATTTATTGGGGTTTATTGAGGGAAAAGTAGTCGATGGTACAGCAACACCCGAAGAAGAATACCTTTATCAGGATTACAAGTGGTACGGAAAGATTAATAAGCAAAGCTTTACATATCGAAGTTTAGTAAATCAATATCTTAATAGCGAATATTAAGCACTTATAGAGTAAAAATAAAATAATTGGAGGGGATTGGTTGTTAACAGCTAAAGTTGGAGAGAACATAATACGGAGTTTTGATAACAAGTATGATAGATATACCTTAAAGAAGTGGTCAGATAAAAAGATCCTAAAATGTCCAGTATGCAACGATACTTATGAATATTGTCACGGTGATATAGTGTCACCTTATTTCAGACATAAAAATAAAAAGTGTAGTGATTTTTATAGCGAGCCAGAAACAGACGAACATAGAAAAGGGAAGATCATGCTGTTTAATTGGATTAGTCAGCAGCCAAACATTGATAAATGCGAATTAGAAAAATGGCTCCCTGAAACTAAGCAAAGGCCTGACATTTATTTTGAGAAAAACGGAAAAAAGTATGTCATTGAATTTCAGTGTTCACCTATAGCTACAGAATTTTTAAACAGGAAAGAACTCTATAAATTAAACAATATCACTGATATCTGGATTCTAGGAATTGGAAAGTATAATTTAACAAAACATTATGAGGGTTACAATCATAGTTCACGTTTTAGAATAATTGAAAAAGAGTGCTCATCTAGTTTTGGTCTGTATTACTTAGATACAGATAGTGAAGCATTTTTAATTGGAGACTCTGTGCTTCATGTTAACAACCTTGAGGTTAATCCATTTACCTTTACTGTTACGGAGTTTATAAAAAAGTATTATCTTAAGCCCAATATTCAAGATGATCTTTTAAACCACCTGTCTAGTTTTGATGACCAGATACATTATTACATGCCTGTAAAGACAAAAGACGTTGAATTTAGTGATTCTATTTGTTTAACCTTCGATTTTAAATCAAAATACAAAGAAACCATTGATGAGGTAATTGAATCATATTCTAAATATTCATCTCACCTAGAATTCTTGAAGCAATTGAAGGAATTAAAAAAGTCTATCAGTATTAGAAAGATAAAAAAAGTCGTTAAATTGTTGAACGATAAATATTGTAATTTTAATCTCTCTTTCGAAATTTCAGGTTTTAATAGTCAATATTATATTTGTTCGATTAATTTTGAAGACTATGTCTTTTTTATAAAGAAAGAACAGATCGATTTTTGTTCTAAACATTACTATTTTTATCCCACCTACAGAAAAAGAAAAACAGTTTGGAGAGAAGGATATAGACACAAGAACTTAAATTCATTAAAAATTAAATCTGTTTTTGATAACAGTGTTTCTAAATTTATAGAACAATGTGTAGAACCCTTCATTTCGGAAAGAATAGAAAATGAGTTAAGGTTTCAAAAAAATATGAATATTGTTAAAGACTCTAACCTCAAAATTATTACAAATGACTATTGGATAAATAGTAATGAACGATTTAAATATTATAGAAACATAGAAGAAATAAATGAAGAATTTATTAAAAATGAGCTTGTAGAAGATACGGTTAAATTTAAAAAGAGTAAAAATATAATATATATGTTTAACGAATCAAATAATATTAATAAAATCATTAACACCCTAAAAGATTTTGGTTTTAACAATGTTGAAATGTTATCTAATTGTACTAAGAAAAGAGGTAGTAATCGTTGACCAATGTTCAATACTTTACTTTTAAATTTAACTCTTCTAGATTAAAAGAGTTTAATTATAATATAAAATTGACCTTTAAAGAAGCAAAAAAATTTAATGAAATTATCTCGTTATTTGACAATCAAATTTTGAGATCTATTAGAGATATAAAAAAGATATCTTGTGAGGACATGCTTAGAACCCTATACATAGAAAAAGAAAAAATAAAAAAAAGCAACCATAGTAATGAGAGTACAAAAAGATTAAATGAAATTCAAGAACAACTAGATGACCTTCTTTTTGTTCCAGAGTATATAACAATTAAAATGGAGCACCCTAGCCACTATAGATATCTGTATAGAAAAGGTCTAACTCTAAACGGCAAACAGTTTGTTAGATTCTCTTCATCAGCTGGTCAGGCTAGAGCTTCAACTGTGGTGTTTATTGAAGCAAAAACAGCTAAACAACTAAATAAATTATTAGACAATGGTCGAGATATAGATAAGATGCTAGTCCCCTCCAAGTTCAATGCGTACAAAGGTCTAGCCGGTAGCGCTACAAAAGTAGTTAGCACTCCAAAATTTTGTTTAACACCTGACTATTACAGCGATACTAATGTGAAAGTTAACTTTGTTACTGAAACTCCACTTGAAGATGATGACATTATTGAAATTAAAGATATTGTTGAATCATTTAATCGTTTTGATGGTCAGGGTTTAATTAGCTATGAGATGGCAGAGAAATGGGCAGCAGAATTGGGGCTCGATTACGTTCCTGCACAATGGTGTATTAGACAAAACTTTATAAAAGGTATGCTAAACACCTTCCCTATTCATGAGTTTTGTGAAACAGTCAATAACGGAAATTACAGAATAAGAACATCCTATAAAGATGAAAATGGCAACCCCAAGATAGTTGATTTAAGAGACATTGATGTAATTTTGACTGAAAGCCAATTTAAATTATGGGACAGCTTCCCTTCAATTGAGGTTTATCAGGAAAATTGCATAAAAAACAATTTAAGATGGGGAGTGTCTCTACATAGTCCTAAAAAAGATAAAGACATCTTGAAGATGAATTATCAGTTTCTACAAACACTTAATTTGAATAATGAGGATATTGAAAAGATTTGTGAGAAATTCGTTAATTGGATTACAGGAGTTAACGGGGGAAACATTTATTACACTATCCTCTTCCTCATTGGAACTGATATAACTGACGATAAGGTTGAAAATTACATAGACAAGTCAGATAATCATTGGATAAAATCATTGCTTGTTAATCCTAATTTAATTAATGACAAATACATAAAAAAGAAGCTATATGACTTAATGAAAAAGAAAATCCAACGAGGTTGCCTCGGGGACATAATTCTGGATGGGAACTTTCAAACTTTAGTAAGTGATCCTTATGCCATGATGCAGCATGTTTGTGGACTTCAAGTTACTGGGCTTTTAGGAAAACGTGAGTATTATTCTAACTATTGGAATCAAAAAGGTGTCAAATATGTTGATAGTATGAGAGCCCCCCTCACCTACCGAAGTGAACACTTGATCTTAACTCTTAAGAAGAATGAAGAAGTTGATTATTGGTACAGACATAACTACACAGGAATAATCGTTAATGTACATGGATCAGAAACAATGAACTGGGCTGGGAGCGATTTTGATTATGACATCATTGCAACTACTTCAGACGAAACTGTACTCAAAGGAGTTTATAAAGATGAGTTACCTGTAGTGTATACCCCTCCTACTTCTGAGAAAAAGATTCTTACCGAAGATGATTTATTCAATGCAGACTTATTCTCTTTTGGGTCAATCATCGGTTCAATAACAAACAAAAGTACAAGTGGTTATGCGCTTTTAGCTGAATTGGACACTGATTCTAAAGAATATGAAACAACTTTAAATCGAGTAAAGATGTGCACAAAGCTTCAAAGCGCTCAGATTGATAAAGCTAAGATCGGTAGAGAGGTTAAAGGTATTCCCTCCCCTTGGGTTAACTACAACAAGGTTAAAGACACGGATTCTGATGAAACTAAGACTGAAAAAGAATTTAAGAATAGGATTTTGCTAGACAGACACCCATATTTCTTCATCTATTTGTATAAAGGAACTAAAAATAAGTACAAAAAACACGTCAAAAGCTATGACATTACTTGTCAACAGAAGTTTGGAGTAAGTCTTCAAGAGCTTAGGACAGTAAAAAGAAAAACAAAAGAACAACGAGACTTTTTGAAGCTATTTGAAAGATTTAATCCTGTAATTGAAAGTGAATGTGTAATGAATCGTATTTGCAAATATATTGAGTCTGTTGATTTTGGAATAAGGAATATCGTTAGCAATGATTGTGATGAAGAAATTTATAAATTGTATTTGAGTGATGAAGCTGTGTTTGATGAGGAAAAATACTTAAAAGTCAAAGGTCTGTACGGTAAGTTTAAGAAATCTATTGGACAAAGCGCTGTTTTAAACACAGGAGATCCTTCTGAAAGAAGCTCGTACGACTCTGAGTTACATACCCAAATATCAAATTCACAAGAACTATTCAAACAAGAGGTTTTTCAAATAAGTTCGAGTGTTAATGAAGTAACCAATTACCTAGTTAAATTATTTTATTTTGATGAAAAGACAGCTAACAAAGAAGTTTTATGGTCTGCTTTTGGCCAATACATATTTGAAAATATCAAAAAGAAAGCAAAAGAATTTTACATACCTGCTTCTGATACTAAAGGAGAGATCGAATATTTGAATAATAGATACACATTGAAAAAGGTGGTGTTGTAATGAGTGACATAAAGTTTAAAGAAAAGGATTACGCAGAGCTCTTACTCAAAAAAGGCTTAATTTCGAAAAATTTCGGCACTGAAATGAAAATCTTAGCTAAATATTTTAAATCATTGGGTAAAAAGCCAAAAGAACGAGAGAAATTACTCTATGAGTTTTGTGAAAAATATGTAACTGATTTTAGCCGGGTTCTTTATTTTAAAAAAATCAATTCAGCCCTTAATTATGCAAGGAAAAAAGAAAATGTTCTAATCAATATTGATCAAATTGAAATAACGAAAAACGAACTTGAAGTAATTGACTCTTTAGATGTTGGCCATGTACAAAAGAAACTTTGTTTTACTCTCCTAACACTAAACAAGCTTTACTCAACAATCCATGAAACAAAATATGGTGAGAAAGCTGAAGAACATTTTTACGGGGGCAACAATAAGAAGTACAAAGAGTTAATTGACTCTTCACATACTTCCCTCACAGCAAACAAACTTCATCTAATTATCGGAGAACTAGCTGCTAAGGGAATTGTTGAAATAAGAAATAAAGGTTTTATAAAACTATCCTTTATATATGAGATTAACCCTGATAGCGAAGTAACGATTTTAATTAATTCTTTTAATGATATAGGACTCTATTATGACCTATATACAAATCAACCGAGGGTTAAACAATGTTCCGCTTGTAATACACCAATTAAAATTAAAAGTAACAAAACAAAGTATTGCTCCAGTTGTGCTAAAGAAATTAAATCTATACAGGTACGAAATTTGGCTAGAGAATCAATGAGAAAGACTCGCTCTAAAAATGTTAATAAAATAGAAAAACGCTGAAGTCCTTGATACATAAGGGTTTGAAGGACATTTATAAATTTTCTAGTTATGGTAAGACATGTACATATTAAGAATAAAAATAAAATAATAAAGGAGAAATCACATATGAACAAAACAGAATTTGTTGGAGAAGTTGCAGAAAATTTAGGAGTTACTAAGAAAGAAGCTGCGCCTAAAGTAGAAGCAGTATTTAATGTGATCGTTGAAACACTTACAAAAGGTGAATCAATCAAGATCCCTGGAGTTGGAACGTTTGAAGTTCGTGAACGTGCAGCTCGTAAAGGGAGAAATCCACAATCAGGTGAGGAAATTGATATTCCGGCTACAAAGGCGCCTGCATTCAAGGCTGCTAAAGCTCTAAAAGACGCAGTGAAAGCTTAATAAAGTATCCTTCCTCCCTTTTCCCTAGAATGCGGTGGCGAAAAAGGTAAACGCGTAGATCGAGGTGGTATGACTGACCTTCGGGAATCTCGAGGCCAACCTTCAAGAGAAGACTAATAGTTGGCGAATTGTCATCCATGAGAGGTGCAAATCCTCTCCCGCATTCATCTCCAGGTTAATTAATTAGAGTTCTTTTATTGATGGCATGGGGGTGTCGTCAATAATAAGCTGTTTACTGATATGTGGGATATCAGTTCTCGGCTAATATTCATTTGTTTGAGGACTTGGAATGCCAGGGTTTCAGATAAATGAATATTAGCGGGGTATTGCCCCATCGTGGACTAAGCTTTTTCTAAACATGTCTATTCTCACTTTCATACGAACAAAAGCATTAAATTCGACTTTACAGCTACAACTGGTCATTGTGGTTGGTCGGATAATGGTCATTTATGAGGGTTCGAGGCTAACTCGGATGTCTGTATCTTAATAAGATAGGTAAATGGATATTATCGGGCTAAAAATGTCTATAGGCAACAACTTAGCCTCACTTTTCAGGATGGAGGGTCAATTTTGGTTGAATTTGATTATGACGAATTAAAGAAGACAATCTTAAAAAACTCCAAAGCTAATGGAATTGAAATTAATGATGAACAAATTGAATTGTTTATCTCTTCTGAAGAAGAGTATATGAGGAGTATTGGTTTGATCTCTGAATAAATACAATATCAGAGTCAAGTGTTAATGCTTTTAAAGCCACCTAGGGGAATAGGGGCTCTTTCCTCAGTAGATGGCAGTCTACTGATTTAATTCTTTCTTTACCTCTGTAACGATTTTCCGAATTAGTTTCTCTAAAGCTTTTGAAGCAAGAATGCCTGTCATAGTAATAAGCATAAAAATTAATTGCGGTGTATTGCTTCGGCTTGCACTTAGGTAAGGTAGATGCGTCTCCCTTCCCTCTAAAAAATGCCCTTGTTAAGCTTTGATGCTTATTATGCGGTCATCAAAAATTTTTCCGGGTTAGCGAGTCTTCTATACTCGTAAAATAAGTGAAATGGCTTTTGAGCGCTTGATCACCGCTCCCATTTCACAGAAAAGGATTATTTTCGGTCTTGCCTTTTCAATTTCACTTAGCAACACATTCGCTATTTTATTCGCTACTTCTCCTTCAATGTTCTGTATGGAGACTCACCTTTCCCATGCACATACCTCCTTACACGGGTCAGAGAAAACTGTGCAAAATAAATGGCGAGCGTTTGAGACGCTTTGTTTCTCAATAAGGCGTGCAACCTGACAAGAGAGACTGAAAATGCCATTGAGAAGGCTTATTAGGGTCTTTCCTTCTCGTAATTTGTTTTTGAATTCATTAAACGAGAGTAGCCGTTTAATCCCGCGTGGGGGACACAAAAGATACCTCGATACGTCCAGCTTTGGGATTCCTTCTAAAGCCAGCTACTAATCAAGTGTTTCACTGCGAATTCAGAGGTTGTTCGGCGACTACTTAACCCATATTATGATTGAGTAGTTGGCAATAAGCAGGATTGATTTCCTTCATTCGTAGCCTATAAATGAATTAGCTCATCTGCCAGGTGTAGAAGGAGTTCCTGAAGACGTCATAATGACGTCTTTTGCTATTTTCGGCTTACTTATAGTTTGTCGACTACAAAGGTCTCAGTCGCTGAACCCATAATCAGCGCATTCCCTGTCTATCCGAAGGCTTGCGTCCCAACGTGAGCTACTTACGTAGGTGAAACGGGGTTAGAATGTAATCAGAACAAGGCCATCTAAATCGTTAGAAGGTCTTTTTATGCTTGCGTTTTACTTTACCGATCAGCCGGAATGTGCTTCCGAGCCTTCCGGTACGCAAGTAATCAATAATCTCCTTCGGGCGTTTCCCCAACGCCTATCCGACTTATCTTTTCATCTCCTTTATATCCCCTTTTCGGACGTTACCGATGCTTCGGATCATCGGGCTTCCGAAGGAGCTTATTGTACGTAAATAAAACACATATTGGAGGAATTTAAATGGCAAGCAAAAAAGTACATCAAATTAATGTAAAAGGCTATTTTGATATGGACGTAATGGAAGTTACTGAACAAACTAAAGAAGCTGAATATACATATGATTTCAAAGAAATTCTTTCAGAGTTTAATGGGAAAAATGTTTCAATTACCGTAAAAGAAGAAAATGATCTTCCTGTTAAAGACGTAGAGTAAGGCGGTGACTGAATGACAGCTATTTTAGATACTGTTTTACAACGAGAAAAAGACGAATCATTTACTGATTATCATATCAGACTTTTCAAAAACAAAGACACTTATCACATTGACACAAAAACAATTGCTGCCCTTTTAAACAAGGATCAGGGAACCAACTATGATGAAAGCAAATGGCGTAAAGACTTTAAACAATTTGAGCGCTGGCACGATTACTTTATCTCAAAGAATATGAACAAAGAAGTTCAACAAAAACATGAAGAAATTCGCATTGAATCCGAAAAACAAACAATCAAAGCACGAGATCAAAAAAGAGAATACCGGAAATTCATTGCCAATCAAGCACGGTTTGAACAAATTAAAGATGATGTCGTACAAGCTATTGCATCTTTAGAGTCAAAAAGACCCCTTCGCTTCACCTTCCCATCCCCCGCTATTGCTGAAAAACATGGGCTTGCATTATTCAGTGATTGGCACTTCGGAATGGAAATCGACAACCGCATTAATAAATTCAATAAAGAAATCTTCAATGAGCGTGTAGAACATCTCACCAATAAAGTGATTGAGTATGGTAAGCAGAATCATGTCTCCACATTACATGTAGCAAATCTCGGTGATTTAATCGGAGGTCTTATTCATGTGTCTACAAGAGTTCAGGCCAATGAAGATGCTGTAGAACAAATTAAATATGTATCAGAAACGCTTGCTGAGGTTTTAGCGATGTTGGCAAGTGAGTTTCAAGAAGTTAAGTTCTACAACGTAGCAGGCAATCACGGTCGCCTCTCCCCTTCTAAAAATGATGTAGGGATTAAAGAAAACTTTGAATACCTCATTAATTGGTACCTCGAAGCCAGATTGAAGAACATAAAGAACATCTCCATTGAACCTGAGCAAGACGGTTTCATCCCCGCTAAAATCAACAATCAGGAAGTCGTGTTTGTACACGGACACTACGATCGTGTTGATCAGTGTGTAACACGATTACCTCAATTGCTTGGCTACATCCCTTCTTACATATTCGGCGGTCATATTCATCACAATTATGAAAAAGAGTATGGCAGCACAACAGTTGTAGTAAATGGAGCGCTTGTCGGTGCGGATGATTATGCTATGCAAGGTCGGTTTGGCACAAAACCTTCACAAAAATTTATGGTTTTTGATGATGCAGGTATTGAGGCTACATACATAATTAGATTTAAGAATGGTACATACAACAGAGCCTAATCGGAGTATTAGGACATTATTTTTTCAACTAAGGGAGCCTCGATGAAGACTCCTCTTATTTTGTTAAAACTTTAATTTTATACAGATGAGGATGATGAAGTATGAAAATGACGAATGAAGACTTTAAATATTTAAACAAGCATTTCGAACAGCTTATTAAATTAAGAGAATCTGGCTATAAATGTGATTTTGAGATCAGAACTGTCTTAGATAAATTGCATGAAAAAATGGGCCTTGAGCAAAGAGCAACTATCGGAACATGTTCAATGCCTAGAATTAGTATAAAAGAACCTTCCGTTGTCGTTTCACAAGGAGCAGTTAATTATTCACCGGCATTTGGGTCATCTAAAGGTGATACCCCCTTAAACAGTCAGAAAGATAAACCTAAGCTATTGATTCTTGGTGAACCTAGTTTGCTTTTTGAATTTTTCAAAGCATATATTGTACCTGAATCAACTGTAGTAAGATGCAATATAAGTCGAGATCAAGCTCAGATAATTACAGAGAAAATTGAGATAACTTTTTTGAAGAAGACGTCCTCTACTAGGGGGATGCGATTTGATTATAAATTGTCTATGTAATTAAAAACACATTTTAAGAGCGCCCAGTGATGATTGAAGTCTCCCCACTTCTCTATTGCTGGGCGTTTTATAAAACGTGTTTTTAAAAATTATATTGGAGGTGTATGAATGCCTAGAAAAGCCAAAGAAAAGGAAAAATTGATCTGTGCTGCTTGTCAGAAAGAAAAGGACAAAGAGTCAGGGTTCTATAATTCACGAAGCAGTCTGTATGAGAAGACTGGAAAAGTCCCTATTTGCAAGACTTGCTTGAAGAAAAACATTGATTACAACAATATTGAGTCAATATATACAGTCTTACAACAGATCGATGTTAAATTTGATCCTTTGTATTGGGAACAAGCTGAAAAGAGAAAAACAGATACATTTAGCGCTTATATGACAATGGCTAATTCATTGAAGCAATTTAACGGTACTGGTTACAAAGACAGTATATTTACAAAAGAAGATAAAACAAATGTAACAGCTAATGAAGAAGAGAGCCAAACGTCTCAAGACATTGACTCAGACTACCTAGAGAAACTTAAAGAGAAATACGGATATGGCTATCCCGATGACGACTACCTCCTCTTCGAAAAGAAATTCCTTCAACTAAAACCCTCTTTTCAGTTACTCACCACAATGCACGAAGAGTGCTTACGAGAATACTGCGTAAATAAGGTATATGAGACCCTTGCTAAAGCAAAAGGAGATTTTAAACAAGCTAAAGACTGGGCTGCAATGGCAAAAGATACAGCTGAAGCAGGTAAATTAAAACCTTCTCAAATGAGTAAAGCTGATTTATCGCAAGGTTTGGATGGATTTGGACAACTGGCGAGAATGGTTGAAGAGAAAGTTGACATTATCCCTATTCTACCCAAGTTTGTCTCTCAACCGAAAGATAAGCCAGATGTAGTATTATGGTGTTATTTAAATTATGTGCGGGACTTAAAAGGTCTTCCACCTGCTGATTATAAAGATATCTACAACTTCTATGAAGAGCGCAGAGCAGATTATGAGAAACAAGAATTAGATAATGATCCTTCTATGCGGGAGTTATAAATATGGCTTCGAGAAAGAACTTCCAAAGAGATAATTTTAAATACACCAAACAAAGTTCAAGATTGGACAGTGACCCTGAGTTTAACTCCCCTGTTCAAGCAAATCAAAATAAGGTTGATACTTTTGAGCGAAATTTAGAAAAATGGATTGAATTTGTTCAATGGGCAAGATGGTTTCCTGATTTATGGTACGACTTGATTAAGCCAGAAAAAGGCGGTATGAGACTAGATTTAGATCAAAGGGTTTTCCTAAGATGTATGAGTCGTTTTGTAAGTACATATGGAGTTTTCCCTCGTGGATTTGGGAAAACCATGCTTGAGTTAATGTCAATTTACCATACTGCTATTTGGTTTCCTGATATCACGATAGCCATGTCAGCACAAACAAGAGAAAATGCTGCTTCAATTAGTGAAGAGAAACACAATGAAATTATGAAGTGGTTTCCTTTAATGAAAAATGAATTAGCTGGTAAACCTTCTTTTACTAAAGACTCGGTCGAAGTAAAGTTCTCTTCCGGAGGAGTTTATTCTGTATTAGCAAACGCACAGTCTACAAAAGGACAACGGAGAAGAAGACTTAACGTTGAAGAATCAGCTCTTTTAAATAACGAGCTTTTTAAAGACGTACTTGAACCAGTCGTAAACGTGCCCAGAAGAACAATCGGCAAGCTTGCTACAGTAAACCCTTTTGAATTGAACGGGATGATTAATTACCTAACAACGTCAGGCTATCGAGGATCAGATGAATTTAACAGGATTCTAAATATGCTTGATGAAATGGCTGAATTAAAAGGAAAAATTGTTCTAGGAGCAAGCTGGGAATTACCTTGTCACTTTGGTAGAGGTGAAACACGGACTCAGATACTTGCAAAGAAAAATGATCCTACAACCTCATCAACTGCTTTCGCAATGAACTATGAGTCTAAATGGGTTGGAGCGAGTGATGGCGCACTTATCAACATTAGCAAGTTGATTAAAGCAAGGACAATTACAAACCCAGAACTGGCTTGTCCTAGAGATAAGAATAAGAATTTCTTATTAAATGAATATGTTATCGGGGTCGATGTTGCCCGCTCAAGTGAGAAGTCAAACAACAAAACAGCTATCATTGTTCTCAAGATTATTCGCAACTCCAATAATGCAATTAGGCAAGTCCACGTTGTAAATATAATCGAACCACCAAACGGACTAAATTTTAAAGAACAATCAATCATGGTTAAAAGGGTTTTCAAAAATTATGGAGGTAATGAAGATCTATCTATATCAAGAGTTAGAGCTGTGATTGTAGACGGAAACGGAGTCGGAAGTGGACTGGTGGATAGACTTCTAGAAGATGTTACAGATCCAGAAACGAATGAAGAATTAGGATGCTGGGCAACAATCAATACTGATCAAAAACCAGATGTTCCAAACTCCCCTGCTATTGTTTATAACCTCAAATCTCAAGGGATTAACGACAAGATTATTACCACTTTCTTAGATTATGTTGAATCTGGAAAGTTGAAATTATTGAGACCATATGAAGAAATAAAAAGCAAAAAAGTTATTAGTGACGATATAATGGTTGAGGCCACATGTATACAAACACAATTATTAATTGATGAAGTAGCCAACTTAAGGTTAAAGAAAACACAGAACTCAATTAGCGTCGAGCAAGTAGTTAAACGTATTGATAAAGATAGGTACAGTGCATTGAGTTATGCTCTTTACTACATAGCTTTGTTTTTAGAAAAGGAAGAATCCGATGATGAGTATTCATTTGGATTCTTTTTTAATTAGAAATTGAGGAGGTGAATAATGACTACACCTGAACCACAGTCATCATATGAGTTTAATACAAATTTAGCACCGCTTGATTCATTGTTTTTCAATGATTTATTTAACGGCATTTCTTACGACAAAGTTAAATCATGGCTCAAAGACCACAACGTCTATAATAAACAGATCAGAGATGCCTCTAAACTACTTTATAACGCAAATGGTGTGTATAGAAACGTTATTGACTACATGGTAGCGCTCCCTACTTTAGACAGAGTTATTTTGGGATCAAGTAAAGTAGCTGATTTCAAATTGAACAAACAAAAGTTCAATCTGGCTTTAAGGAAAATCAGCGACAAAAGTGTTGTCAGGGATGCATTAGGAAAACTCAGCAAATATGGCACTGGTTTTTATTATTTTGATTCTGTAGTGAATGATTCCTTCCCTACTACTCTAAGTGACAACGAGATCGGATCAATAACTGAATCAAATGCTATTGACGACTTTAACTGTTCTGTCCTCCCCCTTCCCCTCGATTATTGCAAAATTATCGGCAGGAAAAATTCCTCTTATCAATTAGCTTTTGATGTCTCCTATTTTGACAAGTTCACAAGTAACGGAAGATCATTAAAGCTTAGACGTTGGCCAGAAGAAATCAGACAAGGTTATAGGGCTTATAAGAAAGATCAAAATCGAAAATGGCTAGTTCTTGATAACAATAAGACCATTGCTGTTAAAGGAAGCAGCGACATTGAAGATCAATGGGGACGCCCAATCGGTTTATCTGCATTTATTGATATGGTTTATGATGAATACTTTGTTGACACTAAACGAAACATTTTAGATGAACTCAACAGCACTTTAATTTATCAGACATTCCCTGAAGGTGATCAAAAAGGCAAATCAGCTTTATCTCAAAAGCAACAGGAACAGCAGCATGAGAATATAAAAAAAGCATTAGTCGCTAAAGGAAGCGTTAAAGGTGTTAAGTTCTTCTCTTTGGCTTCGGGAACAAAATTAGACAAGTTGGAAACTAATGTAGATTTCTTGAAGGTTAAAGGTGAAGACGAGCTCATTAAACGAATCACTACAAATTTAGGATTTGCAGGATCTGCTCTCAATGGTCAAGACGGTAACTACTCTTCTCAACAAACCAATATCGAGATGGTTTCTTCCCAAATATTCTCCTGGTTAGAACAAATTCAAAGTGAGTTTAACAAGGTGATAAACGCCAATATCATCAAAGATCCTCGCTCTTATATTGAGGTTTACTACCTCCCTCTTACCCACGTTAACAGGAAAGAAAAAGTCCAAAACATGAAAGACCTTTATACAAGTGGTCGAGGAAGCCTTATTGCTTGGATAGCCGCTACTGGATGGAATCCTGATGCTTACTTATCCCTAATGGAATATGAAAAAGACGAAGGTTTTGATGAAAAATTCCCTGTTCATGCGACCTCTTTCACAATGAGTAAGAATAACGATAAGTCAGCCGGCGCACCTGAGATCGATGATCCGAAAAATGAAAACACGATTAAATCGAAGACAAATAACAGTAACGGAACGCCTTCTGGCTCTTGAGAGGAGGTGATAAGTATTTGAAAAGCACGATTTTAGAAATTAACAATCAGAAGAAAACCAGTGGTCAGACATACATCAAGTGGGTCGTTCTTGAAATTCATGAAAACAATACTCAATTTAACAAGAATGGCATTACCTGGCTGGAGAAATACATAAACGCTAACCTTGAATCAATCAAGTTAATGCCAATTTGCGCAGAGTTCTTGGATGATGAAAACAGTGAGCCATTCGGACACGGGTTAACAGAAGTCAAGGACGGTACCCCGCTCTTTGAAAACAGCGCTGTGGTTGGTACAACCACCAATGCTTACATTGATACTATAGATGTTAATGGTGAGCCAAAAAGAGTGTTAATAGCTGAAGGCTTCCTGTACAACCAGCGCTACCCTAAATTTGTTCAATGGTTAAAATCAAAAATGTTTGATGGTGATTTCCCTGAAACCTCGGTTGAGATAGCAGCTGTGGAAGGTTCAGATGCAATTGAATATGAAGGTGGATGGAAAGAGCAAGGACGTATACCTATGAAATTTGACTTTACAGGTGATGCAATTTTAGGTATTGACCCTGCAGATGACGCTGCCATTTTACTTGAATTAAACAGTAACAAAAAGGAGGATAATTTAATGTCAAAATCTCAAGAAGAAGTAGTCCTTGAGTTAAACAACAAACTTGATAATAAGAATAAAGAAATTGGAGAGTTAAATCAAAAAGTTGAGAAACTTACTGAGGACTTAAAGCAAAAAACTGAAGAACTGAATGCTGCTGTTAAAGCTGCAAAGGATGAAAAAGCTAAGGCTGAAGCAAAAGAAAAAGAAGCGCAAAAAGCCAAGGATGAAAAAGCCAAGGCAGATGAAGAGCTTAATTCCCTAAAGGAATTCAAAAACAAGGCGGTAGCCGAAAAGATGCAAGGAGAGCTTAACCAAGCTTTAAAGGAATATTCTCCTGAAGAAAAGGATGTCGCAAAAGAGAAAATTGAAATGTTCTCTAAGTCCCCTTCTATCGAGCTTAAAAACGAAATTATTTCTGAAATCAACTCAGCAATCGCTCGATCCTTCATCGCTGAACGCTCAAAGAAACAAGCCTCTGAGACTAATAGCAAAAATTTCGATATTTATTCAGACGTTCGTGATTCTGGGCAACAAGGTTCAGTGACAATTGATGATCTTTATTAAGATAAAATAACACTTTTATAAAATTTAGGAGGAATACTCAATGTTCAAATTCGGAACAATTGGTGCTTATAAACAAGTACGAAATAATCCACGTTGCAAGGCTAGTGTCGATTTAGTCCCTGGTCTAGTCGTAATTCCTAACGATTCATCTGGTAATGCATTCCCTCCAGGCGCATCTTCAACTGCAAAAGGTGATGTGTATGTGGTTGGAAACATTATTGATAAACCTGAAATCCGTGATAAAGCCGACTTCAAAGTTTTAAAAGGTGAATATGTCCTTGCTTTTAATTTAGCAGACTTAAAAGGACTGCCCATTGAACTCAGCTCAGACGTGGTAGTTGATTATGATGCGCTTGTTAAAGATGACGTATTGGTTCCTGCTGCGGACAAAACAGGTAAATGGGTTAAAGCTGGAGATGACGTTGCAGAGTTTAAAGTATCTCTAAAAGTCTTAGAGAAAAATACATTTGGCGGAAAAGGTTTGTACCTAACAGTACAGGCTTAATTAATATTCTGGAGGTAATTATTAATGTTTACAGTTGAATTAAACAATGTTCAAAAAGACTCAAACCATTATGCAAATGCTAAATTGAATGCTAAATCCCCTCTTGTGGAAATCTTTTCTGCAGCTGCAACGGGTCAAGATCTTTCCAAATTTGGTGCAAAAGCCGATGCCGCTATGACCCATGTGAAGGAACTAGCCTCCAAAGCTCTAATGGGCAACCCTGTAGCTAAAGCTGAGATCAACACAATTGTGCGTTATGCTATTGAGCCTAAACTTATTTCAGCAATTAAGCTATTTGATTTTATGGGCACGTTTAGAAATATTGGCTATGATCAGCAACCAATGATGACAACATACGCACATGAATCCATCCGAAGCCAATTCCAAGCATCCCGTGGTGACGTACCATTTGCTACTACAACTTGGAGCGAATACCCAATTGGAACACAAACCATTTCTTCTGGTTATGCTGTTAACTATCGGGAGATTCAAAGTGGAAACCTCGATAAAGTAGCTGAAGGCATGGAGCAAGTTCAAACAGATATGATGAACAAAGCAATGTACTATGTAGTAAATGAAATGTTCAATGCAATTAAAAATGCAACAGGCGTTAAATACTTTGCTGAAACTGAAAACATCACCAAATCATCTGTAGACGATATAATCACAAAGATTCGCCGATTTGGACAACCTTCTATTGTTGGTGACTTTTCTGTTGTTTCTCAGTTAAATGACTTTGCAGGATTCCAGGCTGTAGCCGGAGATGCTTCAAGCACTAAGCTCCCTCAATCTGTAATGGATGAAATCCGAAGAACCGGATTGCTTAACACTTATAAAGGTTCTTCTGTTGTAGAATTGCCTAACTCTTATAATCTTACTGAATTAAACAAAGCCGGCGATAACTTCAAAACATATCTTCCTGAAGGTCTTCTCTTCTTCATTCCTCAAGGCAAAAAGTCTCCTCTTCAAGTATTCCAAAAAGGCGGACTTACTTCAATGAATGGTAACGACATCATCACTGGAACTGAGATCACTCGTTTTGATATGGAAATTGGAGCTGGTGTAGCCAAAGGACAAGAGCATCAAATTGGTCTCATCAGAGACACCAAATATGAATTGCCACAAATTTAAACAATTTAAAATCTAGGAGGGCTGTGTCCCTCCTTTTATTTTTGGAGGGATTACATGTCTTTTAATTTAGATAAAAAGATCACAATTAAAAATTTATGTCCATGGGATTTATATTTCCGAAAGATTGACACTCACGGTGACTTCAGATTGCCGGCCAATGGGATTAGACAGATTACAGCTGGAGAAGTGCAATCCCAAGTTTATGACAGTACCTCACTGTTCACCGGAACTGACGGTCAAGGCACACATGCCAAAATCTATATCGATGACAAAGAAACCCGTGTACACTTAGGTTTCGAGACCGAAGATAAAGACGACAAGCAAGAAATTGTTACTGTAGAACGGATTAAACAAATCTTGGGGTATAAAACACAAAAAGCTTTCGAAGAAAATGTTCAAAAGGAAATCTTACTTGAGTCTGAGAAAGCTCAGCTGTTTGAGGTAGCTAAAAAAGAAAAGATTAATGATTACGCCAAGATTAAGTTCATTGAAGAGTACACTGGATTTAAATTTGATACTCAATCATAAGGGGGTTAAATCTTGACTCCTTATGAGAAAGTAATTAACGTTTTCCACTCAATGTTTCAATCAAATGAAGTTCTCCCCGATGGACTTGAGCAGCAATTTTTCACTAACGCCGTGGGTGAATATGAAACTGAACTAACGGAACTTGGCTTTGATGAAGAGTCCAATACATTTAAAGATCCCCTCACATCTCCTCAAATTCAGATTTTAGGAATGCTCATGTATAAAGGTTATCTTGGAAGATACCGGGACAGAGCCCTAAAATTAAATAATGTTGTGGGGCGAGATATTCAATTGACGGGGTTAGCAAATACAAAAGCTCAAGTTAACAGGGCGTACGAAGACCTAATCGATGATATCGAAAAAAAATTGAGCAAATTAAAAATGAATAACTTTGATTGAGGTGATTAGATGTCTATAGATTGGTATCTAACCTCTTCTTCAAATTATTTGAGTGGCTGGGAAAACGAAGAGTTTAATTCAAACAAGTATGAAGTTTTCAAAGAAATCTTAGCAAATTCACCTGAAACTTACAACATTGAATTGAATGGTAAGCCTGAACAGGTGATAATTCAAACCACTCAGGACAGCGAAACAAAAAAAGTCCTTACAGTTTTAGGCTTATTAAATCGTGGAGATTTGATTTTGTATGACGGTAGTTACTGGCTAGTTAATTCACGTCCTACCGATAACAAAATGAATGACAGTGCTATTATGCGGCTTTGTAATTCATCAATTAGTCTAACATCTTCTGATGAACTAATTGATTCTGGGAAGATTGATGAAGTTACAGGGAGACCGATAAAGATTAAAGTACCTGGTGAGAAGGTTGACATCCCGTGTGTTTTAGAACGAACAACCTCAACAATTGGATCAGAATTGGCCATAAATATTCCTGAGGGACAGGCACACGTTACCATCCCCTTTTTAAAACATGAAAAATTAAAGAAGGGTCTTTTTCTTTCTTTTTATGGTGAGGAATTCCGTGTTGATGATATAGACTATTCCAAGGTCTATGGAGACACCGGAACAATTAGACTTATAGCCAAAAAGAAAGTTGGAGGTGATAGTGAATGAGTATGATGGTCGAACATATGACAACTGTATTCAGAACCATTATGAATGATACAGAATTGAATCGTCTTTTATATTATAAAGATGACCCTCTCTCCTCTTCTCTCCCTGACGTTCAGACATTGGAAAATTATTATGATCCAGTTGATAATTCCCCATCGATATTAAGCTCCATAATCAAACGTGCTCCCAAAACTGATGATTTAACCGATCAACCAATTTGCAGGCTTTGTGTCTATCTTGGTAATGGAATCCCTAAACCCTCAACCCAAAGTGTGATGCTGCTAGATCAAGACTTGATGATTGATGTTTATACACACATTAACACTTATGAAGAGACTGAATTTAGGAACCTGAAAATTACTGATCGTATTTGTGACATGCTCTTCAATCAAAATTTTGCTGGCATCGGTAAAAATGTTAAATACACAAGGTTGCTCATATCAAATGCGCCTGAAGGGTACTTGGGATACAAATTGATATTCACTTTCGGAGCAAGTAAATGAATGTGTTAAAGGATTTTTTCTTTTTAGGAAGGCCTATTAATACTGAAGTCGGTGCAATAAGCTTTATCCACTTAAGAGATTACCCAGAGTACATAAGCGAGCTAAATATGATGAAAATGAGCAAGAAGGAAATCATCAGAAACTTTTCAAAAATCAACAATGACGGTTCATTAAATGATTTAATTATCGAATTGAAGAAGAACAGCCTCTTCAAAATTGTTCATGATTACCTACCTGAATTTAACCAGGCTTATTTTAAAGTGTTTAGCAAAGTATTTGTGGACAAAGAATCACTACATCTTATTGATCAGAAAGCATTTAATAATGTTAGAAAATTGATATTAGAGATGCATTGCTTGACTGAAGAGAAAATTGTTGAGAATGATGAATTGCAGGAGTTTCATGATTTAAATAATCAATTAAAACTCCAAAATTCTCAAAATGATTTAAAGGACATCGCCAGCTGTGTGGCTGCATTTAATGGATACACATATCAAGAGGTAGCCGATATGACTATTTATCAATTGTACCTGTCATATTACAGAATGGGTGAAATAATCAATTATAACACTTCTGCGTTATTTGCCACTGTATCAACTGATGTGAAAATCGGTGACTGGAATAGTCATGTTGATATGTATAGAGAAGAAAACCACCACCTCAGTACAGCAGATGCTAAAAACTTAGAGCAATTATTCGGAGACTGATTTTCAGTCTCTTTTTCATTTTAAATTAGGAGGAAAACACTTGGCAAAACAAACAGTTATCCATGAAGTTGGTAAGGTGCTAACCAAAAGGCTTAGTGACCATAAAGTCGTTGCATCTTCTGTAACGCAAATGACTCAGTTCTCGCAACAAGTCCAACAAGACTTTTTAAAAGGTGGATGGGGAAATAGAGACCTTTATGCCATCAACTCAAGCAAAGAAGTTTCAGGTAATGTAAAAAATGCTTTCTTTGATCTTGATTTTATGGCAATGCAACAAGGTGTAAAAATTGAAAACGAGACGATTTCTGTATGGGAAGATGAAAGTCTTACTGTAGATGATTCTGGCACGGTCAAAATCGCGTATACTCCTTTATCCAGAGTCTCACTTACAAATGAAGACGGAGATCAACAAGAATTTAGTGTTTCAGACAAAACAATTACTGTTCCTGAAACGTTTGCTACTAAAGGGAACGCTGTAACAGCTCATTATCAAATTGAAGTTGATGCAGAAACAGTTGAAATTAGTGGTGAAAAATTCTCTGAGAACTATTACTTCGAAATTCACACACTTGAGTACGATCCAAAGACATCAAAAATTTACAGTGACCTATATATCCAGTTGCCTAAAGTTAATTTCTCTGGTGAAGCAGACATGTCTTTGGAAGCAGGACAAGCCTACACACCTGAAATTGGATACAGAGCATTAGCTGATGACAATGGCAAGATCGGTTCTTTTGCACGTGTTAAGCGTAACCCTGATGGGACAAAAGGAGTTAAAACGGAACAAGAAGATGCGACATCGAAAAGCAGTGTAGACATTGGAACAACGCAAGAAACAAAATAACGTTAGGAGCTTGATATCTTGGCACTTTTAAACAAAGACGGAGACATTTACACTTCAGCTAGAGACGATGGAAATGGTAAACCGATCACTGACATTCACCTAAAATCACAAGAAAAACCCCTACAAGTTGACTTCCCTCAAGCCGGTTTGGATGCTATCAAAGGTATCCAAGTACAATCACCTTCCGTGACCTTGAATGAAAGAGATCCCGGTTTCTCCTCTTTTAAAACGGATAAATTCACTGTTACTTCAACAGCTCAAAAAGTTACCGCCGGTATCACTGACAGAACAGCACTTACTATTTGCCCTCCTGCAGAAGGCACGATTTACATTGGAAACTCTACTGTGACTGCTGATACAGGTATCCCATTGACAGCTGGTGACAAACCTTTTTCAGTTCCTGTCGCTGCTGGTAAAACACTTTATGTCTATGTGATTAATGACGGTACTGACAGAGATGTAAGAGTATTTGAAGCTAAATAATTTGAGGGGATTCTTCCCCTCTCCTTTTTAAATAAAAGTCAGTTTTTAAACAGACTTAGGAGGTGGAGTTGTTGACAGAAACCGATGAAAATATTTTAAAAACCATTCCAGATAAAGCAACCTTTACATTCCACGAAGCAACAACTGCCCCGTCTGAAGGTGAAGAATTTGTAGTATCACATTATCGGGATATTACTGTTAAGATCTCTGGTTCCTCAACTTCAAGAGAAATAAAATTCTTTGCCGTAGATGAAAATGGTGAAAAGACAGAAATTGCTGGAACAAACAAAACTGATTTTCAATTAGGTACGGGCACATTGAATACAAATGAAAACTGGGATTTCGATATTGCGGGGCTTTTCAAATTCATGGTCGAGGTCATTTCCGTAAATGGAGATGTTACGGTTAAAGGAATTGCGGTGAGTTAATGAGCAGCAGTAAATTTGTAGGTCAGCTTAAACAAAACAATATACAAATCAATAACCTTAAAGATCAATTTTTCAGAACTGAATCTCATATGTCTGATCATGAAAAACGTTTATCTGACAAAGTCGATGAGTTCATGGAAAAGCAAAATTCGGAATTAAAGTCGCATACTCAGAATACAGAAAACCCGCACAAAGTGACTAAAGAGCAAGTCGGATTGTCAAATGTGCTTAATGAAGAGCAAGCCACAAAAGTTGCTTTTGATGGACACCTTGACGATAAGAAAAATCCTCATGCAGTTACTAAAAGCCAAGTTGGTTTGTCTAAGGTTGATAATGTTCAACAAGCAACGAAAACTGATTTTGATGCCCATTTAGAAGATAAAGAAAACCCACATGGTGTAACAAAAGCACAAATAGGGTTATCAGCCGTCACTAACGACGTACAAGCAAAGAAAGCGGATTTTGACAAACACACCTCAGATACCTCTAATCCTCACAAGGTAACTGCTGAACAGGTTGGGCTTGGGAATGTAGACAATGTAAAACAAGCTACTAAAAATGATTTTGATAATCATCTAAATGACACTAATGTCCATATCAACAAATCTGATCGGGATAAATGGAACGATGCTCAACTCTTCAAACTCACTGCCGATGATGGAAAAGTAATCTACAAAGACAGTTCCGAAAAAACAGAGTACAACGATTTGATTAACACTGGGTTTTATTTAATCGCCAACCAAGGGCTTCACTCCCCTGCCAACTTATCCAATGTCTATTTAGTTGTCATGAACTATGGAACTACAATTGCACAGTTTGCATTAGAGGCGTATTACGGAACGCATACTTATTTCCGTTTTAGAAAAAGCGATTCAACTTGGACTTCATGGCAAACACACGAAACAACTGACGGGGCACAAGTAAGAGCTACTACCGCACTCAACTCAGCGAAAGCCTACACTGATGCCCACGAAGCAAAAACTGATATTCACGTTACTTTAGATGACAAAGCCAGATGGAGTGGTACATCAGGTTCTTGGAACCCAGTTACACTTATTAATGGAGCTACACAATACTCCACTTACCCTTTCAAATTCTCAAGTGTAAACAACGTGTTATGGCTAAGAGGATCTTTCGGAACATTGCCGGCCATTGGAACTGCAGTTGCTAAATTCTCAACCAAGCCAACACAGCTGGTGGATTTTGTAGTACCCACAATTGGATCATATGGAACAGCGAGATTTGCCTTCACAACAGATGGAGATTTACGTTTTGATGGATTGTACGCTAATGACATTAACAGTGTTTCCAGAGTTTCATTTAATATAGGAATTCCTTTATGGTAGTAGGTGAAAATATTATGCATGTTCTTTATTACGATGAGAACTTTATGTACGCTGGAGAAGACTTCATTGAAGGCGATGCTCTTCCTCCAAATAGTACAACTGCTGTCCCAGACCCCACAATAATCTTGCCCAAATATGATCCCAAGAAAAATAAATGGATTGAATCAGCAACTGAAGAATACAAGGATAGCGTTAAACCAAGTATCCCTGAACCTAACGATTTTGAAATAATAGGACAAACCCTGTCCCAACTCCGCCTGAGCTTGTTGCAAGTCAACAAAACAATAAACACAATGTTAAAAGATATTGCTGATTTAAAGGGAGGTTCATAAAATAACTACATATAATTATTGGGTTAATGCCCTGAGTCGGAAATGGGCAACCGTCGATCAAGTCAAAGAAGCTTACCAGGAATTCAATGATGTGACAAAAGAAGAGCTACAATTAGGCGTAAAGAATGGTTTAGTCACTTTAGAAGAGTACAAAGAAATCACTGGCGAAGACTACGAAGAAGCAGTCACAGAATAAAATACAAGTTTTATTTAGACACCTCTCCCCTATTGAGGTGTCTTTTTTAATGTGTGCAGAGGATATATAAGGAGGAAATGAGATGGCATCGAAAAAATTAAATCTTGGGTTAATCGAAGAAAGTGTAAGTAAATATGACAAGAAAGAACGAGTGCAACTAACTGATGACGTTCATGTTTTTATTTACCCTTACTTCTCCCCTACCCGCTTAACCAAAATGCTTACTGAATTAATTACTGATCCACAAAATGCTCAAGAAAAAAACATTGACTTTAAAAGCATAAATCCTGTTCAATGGGGATTCTTTTCACTAATTAAAGAATTTACAGACTTGGGTATTCCAAGTGATATCAAAAACAAAGTAAAGTGGTTTGTTAAGCTTGTGGACTCTGAATTTTTCCCATTGATTATCAGTAGTTTCCCTGAAGAAAGCATGAAGAAATTTAGAGAAGCAACAAAGATGATGCAAGAAAATTTAGACAAACTGTCAAACATATCTCAAGAAGAAATAAATGATCTTATCCTTAATAAGGTCGAAGAGATTGAAAATGAACAAGAGGCTGAATAATGGCCAAGAATATAAAAGATATAGCAGCACTAATTGAATATGCCGCGAAGCAAGCCGTTCAAAAACAGGCAAACACAAAAAATACGCTGATTAAAACAGGTCAAGAGCATGTGCAATCTGATGTGTACGACGCCTACAATCCCCTAGAATATGAACGTACATCTCTTTTGAAGGACTCCTTTGTCATTCAAAACGAATCTAACGGAATTTCATTAGACAATACCCGTGGAGACAACGGTAAGAATGTTGCCACGGTTGTTGAGACTGGTCAAGGGTACACGTATCCAGATAAATACGATTATGGATACGGAAAACCACGCCCATTTATGAAGAATACTGCTGAATCCTTAAAAGATGGACGATTAGTTGCTGCTATGAAGAAAGATTTAAATGCAAGTGGTATTAAAACAGAATAACGGTGGTGTATTAATGGCCAAAATCAAAAAAGTGCGCTATTTCACCAAAGAAAGAAAAGCACTTATTTCAAAAGAAAACAGAAAGAAATACGATAAGTATCTCAATAGCAACATAATCAAAAACAGAGATGTAAAAGACACTACCTACAAGGTTTACAGCAATTATATGGATCAGTTTTTGGTTTATCTCGCTGAAAAATGGTCTAATATCGATCTGTATTCTGAAGAATTCATGGAAGATGCAGTGGATATTATGGAAGGATACATTAGCTTTTGTCAGGATGTCCTTTTTAACAATAAAAAAGTAATCAACACTAAGCTTTCAACAGTTTCGAGTTTTTATCTTTGGAGTCTTAAACGGGGATATATCGATAAACACCCCTTCGATAAAAAACTTGACCGCATGAAAGGTGCAAATGAAGAAAAAATCATCAACTCTTATTATCTCGATGATGAACAGATGAACCTTATAACTGAAACCCTCAAAACTGACCCGAAATTTGATATCCAAGATAAGCTAATATGGTCTATAATGCTAGACTCAGCTAACCGAATCGGGGCTATTTCCAAGCTTACTATCCAGGCTCTTGATCTAGAAAACATGGTTTTTAATGACATACGAGAAAAACGCGGGTACAAGGTTGAAGTGGCATTTAACGACTACAGTAAAGAGCTAATACTCGAATGGTTAGAAATGCGAAAAGAGATGGATAATCTCGAAGTCGATTCCCTGTTCATTACTAAATACGGTGGTGAATATCGTCAAATGTCAAAAGGCACTATTCAAGACCGGGTTACCAAGATCGGAGAAATTCTTGGACTCGATGACTTTCATGCTCACTGCATCCGAAAAACTGCCCTCAATGACATCTACGTTAAAACTGGCGACCTCTCTCTCGCTGCTGAAATGGGAAACCACAAATCAGTTGAGACCACCCGTTCGAGTTATATTAAGCCTCAAACAAAAGCTGAAGTCCGCCAGAAGATCATTAAAATGAAACAGAAGATGCAAGAAAGTAAAAAGAAAGACTAAGAAAAGCTTGTTGGATAACATATCAATTGATTTGCTTTAGTCAGCACTCTTTATGAAATCCCTCTTTTATGCAGAATCAAGATTCCTCAAACCAGAGGGATTTTGCTTATGTATAGAATTCACGAATTGCTTTCACAGTAAGAGTTAATTTGAGTGACAATACCTTTGATCATTTTTAAATAAAATTGTAAAGTATCTAATACAGGCTTTCTAGTTTTCTCAAACGAAAAGTATGCATTTACTTTCCCATTATATTCAGATAAATACGGATTGTTATTTAAATCTTTGACAGGGACACCATTAACCGAAAACGGATGCTCAGATCCCTTAAACTGCAAATTAGACATATTAATTCCTGGAATTGTAGCATAGTTAATAACACCCGACTTTAATTTTTTATTCCTTGTCAACTTTATATGCTTACTTTCATTTGTAATATTCTTAAACTCTTTTAACCAAAAATCCCCATAATAAAAAGGTTGACTTTTTTTAAGCAACTGAAAGATCTCCTTATGATCAGACTCTAATCCAACAAAGCACTTGTTCACCTCTTTATCAAAAGTTTTTTCCTGAGGATAGCATGGAAAATAGATTTTCCGTTTAATATGATTTATGTTACTGTGTCTTAATTTTGCCTTTTCCAAACAAAAAATTTCAAATAAATCATATGCTGCATAATCTAATGATGAATTTAAGGTTTCTAAAAAATTCTTAACTTTAAAACTCAATGAACGATCTAGGTCTTCGATCAGTGCCTGTTCATGTAATGTAACAATTTTTTCAAAAATATCAGTTGCTTCTTCTAATAAATAAAGTGAATCGCTCATGGTTTACCCCCTTAATTGACCAATAATAACTAACTATAGCAAAACAAGGAGGGAAAAACATGGAAAAGAACGAAATTATAAAAATTTTTGAAGAGGTTCTTGAAGATTGGTTTTCAATTGAATTATTGGTTGAAATGCAATGCGGTGGTGAAAGCGAGTATTTAGAAGCAAAAAGAGATTTTATTAAAACAAGGTTTATGGAAGCGATAAATAAATGATTGTTTTTCAGTTAGATACGCTTAACACTTTATCTTGTCTGCCGATAGTAAGATGAGGTGTTGATAATGTTTAACAAAACAACTGTTCGACGGAAATTGGCTGAACTGGATGCAACAGAGTTAATAAAATTTATAAGAACAGAATTTCCGTCCACTGGACAAGATATCAATTCATTAAATATAAAGCTTCAGGTTTTAAAATCTTTGAATCATGAGGAATTATCTGCAGCTATAGCAAGGATGTCAAGAATTGAAACAGCGTGCGATGTTTCAAAAACGATATCATTATCCGCAATCGTTGTAACAAGTATAACTCTTTTATTTAAAACAGTGTTCGGTGATAATAGCTCAGTAATGTCCTTTTTGGTAATTCTTTGTGTAATAGCCGTATATAGATACACTGCACTTGATAAAAATACTCATACGACTGCTGTGTATTTTAAAGACCTCCTCATTAGAATAAAAAGTGATAAATAAACAATCTGCATTCATACTACCCTACTGGAAACCATGATATAATGTAGGAAAATAATACTGGTGGTGGTTGGATGGGTTATAAGATTATGGGTTATGGCGGCTATTTTTTATTCAGCCTTTTCTTCTGTTTAATGGATGGTTGGAAACCTCTGGGAGTTTGTTTGACAATCCTAGGCTTACTTATATTAGCTACTGAACCGTACAGGATAAAATCCGCAGCACTTGCAGATAAGATTAGAAAAAATGCTGAAATGCTAAAGGCCTACGATAGCGAATTTAATCCTGATAATTTCTTTAGCACTTATAAAACCAAAATTGCTTATAATGAAGATAAGTGTATTCTTAAGGTATATCAGCTTAATGGCGAAGAAATAAACGAGTATGTTATCCCTTTTGACCAAATTATTCAATCTGAAATCTCACTGGATGATCAGGTGATTTCGAAGGTTGCCAAATCAGGGATTATTGCTGGAGGATTATTAGGTGGTGGAATCGGTGCAGCAATTGGCGGTTTGTCAGCCTCCTCTACTCAAACAGAAATGGTGAAGTCAATTACGCTTAAAATTACAGTCGAAAACCTCAAAAATCCTATACACTATATCCACTTCCTTCCTTCTCGTGAGGATGATGGATATGAACCTCAAGGTTATAAAAAAGACGGTAATATAATTCAACAGGCTTTGAAAAACGCCGAATATTGGCAAAGTGTTATGGATGTAATTATCAAGAAAACAAGTACAGTCGCTCAATAATTTGAGTGGCTTTTTTATTTGCTCTGATTAGCCCCACTTGAAAGGATGTGACTTATTTTTGAGTCAAGATTTAAAAATAATATTGACCCCAAAAGCTGATACCTCCTCAAAGACTGTCGAACAGTTAAATCAGCAAATTAAATCTTTAGAGAAAAAGCTTAATTCCCTTAATTTAAAGACCAATATTGATGCCTCTGCTTTAAAGACTCTCAACGACTTCTCCTCTGCGGTTGACACTTACCAAAAACATCTCAAATCCTTCAATCAAACAATTAAAGAAACTACAATGATTACCAGAAATGCTGATGGTACTGTTGAAAAACTTACGCAGCAGTATAAGAAAAATGGCGAAATCATTCAGCGTGAAACAAAGACCATAGACAATCGCAATCAATCATTACGAGAACAAACGCAAGAAGTTAACAGGCTTGCTCAAGCGACTGAAAAACTAGGTCAGGTACAGAAAAGAACAGAACAGAAGAATTCTCAAGGACAAACAACGAGGGTTACTCAAAAGAACCGCAATGGCTTCGATGATATAACATATACGACTGATCCAAAAACAAACGCTACTACGTCAAAAGTAACAACGAATTATGATCAACAACGAAAAGCTATTGAACAATTAAAGCTAGATTTAGAAAAACTTAGACAGCAAGGAATTGTAACTGACACCACCCTCTCTTCTCTTGGACGGAAATTAAACACTGCTCAAACAGCTCAACAAATTGAAGCATTACAAAACAGAATTAAAATGCTCGATGATAAGTCTGCTGCTGTAGCTAAAAATAATGAACTCCGAAAAACTATTGAGCTTTATCAACGGCAAGCGCAGGTAAACGTACAAAACCTTAATACGCGTTATGGCGATACGATGGGCGCTGGAAGTAGACAAGCTATCCAAGAATATCTGAATGCAGTTAATAGTCTTAACGTAAGTGTCGGCGGAAGCAATATCAGATCTCAAATGCAAAGCTTGAACATGCAATTCAGGGAATTGGCTTCAAATGCGCAATCAGCAGCTAGTCAAGCCTCTTCTTTCGGCGCGGAGCTAACACAAGCTTTCAAAAGTATGTCTACATATTTAATCTCTGGTTCTTTGTTCTACGGCGCTATATCTGGACTCAAGGAAATGGTATCTCAGGCTGTTGAAATTGATACTCTAATGACAAACATCAGACGTGTGATGAATGAGCCTGATTACAAGTACAATGAACTTCTTCAAGAGTCAATCGATTTAGGTGACACACTTTCAAACAAAATCACTGACATTCTCCAAATGACCGGTGATTTCGGGCGTATGGGCTTCGATGAAAGTGAATTGTCCACTCTAACAAAAACCGCCCAGGTTCTACAAAACGTCTCTGACTTAACTCCTGATGACACAGTTAACACTTTAACTGCCGCCATGTTAAACTTCAATATTGCAGCCAATGATACAATTTCAATTGCAGACAAGCTAAATGAAGTGGATAACAATTACGCAGTAACTACTCTTGATCTGGCCAATTCTATTCGGAAAGCAGGAAGCACCGCTTCGACTTTCGGCGTTGAATTAAACGATCTGATTGGTTATACTACAGCAATTGCAAGTACCACTCGTGAATCAGGAAACGTTGTTGGTAACTCACTTAAAACTATTTTTGCCCGGATAGGAAACAACCGAAGCGCAATCAAAGCGTTGGATGAAATTGGAATTTCTGTAAAGACTGCAGGTGGAGAAGCAAAATCTGCGAGTGAGTTGATTAATGAGGTAGCAGCCAAATGGAACACATTAACTGATGCTCAAAGACAAAACACTTCTATTGGCGTTGCGAATATCCATCAATTGTCTCGATTTAATGCCTTAATGAACAACTTCTCTATCGCCCAAAATGCCGCAACAACTGCTTCTAATTCTGCAGGTAGCGCTTGGAGCGAACAACAGAAATACGCAGATAGCTTACAAGCAAGATTAAATAAACTTCAAAACAATTTCACCGAATTGGCTATAGCTTCATCGGATGCCTTTATTAGCGACGGATTGATTGAGTTCACTCAAGCTCTGGGTTCTTTGTTAAAAGCATCTACTGGAATAATAAACACTGTTGGTTTCCTCCCCCCTCTTTTTGTAACGATTAGCACCGCTACATTGTTACTTAGTAAAAACACTCGAACTTTAGCTACTACTCTTATATTTGGCTCAAAAGCAATGAGACAAGAAGCATTAGCTAGCATCGGATTAGAAGCAGGTATGACCCGCGCTGCTATTGCATCAAGGGTTTTGAAAACTGCTCTTAGAGGGCTTCTGGTTTCCTCAGTGGTTGGGGTTGCATTTGTTGCACTGGGCTTTGCTTTAGAAAGCGTAGTTTCATCATTCGCAGATGCCAAAAAAGCTAAAGATGATTTTGAACAGAGTCAACAGACTAATGTTGAAGCAATTACAACCAACAAAGACTCCACAGATAAACTGATCAAACAGTACAAAGAGCTTCAAAAAGCTAAGGAATCAAGAACCCTTTCATCAGACGAAGAACAAGAATACCTTCAAGTTACTCAGCAATTGGCTCAGACATTCCCCGCTTTAATTCAAGGTTATGACTCTCAAGGAAATGCAATTTTAAAAAGTAATAAAGCTTTAGAAGAAGCTATTGAGAACACTAAAGAATACCTTGAACTTAAAAAGACGGAAACTAAAGACAGCGCCAAGAAAACTTTCGAGGACGCTTCTAAAGAAATTAAAAAGTCTAAAGATGAGTTGAAGCAATACAAACAAATTGCTGATTATAATGATAAAGGCAGACCAAAATGGGACTTCCTTGCTGATGATGAAGATTATAAAATCGCTGCAGATAAAGCGAAGCAAGGTATGCTTAAAGCACAATCTGACATAGCAAGTGGAAATGCAAAGGTTAGAGACAGTGTTCTCTCAATCGCCCAAGCATACAGTTCTATAGATATCAGCAATACTTTAAAAACGAGTATCAATGACATTGTAGGCAAACTCACTTTAAAAGATGATTTGAATCCTGATGATCTCGATAAATTCTCTTCTGCATTGGGTAAACTCCAAGAGAAAATGCAATCGGCATTGAATTCAAACGATGAAAAAGCATTTGATAGCGCGAAAAAGGATCTGCAAACCCTTTTGGAGACCTATTCAAAATCCGGTTCTTCTATTGATGTCTTTAAGTTGAGTTTTGATAAGGCACAAAAGAACATTAAAGATGGAGATAAGGCCATTTCTTCTGTTAAATCGGAAGTTGGTGATTTAGGGGAAACTCTTGCTGAAGCAGGTAATGAAGCTGAAGATTTTGGTCAAAAGCTCAAAGAAGCGCTTGACGCAAATGATATCAGTCAGATTAAAGATGTAATCAAAGGCATGTCAGAATCAATGCAGTTTGACTCTGTTCAAGGCATTCTTAACGGGGATATTTTTAATAACACCAAAGAACAAGTTGCTCCTTTAAACGAACTTTTAGAAAAGATGGCTGAAGGAAAGAGCATTTCTGCCAATGAAGCTAATGCTCTAATCCAAAAAGATAAAGAATTAGCCAAAGCAATAAGTTATGAAAATGGTGTAATAAAGGTTAACCGAGATGAAGTAATTCGTCAGCGAAAAGTTAAGCTCGATGCCTATAATGACATGGTTCAATATAGCAATAAGCTAATGAAAACTGAAGTCAATAATGCCATTAAAACCTTAAACGCTGATTCTTTACGAATTGACAGCCTTAGAAAGCTTCGAAGAGAGCGTAAGCTCGATATATCCGAGGCAGAATTGTCTCAGCTCGAAGTTAAATCAATTAATAATGTAGCTGATGCGAAGAAAGAATTACATAAGATTGAAGAAAAAATGTTGCAACCTGGTGGATTTTCTAACAGCCAAATCTCTGCAATGGATAGCGTTAGAGCTGCTCTTAAATCCTACATCTCAGCATCTGAAGAAGCTACATCTACTCAGGAAACAAACAAACAAGCGTTAATCGAATCTGGAACTTCCCTTGAGAAATGGACAGACGACCAAGAGAAAGCTAATGAAGAAACTAAAACATCTATGTACGTGGCTGATAAATACAAGGAAGCTCTGGAGAAAGTTAATGCTGAAGTCGAAAAATACAATAAGCAAGTAAACGACTATCCAAAGTATTCCCAAAGTTATCGAAGTGCCCTGCAGAAAGAAATTAAAGCTCTTCAACAAAAGAAAAAGCTTATGCAGGAGCAAGCCAAACTCCTCAAGGATCAAATTAAGTCAGGGAACATTACACAATACGGTATTGTTACCTCTTCCCTTTCTGGATCATCTTCCGGTGGTTCTTATTCTTCCGGTGGCGGGTCTTACTCCGGTAAATACTCCAGCTACATTAATTCTGCCGCAAGCAAATACGGTGTTGATCCAGCTCTAATTGCAGCTGTAATCCAACAAGAATCAGGATTCAATGCAAGAGCTCGTTCTGGAGCCGGAGCTGCTGGTTTGATGCAGCTGATGCCATCCACAGCTAAGAGTTTAGGTGTAAACAATGTTTATGATCCTTATCAGAGCATTATGGGTGGCACGAAATATTTAGCCCAACAACTAAGCAAATTTGGTGGCAATGTTGAGAAAGCACTTGCTGCTTATAACGCAGGGCCTGGCAATGTAATTAAATACGGCGGCATCCCTCCTTTCAAAGAAACGCAGAATTATGTTCAGAAGATCATGTCTAATTACACTAAGTCTATGACTTCTGCTAATTCCTCCATTGCAAGCTACTACACGAAGAACAGTGCGTTTAGAATAAGTTCTAAATATAATGCGCAAGATGGCGCTTACCGATCAACTCCACATAAAGGTATCGACTTCGCAGCAAAAGCTGGAACCGCAATTAAATCGGTTCAGAGTGGAAAAGTTCAAATTGCTGGTTATAGCAAGACTGCCGGTAACTGGGTTGTCATTCAGCAGGATGATGGAAAAGTTGCTAAGTATATGCATATGCTTGATACCCCTTCTGTTAAAGCCGGTCAAACTGTTAAAGCTGGCCAGACCATTGGTAAAGTTGGCAGTACGGGTAATTCAACAGGAAATCACCTTCATCTTCAAATCGAGGAAAACGGAAAGACAATTGACCCTGAGAAGTATTTAAAAGGTGTCGGTACATCTATTTCAGATGCATCCCAAGCCGAAGCAGAACGACAACAAGCAATAGCGCAAGCTAAATCCGACCTCCTCTCCCTCCAAGGCGACATTGACTCAGTAAACGATCAGATACAAGAACTCAGATATGAAATCGTTCAGTCGAAACTTGATGAGTATGACAAGCGCATTGGTGATTTTGATGTAAGAATCGCTAAAGACAAAGCGCTCGCTAGTCATTACCTGAGCGACAGTAAAGAATTCCGCAAGTATACAAACGATCAGAAAAAAGCTTTAACTGAACAGCAAAAGATTCAGAGTCAGAAGGTTTCTTTTATTGAAAAAGAAATCAAAACAAACAAAACTCTGAATGCCGCTCAAAGAGCACAGCTTGCTGAGGAATTAAAACAAGCTAAGATTGATCTCATCAATTTCCAAGAAGAAGTAAGAGAACTTCAGGGACAGCTCATCCAATCCAAAGTTGATGAAACGCTTAACGGTATAGAGAAATCAACCAAGAAAACTGAATCCAAGCTTAAAGATGTTAGCAACAAAATATCCATGACCGAGGAAGATAAAGACAAGGTTAAATATTATAGCCAACAGATTAAGCTTATTCAGCAGCAACAGAATGAAGCGAAGAAGTATATCAAACAGTTGGAAGCACAAAAGAAAGCTGCTAAAGGATTCCCGGATATTCAGAAACAAATTACTGAAGAAATCGAGAACTGGAAAGACAAGCAGAAGGATTACAACCTGGAGCTTTACAACACAAAGAAATCAATCAAAGATGTGTACAAATCTCTTGCTGATGAAGTTGTCTCTATCTACAAAGAGATGTACGAAAAGATGCGTGATATCGAATTAAAAGCGCACCAAAAAGCTACACAAGACTTGATTGATGAGATTGATAAAACTGATGATGAAGCTAAATACCAAAAAGAGCTCAAAGAAAAGAATCAGGCTATTCAAGAAACCAAAGATAAGCTAAACAAACTATCCCTTGATGACTCAGATGAAGCAAAATCACAGGTTAAAGACTTAGAAAAGCAACTTCAAGAACAGCAAGAAGCATTAGATGAGTTTCTTAAAGATCGTGAAAACAGTAAACGAAAAGAATCGTTACAAGATCAGCTTCAAAAAGATGAAGATTCAATTAACAAGAAATATGATGATCTCGTTAATGATGAGCGTGGGTTTAAGGAACTTGAAAAAAAGCTAATGGATGGGAAGATTACTGATATTGCTAAGCAACTGAATGAATTCTCTAAGTTCATTAACAGCAATATGGAGTCCATAGGGAAAAGCATCTCCAATAATCTTATCGATAAGCTTAAAGAAGCCTCCAATGCTCTGAATACTGTGACCAAGGGTAATAAAACTGGGAAAAAGGTATCCTCTTTTGCATCAGGTGGATATACAGGTACAGGACTAGGTGCAGGTAAGCTCGCCTTCCTACACGATAAAGAGCTCATCCTTAATAAAACCGACACTGCAAATATCTTGGATACAGTAAAAGCTGTACGTGAGAACAATGCTCCAAGAGAAGAGACGCCTAAATGGGGTCAAGGTGGAAAATTAGCAGCCTTGATTAACAAAGGAATCACCACTATTCCATCAATAATTCCGAATATTAATCAATCAAGTCTTTCTAATAGTTTGATACCGAGCATTCAAAACCTCTCTTCCCCACCAGATGCAGCTAAGTCAGTAAATGGCACTATAAACAACAATGATTTTAAAGTTGAATTCACCATTAACGAATCAGGAAATCCTCAGAAAACAGCTGATTTTGTATTCAATAAATTTGCAAATGGTCTTAAAAACAAGGGCATAAATTTCAACAACTCATGAGCCAGTGTATATGCTGGCTCTTCTTATTTTTGAGGTGATAAAAATTGATTAGAGAAAGCCTCTATTTTTTATTTAATAACGAAAAATCAAGTGACTATGGCGTCACAAATGTTAATACTGATTCAGGCTTAGTTGAGGAACCGTTCTTAGGCTCAAGAACAGTCAATGAAACTTATGTAAAGGGTCGACCTGAACCCTACACTGAAGGTGTTAAACAGGAACCTAAGCAATTCCCATTGAATTTTTATCTCGGTGATCACTTTGATGAAAAGAATGTACGAGCAATTAAACGTTGGTTAAGCGTAGATGATTACAAGCCTTTTGCGTTTAGCCAAAACCTTGATATCGTTTATTATGCAATGCCAGTAGATACAGCTGATTTAGTTCATAATGCCGCTCGTAATGGCTACGTCCGGTTAACTATGAAATGCAACTCCCCTTACGCTTATAGCCGAAATGCAATCACTCATGCATTTGACATATCCTCCGGCTCTGAATTTGTTGAGTTACATAATAAAGGCGACGTAAACATCTTCCCCTCTTTAGAAATATTGAAAATTGGTGACGGTGACATAAAAATCGAAAATCTCAGTGATTTCAGCGAACCGTTTTTATTCAGCAACTTGAAAGATAAGGAGCTCTTAAAAATAAACGGCGAAAAAGAAATTATTGAGTCTAATCTTTATGGTAATGAGCGCTATGATGATTTCAATGACCAGTACTTGAGATTGGGATTTGGAAGAAACAGATTAAAGGTTACAGGGAATTGCAAATTAAGATTTTCATTTAGATACAAGTATTTGTAGGAGGGGTTAGACATTTGATTACAATTCGTAAAGACACGGAAATTAAAGATATTCGTCTTTCCCTAGCTAAACCAAATAAAACAAAGATCGCAAATATTGATGAAGTAATCAATCCTATGGTAACGCTCAACCACGGCAGCAATGTACACGAATTAACATTCTCAATCCCTTTAACTGCCACTTACGATGGTGTAAATAAACGGAATCATGTTGTTGATCTATTGAGGCCCTGGTACTTAATAAAATCAGAATTTTATGGACTTACAATCTGGTTTACAGTAGTCAAGAAAACCAAATCATACAGCAATGATATGGACACTATCCAGGTTGAATGCAAATCACTTCAATATGTACTTTCTAAGCAAGGTGTCATTAAGTATGAAGAAACTTCGAAAAATCTTAAAGAGGCCGCTACCGACTGCCTAAAAAATACTGAATGGTCTATCGGTTTCATTGATCCCCTCTTCAATTTAAAATACAGACAGTTTGATATTTCTTCTTCAAACAAGCTTGATTTTATGTATTCGATTTGCGAGAAATTCGAAGCGATTCCTGTTTTTAATACAATTGACTGTACAGTTGATTTTTACAAAGAATCCGATGTGTCTAAATATAAGGGACTCAAAATAACTCCTGCCCAATATATGATTTCTCTGGATGACATTGAGGATATGGATGATGTCGTTACAAGGATTTATGCTACAGGCAAAGATGGATTAAGCATCAACTCCGTAAATCCAACCGGACAATCATACATAGACGATTTTTCGTACTTCCTCTACCCTTTTCAGCGTGACCAGAAACGAAATGTAATCGAAAGAAGCAACTACATGTCTGATGCACTTTGTCATGCAATTTTAGATTACAACGACCTGGTTAATAATGAAGGCAGTTCTTTCTACAAACTTTTAGATGAGAAAAAGAAAGCCGAGGAAAAAGAAACAGCATCGAATAATGACCTATATACGTTGCAGCTTGATTTCCAAAAGATATTGGACAGGATTACAGTTGCAAGTAAAGCCGGCGATGATACTACTGATCTAATAAAGCAAAGAGATGCTAAATCAAAAGAAGTTGAATCAAAAAAAGAAGAAATTAAAGCAATACAAGCTTCTATTACACAAATTTCAACACAGATTACCGACCTTAAAGATAAACTGTCTTTTGAAAAGAACTTCAGCACTGAACTCCAAAAAGAACTTTCAAAATACATTATTACAGCCGAATGGTCTAATGACAGTATCTTTGATGAGAATGAATTATATGACGCTACAAACGAAGAACTTGAAAACCGAAATGCACCAGCTGTTAATCTGGCATTAGGTTTAGTGAACTTTTTCAATTGCATTAGTGAAAAACATAACTGGGACAGGTTTTCTCTTGGCGACATCGTAAGGGTGCAACAGAAAAGCTTCTATACCGATGTAAAAGCAACAATAACAGCTATTTCGATTGATTTTGAACAGTCTAACTTGAGCGTTACAGTTTCAAATGGTAAACGCGCTTCATCGGATTTTGAGAACATGCTGAAAACAATTTATCGAACAAATAAAATCAGCACTGAGACAAACAAAAGGAAAATCAAGTACGATGAGGTTACTGAAAACTTCAACCGACGTAATGACAGGATTGCTGTTAAACCCGCCTCCCCTGTTATTGCAAAGGACGGCACTGCTATTTCTCATACGACCAATGATGATGGTTCTGTTGATGTAACTTTCCAATGGGACTATGTTGAATCAGACGAAGATCAATACAATATTGATGGTTTTGAAATTTATCTGCATGGAAGCAACAAAAATGAAGAGTACGTTTTTGGCTCAAAAATGGCAAGTGAAGACTTGAAGAATGTAAAGTATGACAAACGAGCTGCTACATTTACAGGGCTCCCCTCCAATATGTACTACACAATTGGTATTCAAGCCTATCGAAGAGTTGATGCAGATATAGAGATAACTCAATTCATTGGATCTGACATCGTAAAATCCCTTCACCCAAACGAAAACCCCTACCTCCCTTCTTCTACTGTAGAAGTTAAAGGAAAGCTAAATGGCTCGAAATACACGGTCTCCTCAACCGAGCCTGAGGAACCAGAAGCAAACGATTTATGGACTAATACGGTTACAGGTGTTGTTTCATCTTACGACGGCGAAAAATGGGTTTCCAGTGATCAAAAAACTGCTGAATTAGTTGAAACCACAGCAGCACAAGTTGACACTAAGCTGTCCGACTACGATAGTCGCGTTCAAAACATTGAACTCAATAACCTTTTGGTCAACCCCTTGAAATGGAAAGGCGGAAATGTTTCAGCATTTGGCCGTAAATACTATGCCGATGTCAGTTATGATTCAACTGTTTTAAACTTAAATACAATCACTATTCCTATCCTTATTAATGCAGTGGATGCTTCAGACTCAAATCCAACTGTTGTGGATTACACTTATAACGAAGCGTGGAATATGATCCCTAAACTCAAAAATGACGGGTACAACATTATTTTAGAACCCTACCCCTTCATCGCAAATGGAACGATAGCTGAAACCGATTGGGCACCTTCTGATCTAGACCAATGGTTCGCAGCATGGAACAGCATCCTGCAAGACTTCGCTAAAAAATGCGAACAATTTAAATTAGACGGCTTATACATTGCTTCAAACTTAGTTCATATGGAAGACTCAACAGAAAAGTGGAAATCAGTTATTACAGGCCTTAGGAGTTTATTCAGTGGAAAGATACTCTACCGAACAAACTATTGGGTAACCGCTGATTGGGCTCCTGAAACAATTGCTGCGTACAACAAAAAGCTGAATAATCCTCTATTCGGACTAGTTGATATTATTGCAATAGCAACTTACTTTGAATTAACTGATAATCGAAATCCATCTGTCGATCAGTTAATTGATGCTATTTATAGCGTACCGCTATACGGGCGAGGACAGAATATATTCAAGGAAATCAAAGCATTTTATGACAAATGGAATAAGCCGATCTTCTTTGGTGAACTTGGCATCCCACCTTACAGTAACTCTCCTGAACAACCCCATAACGCATTCGGTGACCTAGGGGAATACAATGAATCAATTCAGGCGAATTGGTTTGAAGCATGGGTTAGAGTTTTTCAAGCTCAAGATTGGTGGCAAGGATATTCTGTATATGCAATTTCAGATGAGAAGTCTGTGTACAATGTAATTGGCAAGAAAGCCGAATCCATTATCAGAGGACAAACATTAGGCGGTACAAAAGGCAGACTACAGAGCTTAGAAGAAAGAGTCGCGCACTTAGAAGAATTGCTCAAATCAATTACACAATAAGAAAGGACGGTGAATTTAGTTTGGATTTTCCTCAGCTCTATAACGACCCTACCCTTTCTCAAAAAAGGAAGGGTTCAATCGATGACCCTTATTTAAGCTATAGTGAAACTTTAACTGTTTACAATGGTCGGGCCTTACTTACTGAAATCCCTAATCGTGAGTACAGAGTTGTGGTTGAAGGTGACGGTAAAGAATGGCGAGAAATTGAAGATGGTGAATTAGCAGACAACTACTTTAAGGTTGATTACCTTATGGGCGTTGTCTTTTTTAATGGTTCAAATGAAGGTGAATCACTTACTTTTACATATCAAGGAGAAGGATGTACCTTCTCCCCTGCCTCAAGGATTTGGATTAAACGGCAAGGAAATATGGTCATTGAAACACTTCAAGGCTTAATTGATGATGCTGAAGATGCCATTATTCGTATCAATGAACGTATTGCTGAATGTGAACGTGTCACCAAGCGATGTATTGAAATAACAAATTGGTGCAGACAAGCAACATCAGATTATGAATATGTAGTTGAAAACACTAGGAAGATTTACTTGCCGTTTGTGTACACCTATCAGGATTTATTAAACACTTATCCTTCCCCTCAAATTGGTTGGACTGTCACTGTAAAAGAAACAGGTATTGAATATAGATGGGATGGTTTCGACTGGATAAATATTAGCATCTCAGATAAGTATGATGGTTTCAACATTGTTTCTAGCTATGTAGAGCCTTACAACATCAGGTCAGTATGGTTGAGAACGAACAATGCTCCCAAAAAGATGAGGATAAAACCTTCTGTAGAACCCCCTGACGGAAGTATGGTTTGGATTAGAAAAGGATAAGGAGGAGTATATATTGAGCGACAATTTAATTCCCGTAAACACAATGGGTTATATGGACGAAGAAACAGAGCAATGGATACCCATTGATGCTATAGGGTTAAAATCAAATAATATCAGATATACTGCAGACGATATTCAAGAGGCTTTTGATAAAGCTTCTAAGGATATTAAAAACGTAATAAGCACAGTTGATTCTGGTTTAACAGAAATCACAAACACTATTGGAGACATTTCAAAAATCCCTGCATCTGGTGCAACAATTGTTGATAAAGTCTTAAATGAGTTTATCAGACGAAGTGTCAATGTTCAGGATTTTGGGGCTAAGGGTGATGGTGTTACTGATGACACTGAAGCTTTCAAAGCTGCCTTTGCAAGTGGGAAACGAGAGGTTTTTGTACCTGCAGGTATTTATATGGTTCAAGGATTACATATCCCCTCTTATGTCAGACTTTACGGTGTTGGATCAGGATCTATTATCAAGCTTCACCCAACTGCTACCGGAACATCTTGTGTGTTAACCAATAGCGACTACACAAACGGAAACGAATATATCTTAATTGAAGACTTAGACCTCGATTGGAATTTAGACAAAAAGGACAACACCATTACAAATGGAACAAATGCAAACTGTGTGGGTATTGTTAACTCTAAATTTGTTCGGGTTAGAAACGTCAATGCTCGTAATCCAGGTGTACACGGTTTTGATGTAAGCTCCCCTGTTTGGAACTCTTCTTCTGATGGAGCAGATCATTATCAGCCAAATGGTAGCAAATATGTTTGGATTGAAAATTGTACTGCAACTAACTATGGTGATGATGGCTTCACAACTCACTATTCAGACTACATCTTCTTCACTAACTGTTATGCTTATGACGCTAATGGATCCGCCCACAGTAAAGGAGCTTCAAATTCAAATGGTTTTGAAATTGATGATGGCTCTAAAAATGTGTGGCTTGTGAACTGTTACAGCCGAAAAAACTGCAGAGGTTTTGAAGTCAAAGCTCACAACAGAGCACCGGCAGCAAGAAACGTAAACCTAATTAACTGCTATTCCGAAAATGATATCCGCGCTTTCGACTTTAGACATATTGGCTTCCACCTAGCCTCCGAAAAAATCTCCACAAGTGCTTTTGACATTAATGTCGTTAACTGCACTGCACAACACCCTATTTTCAGTGACCTTTACCAAGGTTTAAATCCTCGAGCACTTGTCATTTCCGCTTATAGAAATGTCAACGTATCAAACTTCAATGCAATTGGTGATCCGACGTATGATTATAAGAATACTACAGTAATCTCTACTCAATATAAGAGCAGAAATATCAACCTAAGCAACATCACTGTTTCGGGGTTTACAACAGCAAGTAACGATATCTATGTAATCGGTGGAGCTCAAAAATCAGACAATGTAAACATCTCGAATGTAACCATTAATCAATCTGCACTAGTGGGTATTGCTGTTGGAAGTAAAGTTGGCTCAGTCAATATCAGCAACGTTAACATGACGGGAACAAACAAATCAGGTTCAATTGGCGTTTATTGTACTAACTCCCAGGCCAATATTAATGCTACGATGTGTGAACAATACGCTACTCCCAGTAAAATTGCCGGGAAAACCTACGCATTTATCCCGAATAATTTCAAAGGTGGTACACGAATTGCGACGACTTCCGGCTACGCTAAAACAAATACTAGCGTCGTAATGGCATCTTCAGGTGGCGGACAAGCAACTGGTGACGCTTCTGCCGTTATTGCTACAACTGGCGGTTCTAAAGCAGAAGGGCCACGTAATGCAGTTATTGCTTCCTCTGGTGGATCTAAAACAACAGCTGAAGGAAGTCGCTCATTGGTTGTTGCATCAAATAATTCTTCCATTGAAGGATCAGGATCTTCTAGGGTTGTTATTGGATCACAATCTGTAATAAACAGAAAAGGGTATACCACTATATGGGGATACGGAACATCAGATACCCCTTCCATCTCGAACATTAAGATAGAACATGATGCGATGAGAGGAAATATTGCCTTAACCGGTCAGGTTAAAGGCGCTTCAACATTTGCTGATTATGCGGAGTATTTCGAATCTGCAGATGGAAGAGCAATTCCTACCGGATATATGGTCACACTTGATGGGGACAAAATTAAGAAAGCGAATCTCGGTGACAAGGTATTAGGGGTTATATCTGAAACAGCTGGTATTGTGCTCGGAGAGTCTTTATTTAATTGGCAAGGAAGATACCTCAAAAATGAATTCGGGGGTCTTATTTATGAAGATAGGGATGTGACATTTGTGGATTCGGAAGGTATGCAAAGAACAGAAATAAGAAGGTTACCAAAAGAAAATCCCAACTTCAATGCCAATGAGGAATATGTTCCACGATCTGAGCGTCCTGAATGGAATATAGTCGGTATGTTTGGACAGATATTCGTTCGTATTGATGAAACAGTTCAAAACGGCGACAGAATTGTACCTAAAGCCGGAAAAGGCTCAAAATCATCTGATGAATCAGGTTATCCTGTAATGAAAATAACAACACCTTATACAAAAGAAAGAGGATATGGTGTCGCTGTCTGCTTAATAACACCGACAGTTTAATTCAGTGCCCTCTTTAAAGGAGGTGGTTATGTTCTAGTTAAAATATAAATTTTATTCAATTTACAGCATTCAAAAACAGAGATAACAAGAGCATACGTGAGAATATGTAAGTTTATCAAATGGAGGTGATTGTCATAGTCTCAATCTTCCATCTTTTGGTCATGTGCCCAGCCTTTTTAATAGTTCATGCATATTACTTGGTCAGATTTAAATTTCTAAGAAAAGACGATTCCTTCAAAGAGAATAGAACATTCTGGATCATTGTGCAAGCGTTAGAGGCTCCCATATTCAATGGTAATTTCAGATCGATGTTTAATGAGTTAAGACTATTAAAAAAGACTTAACAATAAGAGAGTAACAGCTTATATACATGCAATCGAGAGAGATCGGAATTTGTTTCCCTTCTCTCTTTTTTGTGCTCAAATTTAATTTAGGAGAGATGTTTAATATGGCTATTCAAGCGAGACAAATGCTAGTATCCCCAGAGAAATACGGAATCAAATGTCCATATGCACTATCTGCTTCATTCATCACTTTTCACAATACATACAACAACGCACCAGCGCAAAATGAAGTTAGTTATATGATCGGTAACAATAATGAAGTTTCTTTTCACTTTGCTGTAGATGACAAAGAGGTTGTTCAAGGGATTCCTACAAATCGTAATGCATGGCATACAGGTGATGGATCAGGTGTGAATTCAGGAAACCGGACTTCTATCGGTGTAGAAGTTTGCTACTCTAAATCAGGCGGAGAACGCTATAAAAAAGCTGAAGCGTTGGCTATTAAGTTTATTGCACAACTCCTTAAAGAACGTGGTTGGGGTGTGGATCGAGTTAAAAAGCATCAAGACTGGTCTGGCAAGTATTGCCCACATCGAGTTCTTGATGAAGGACGTTGGAATGCTGTTAAAGCTTCTATTGCTGCTGAATTGAAAGCACTCGGCGGAAATACTTCTTCCTCATCTTCAAAGCCAACAAAAGTCGTTAAAACAAATGGTTCTTATGTTAAGAACACAGTTATCGCAGACAGTCTTAATGTGAGAACTCAACGCAATGCAAACTCCTCTATTGTACTTACTCTTCCTAAAGGCTCCACTGTCCAATATCAAAAAGGATCAACTCAAAACGGTTGGGGTTATATCAAATATACAAACTCCAAAGGTGCTACATACAGCGGATATGTAAATGTGAAATACATTAAAAGTGATGCTGAGCTTGGAAAATCAACCCCAAAGCCTAAATCCACTTCTAAGCCTAAAAGCAGTGGTATCAAATCTGTAGGCAAAATTAAAATTGTCGGTGTAAAAAGCGCTGCAATCGTAATGGACAGACCTGATAAAAACAAAGCGAAGAATCTCGGCACTGTGTATCTGGGCGATACTGTCAGCATTTCTGGCTCAGTGAAAGGGTCAAACAATGCTAAGGGTTACTGGGAAGTTATCTACAAAGGTAAACGAGGCTACATCTCAGGACAATTCGGGTCAAAAATCTAAATATATTTAAATATCTTTGAGGATGATTGTAGCTCAAAGTGTATCAATGATTATTTAGGAGGTGATGGGACATTGCCTCCTATTTTTTATGGAGGATGATTGCATTGTGGCTGAAAAAGAAAACTATGAAGTTTTAAAGACTGAGGTCGCTCATATAAAAGAACGCCTTAAAGAACAAGCAGAAGATAGAAAAATCATGTTGGAAACACAAAAAACAACAAGTGAATCACTTATTAGGCTTACCACTGTTGTTGAGAATCAAGAAAAAAATCTTGTTGAAACAAAAAATTTGTTCACCACTGAGATAGCTGGACTAAGAAATGAATTTCAGCAAGTTAATCAGTCGCAAACAAAGTGGCTTCAAAACTTATTAGAAGGAACATTCGGCAAGACATTAAAGATTTTAGTTCTAATTATTCTCTTACTGCTTGGTGCAGAGATCGCTGGTGTTGATATCACCAAATTAGCTAATTTATAAGGAGACGATTTAATGACTAAAATTAACTGGAAAGTAAGACTAAAAAAGAAAACATTCCTGGTTGCAATCTTCTCTGCAACTCTTTTGTTTGCACAAGCAATTGCATCTGCTTTTGGATACGATATTTCTGTGTTTAGTGATGATCTCACTGAGAAATTTAATGCTTTGCTTACATTTTTAACTGCAATGGGGGTTGTAGTGGATCCAACCACTACAGGTATCTCAGATAGCGATCAAGCAATGGAATACACAGAACCAAAATAACTTGGGGGAGTTTATCTCCCTTTTTTTCATTTTCAAGAAGAAAGGAATGATTATTGAACATGCAAATAGGATCTGGATATATCGGGAGTCCAATGCTTGAGAAGTCAGAGTCTAACCATGAAGTAATCCCTTCCCCACCTGCAACCTGGACGATTAAATATTCTTTCTATAAATTCAGCTTTTCGAATGATCAGGAATGCCACGTATCAATCAATGGTGGTGATCCTATCTATTTAAGAGCTGGGCAAGGCTTTCAAATGGACGCTCATGATTCACCTATCACAAGCTTTAAAATTTCTGAGTCAGGAATAACATATAACTTTTTGGGGGCGCATAAATGAGTTTCTTCAATCCAATGGTTAATGTCTCAATTGTCACTGGGAAGTCTGCTTATGATATTGCAGTAGACAATGGTTTTTCAGGAACTGTAGAGGAATGGTTAGCTTCACTAAAAGGTGAAAAAGGCAACACTGGAGCTACTGGCGCTAAGGGAGACAAAGGTGATACTGGTGCAACCGGTGCTAAAGGAGCTACTGGTGTTGCCGGTAAAGATGGAAAATCAGCATATGAATTAGCCGTTCAACAAGGTTTCTCTGGAACATTAGATGAGTGGCTTGCTTCTCTAAAAGCAACAGCAAACTGATCATATACCCTTCTCTAACGAGGAGGGTATTTTTTTCGTTTCGTTCATAATCGAATTATTGATTTGTTTTTAATTTTCACTCAAATTCCCTTTACATTTCTTTCCTCCAATGCAACTATATAATAAAATGGATTTGAAAGGGGTTTAGGACTTGAAGAACGAAAAGGTCATTCCTTATGATTTAGTAGCAACAAAGATGAATCATTGGTATGTGGCTATTAAAAAGAATTGGGTCGGTAGAGCAGAAGAAATGCGTAAAGAAGTTATGCAGGAAATAAAAATTATGGAAGAAAACCAAGATGTTTTACTATACTACTCCCTACTTGAGTTTAGACATAAGCTAATGTTGGCATATATGTATCCTAACGCTATAAAAGACATTGAGAAAAACTATGGTGAGTTAAAAGCATACGAAGCCCATGAAAACTTAACTGGAATGCTCGAATATTACTATTATTTTTTCATGGGCATGTTCTATTTTAGACAAAAGGAGTTGGCATTCTCCCTTAATCACTATAGACAAGCTGAGAAATATTTGGATTCAATTGAGAGCGAAGATATTGAAGTTGAAAAAGCTGAATTTTATTTTAAATTGTCAGAAGTGTATTACCACATGAAACAGACTTATTTTTCAATGAATTATGCCATGAGGGCTTACGATATATTTAAAAAGCAACCTGCTATTGACGGGAGCCCCACATACGGGGTACAAAAGGTACGCTGTCAATTCGTCATATTTGGTAATTTATTGGACAGTATGAAGTTTGATGAAGCTTTAAAGCAAGCATACAAAGCGTATCAAGAAGCAGTAGAGCTAAACAAAAGTGAAAAGAATCGTGGGCATTTGATGCGTTCAGCACTGTTTAATATTGGATTATGTTATAATCAAATGGAAGAACTTGATAAAGCATTTTTTCATTTTAATAAGTCACTTCAAATCATTGAGCCGGAAAATCATGATTACGCTGCTAAAACATTATTTGTTATCTCCTTCTTAAAGGGAAGGCAAAATGACATTGAAAACGCAAAAAAATTTTATGAACAGGCCAAACAGTTGGCTGAACGGCATAACAATGAAATGGTACTTGAAAAGTTAAAAATGGTTAAAGGACTTTTCTTGGACTATGATTTAGACTTAGTTAGGAAAACATTCGAGTTCTTCAAAGAAAGAAGTATATACCCTGACATGGAAAGCTATGGTGTCTCTGTAGCAGATTTTCTCACTGGAAAACAGGATGCTTGGGGTGCAGTTGAATTTTATCGTTTGGCAAATGAAGCAAGAAGACAAATCAAAAGGGGAGAAGCAATATGAAAACTAAACTATTTATCTGTGCAGTTCTATTATTCGGCGTTGCCGGAACAGTGGGTGCTTCCTATCTCCAACAACAAAATGATACGTTCAAGGTTGCTGAAAGAGCCGAAACGTAA